ATTAAGCACTCCGTCGTTAACCGCCGTCAGCGCGGCCACCGCCGGGATTTGGTCCTCTTTCAACTTGATGTTGTCCGGGAACTTAACCTTGTGACCTTCTGCCCGCCCGTCAGTATATGGCGTATAAAGGCCCCACTCTTCCGGCATCATATTACGCGGGAGGTATAATTCCTGTCCCCGAATGGAGTACAGTCTAATGGTCGGGGGAACTCCCCGATTGGAGAATCCCCGCCGCTCATTACTTACATAGGTCGGGTTAGGAATGGTGTATTGCTCCAGAAGCGTATTGTCCCATTCGCCCGGACCTAGAATTAAGTGCGTGGATATCTTCATGATGCCTCCTTACTGCTTCGGCCGGAATTGAGGGAGAACATCATTCCAATTCGCGGGCCTGCCTTCCAACTTGTTCCCGGCCACCACGTATTCACACAAGCCGCTAAAGACCAACATATCCTGCTCGTCCGGTTCCCGGTCGAAGATGACCTTGAACGTGTGGACGGCTTGGGCCAGCGAATTTGTGAGGATGGTGTGCGCGTGTTTGTTGATAAGCCTTGCTTGAATCTCGTTGAGTTCCACCGAACCCAGCATTTGCATACCGGGCGTAAAACCCGGAAGTGGTTCTTCATTCATGATGTGGTGCCCTCCTTTAGTGGGTTACCTTATAAGTATAGCCGAGACGATGGAACGAGAGGGGGAGGAGTTTGAAACGTCCTCCCGCGTTTATTACTCGCTAAAGCCGGAGCCTGTGTCAGAAGAACCGGAGTCGTTACTGCCTCCCCATCCGCTGTCCCCGCCGCCGGAGGGTTCGTAAGATGGAGAAGGTTCCGAGCGGCGGTAGGAATCGTCATCCGATGCACTAGGAGCCGGGTCCGAATTAAAGTCAACAAAGGCCGTCAGGATGATGGGCCCAACGTCGAAGCCTTCGTCACAGCACTCTTGATACTCCCGGCGAATTTCCGGGTTCCGGTGAAGGGTGGCGCGGGATTGCCCGGTTACTTGCTCCAAAGCCCTCCGCTTAATTAGTTCCTTCCGGATTTCTTTCTTCCGGCCGTTCGGGTCTTTAGCCCCGTGAATCCGGTCCAGTGATTTCAGTTCAGCGGCCAATTCTGAGATTGTCATTTCGGATACTGGTTTCATCGATTAGCACTCTCCTAATATGCATTGTTCTGGTTTCTTGTCCGGCCGGAGTTGCTTGAAGCGCGGGAGGACTAAAGACCCGGACTTCTTGTTCTGCCGCATGGACCCGACTTCAATTACGTTGAGTACGTACTTACCCGGGTTGACCTTCATATCCTCAAGAGTAGGGTCATTCATGCCGGAGAAAGTTCCAAGCTTCTTGAGTTCACCCTCTACCATCTGTCCGTAAATCACACTTCCCGGCCACCCATGATAATGACGTTTGGTAACAAGGGTTTCTTTGCCGTCGATGATTTGCTTGTAAGGGTGAGTCTCAGGGTTCTTCCCTTTGTATTCAACTTCCGGAGGCTCGAAGCCTAAAACCACCACGTCGAAGGTCTTATACTTCTTGACCTTCTGCCATTCCTTCGGCCGCCCGCCCCATATGTAGGTGGACTCACGGTGTTTCAACATCACACCCTCGCCGCCGGATTCTACGATTTCCTCATAGTACCGGATGGCCGCTTCATCCGGACCGCAACTTACATGCGGGATGAATAGGATGAACTCATCGCGGGAGAAAACTTCAACATACAGCCTTTCAATAAGGGCCTGCCGTTTGTACCATTTCACGTTCGTCAGGTCTTGGCCGTCAAAAAAGGGAATGTCGATGATAGCGAATTTTAGCCAACCTTCCGCATTTTGTCGGGAAATCGCAAGCTCTGGGTAGCCGCCGAGGAACCGAGTGACATCGTGGGACTCGCAGTTCAGGTGAGTGATAATCTCCCCATCTAACAACGAAGAGTTCGGGAGATTGTCTAAAGCCCAGCGGACCAAATGAGGAACATGCTCCGTCTTATCAACAGGCTTTCCGGTATCGACTTTGTTGACCACCGCCGTCCCGTAAGACAGCACCGATACCTTGCCTTCGTGGTCCTTTTGCAGGCGGTACCGCCAGCCGTCCAGCTTGCGTTGCGCGATATAGTTGGGGTCCAGAAACGCCGCCTCAATCGCTTTGTCATCTGCCTTGGCCTTCATCGGCTCAAGGACTTCGGGAATAATCAATGTCATTTGTTCCGCTCCTTTAGTATGGGATGTATCTGTTACCATTTGCGTCAACAATAATTTCCAATGCTTTATACCCGTCTTTCTTTCCTGCCGTTTGATAACTGGAATCATACACCTTCGCTTTATCTAAGGAAGGAGTACTGCTGGATTCGTTGGCCTCCGAGAGGAAACCTAACTGTCCATCATCATGAATCTTGGCACACACCCATTTTCTTTTCACACTCTCACCGCCTTTGACCTGATATAAGTATTATAACACACATTGGCCGGAAGTATGAATCCAATTTCCGCCCTAATTGAAGGATACCAAAAAGGAGGGAACGAGTGTCCCTCCCTGTAGAAACGTTTTGAAACTTATTATTCAATATGTTAAATCGGATCGTACATATCACGAATCTCGATGCAGAGCCTTAACGCCCGTTCCAGTTCGGCACGTATTTTATGCTGATCTTTGGTGTCAATGTAACTCGTAGCAGCCCCTATGCTGTTTTGGACTTCTTCAACCTTCTGAAGAATAATCTTCGTGTTGCCCTTCGACTTCACCATGTACACCGCCTATTCAATATGTGTACTCCCATTTGTCATATTTCCAGTAGTATTCCAACAAATACAAATCGATCATGTCGGGCCAGCATCTAACCGAAAGCTGCCACGGCGTTCCGTCCTCGTTGGTTCCCCACATCCTCAGCATGAGGTACACCACCTATTCATTTAGTTACAGTAATTTTGTTTGACTTCTTTAGAGATAACTTCTAATCGCTTAATAAAACCGTCTAATTCTGTCAACGTGGAGAATTGCAAAATCGTTTTTCCAATGTGAATCATTATGCAATCTTCTACCAAGTCGCCGTCTTTGTCGTAATGATTCATGCTGAATGTAGCGTCCTTATATGGATTCATTTCATGTACACCGCCAATTCATTTAGTTACAAAAAGTTATATCCCGTTAATTTGATAAACACGACAGTCAAACATATACCCGCTATAAAGCCGATAACGAATTTATAAACGTCCACTCATGTACACCACCTATCTCGTTGGTTTAATTCCCGCCGCCTCTAAGCCGGGCCAATCCACATAACCCCGGTCCTCTTTATCAAAGGCTCGGAAATGGAGAGCATACTGCTTCCGTTGGTCCGGAAAGTCCAGCACTTTAGCATCGACGTGAGTAAGGAAATTCACTAAGGCCGTTGTATAAACTTCGTCCTTTCCGATAATCATAACGTGAAGGACTCCAAGTTTATTCATCTGCTCCACCGCCGCCGCGTCAATAGCCCAATAGGTTTCCTCCCGGCGGAGGGCTTCTTGGTATTTCCCAATCCCATTCCGGTACATATGCTTGGCTTCAGTCCTAAAGGCGATGAACGTTTTATTCCAGACCCACCCGATATGCTTATCCTGTACCTTTACCACCGTAGCCTTCTTGGGCGGAAATATTTTAACACTCACAATTTTAGCCGTCATAGAATCAACTCCACCAAGTCATCCCATATGGTCAAGACTTCATAGTATCCGGAAGAATGACCACGGCTCCATGCCTTCGTGAAGCACAGGTCTTTCTTCGGGTTATCATTTACACCGTAAGTATCGAATAAGTCCTGCCTAAACAAGGCTTCCAGCCGACCACCTTCCGTCTGATACTCTTTATACAGCCGCTTAAATTCCTCCGGCGAATGTTCCGTTCTCTTAGGAAACGGAATTTTGTTTCTGTAACGGTCTGAATTAAGGTACTCCATCATTTCATCGTAGCCCATTTGTTTCCTCCTTAAAATGATTTCTTGCCTTTTGCAGTCTTAGTTTGGGCCAGCTTCCGCCCTTTATAGCGGCCTTCCCAACAACCTTTATGATACTGCTTACCGTGCCATTGAATCCGGGCGCGAGGATGATCGGCATCTGTACCAATCTCCTCCGCGTCCTTTTTGAAGTATTGCCAGCAAACTTCACACTTACCTTGCGATTTCCTCGCCTTAAGCATTGGGCATCATTCCTCTACTGCGTAAATAAGTCGTTCCTCTCCGAAGAGTTCGATAATGCCGGGTAGGGCTTCGCGCCACCATGTTCCGCCGAATGAGCCGTGGTCCACGGTAAGAATGAACTTTCCATTCTTCCGGTCCTGCGGGTAAAGGACCCATCCGATACCGCCATGAAACGACTGACAGTCCAGCCAATCTCGAAACTTATTAAACTCCACTAAAGAGACATCGGGTATCAGAATATTGTAGCTACACTGTTCATTTCCAAATTTATCAGCCATTGGGACTCACTTCTTTCTATCCAGAGTAATAAGAAACTTCGGCTTCGGAGGCGGGTTGAATAAGAGTTCCAATTCCACCATCCCTTTAGGATGCGGGGAATTGTATACGCATTGGGTAATGGTGAACATGTACCCGATGCCTTCAAACATCACCCGGTCCCCTAAAGCCATTTGGTACAGTTGCTTCTCGGTTAAGTGTTTCCAGCCGATTGTCCCGCCGACATTGTGGCAGTTGAACTCGACTTCGATTTTCCCGTCCCGCCGGACATATATTGCTTCGTCATCCTTAAAGGCGTGGCCGCAGGCGACACAGACGTAAACCTCGAAGAAGGTAGAGTGTTCGGCACTCCACGCCTCCAAGGTATCGTTATGGAAGCCGCAGTTCTCATTCGGGCAAATAATCAGCATATCACTTGCCATGCTACGTCATCTCCTTGATATGATTAAACATCGTCTTGGTGGTAGCCACGAACCGGGTAGGTGCGGCGGCGACTTCCTCCGGAGTACAATCCCCCAAGTCCTTTTTCCCGTAGGAATCAAACTTGTAGGCGGTCGCCCGGCCCATGATGTCCTTATGAAACTTCTCCCGGCCTTCCTCCCCGCCTTTGTCGTTGTCCAGCCCTTCGACCACGTACTTATGGCGACACAGCTTTTGGAGTTGGGCGCGGGTGACTTTAGAACCGAATACCGCCCCGATGTTCATATGCTCGTGGAGTCCGACTTCATGGGCGTAGATAACGTCTAAAGGGGACTCGATGACCAAGACCGTTTCCAACTCGGGGTTCCATAAGTGTTCCCCAAAGACGTACTGCCCTTTGTCGAATACGTAGAGCATCTTCTCCCCATCGTACCGGGTGTTTTGCACCATTGCCGTCCACCAATCGGGGTGTACCGTACCGATACCGTAACGGATAAATCCGTCCTCCGCCACCGCCCGGCTCGTCACCCCGACGAGTTCCCCCTTCTCGTTACGGACCGGAATGATAATCCGCCGGGTGTAGGAGTCATACCCCAAGCCCCAAGCCCGTGCCATAGCCACCGAGATAGCATTAGGATTTAAGCCCCGTTTGAGTGCCAATTTGTGGAGCGAATTGGAGTAAGGGAGTAGGATATCCTCCGGAAAGATTCGGGATTGAACAACTTTGGGTTCATCCACTTTCTTGATGTTTTCCAGAACCTTTGCCGCGTCAAGCTCCTCTTCATCGGGGAGCCAGCCTTTTTGCTGGAGGAACTGGAAAGCTTCGTACTCATTAAATTTGTGGCTCCCGCCCGCCAGCCGTTCCCGCTCGGTGAGAAGTTCGGCGGTGAGGTTTTCTAAAGTCCACCCGCCACAGACATAGCAGTTACAGGTTCCGGCGGGAACGAACTTGCCGTCCCGCCATGCCCCTTTCTTCAACATCCCGAAGGACCGCTTCTTGTCATCGTTGGAGTGGTTGCCGGAATTGTAACAAGAGGCCATGATGTTTTCTTCATCATGGTCCTTGATACGTTGAAAGCCGAAATATTCTAGGTATTCCTGTGCATCAAACGCCATAGTGCATCACCCTCAATCAATAATTTCGCCGTCCGTAGATAGATTTTCTTCGCGTAGCTCCCCGAGCCTTTCGGCTATACGCATCATCTGATTTGGGCTACCTTGATTATAAAGCCACATCATAGCCCCAACACAATGCTGTTCTCTTTTATTATCTCCTTCACTGTAATTGACCGTTTTGTGACAGGAGAAAGACTTACCGCGCAAGAGGTCCGTCTTGATCTGATGAATCCGGGCCGGAATCAACGTGATGTTTGTGTTACTGCCCAGAACAAAGGGGCAATCCTTACACGTTTTCTTTAGGTCAAACATTTTCTACAAGCACCCACCCTAGTTTCTTCATTTCTTGCCTGCCACCTTTCCGCCCGGGAAATGAACGTTCATTCCGAGCCCGGCTAACGCCGCTACTGTTGGTTTATCTACCCGTACCATGACCTCCCGCCCGGCGGCCGGGTCGAGGAAGGTCACGAAAGGCTCTAAAGGCTCATACTCCTTGAACTCGACCTTTAGCTTCGAGGTATCCAGAAAGTCTATCCGCCGGATATCCCCCACGAGAATGTCCCGGCCCTTTATCTGAACCATAACACCACCCCGATATTAATGAGAATCAGAACCGCCATTGTTAACGTCTCGCGCCGCGTCGTTTGCATTTTGAATCTCAAACCACCTTCGTCTAAGTTCTTTAATCGTCTTGATAAAGTCCCGCTTGCGGTGCTTCTGTAAATTGTGATTATGAATCGTGAACCATCCATAATCCCAAGTGACTTGAGGGGCAGGCTTCTGAGTGGTCTTGGTATAAAGGTACCGCCACTCGTCCATCAGGAGAAGATGCTCCGGGTGAAAGTCATTCATCGTTAGAATCCAAAGGGCTGTTCGAGTGCCCTCCTGCCATACATTCGTTATGCCCATCGTTGTAAAGGCATCCAGTATGATCGTTCATACAAGCCCAAAACCCTCCGCCATCCGGCCCGTGATTCTCAAACCATTCACGCAAGCAAGGTTTATCGTAATGCCGGGAAGAAGCTAATTTCTGAACTTCACCCAAGAAGTCCTCTAAACTAAAGCCGTCGTTTTCCATCTTACTTCATCCTTTCCCATAGCCCGTTGGCCGTTTTAATATCGAAGTCATTGACCGACATTCCGCAATCAGAACATCCGTGGTATGTATCATCATACCGCGTACGAATGGTAGAGAAAACCTTATACTCGTGACAATTAGTGCAGAATAAATGCCCTCGCTTCGGAGGGACCGGGATACACTTGAATATCGGCTTCCCGTTGCCGCCTATCATCTGCTGGCCTGTTTTCGGGTCGAGTACGGGCCTAAAGGCTATCGAGTCCTTTTGACCGTCCCGCCCGCGTACCTTTTCCTTCCGCCGGATGATTTCCGGGGCGGCGGTGGGGAGCTTGAGGAGTATGGCCTGCTGGAAAGCGGCGGCCTCTTCCTCCGTATCGAACTCCCGCTTCATGGTTTGGTCGTTCACCTTTACGACAACCGCAAAAGGTTTCTCTAACTTATAAGCCAGTTCCGCTACCGTCATGCCAGTTCACCTCGCGCCTTTTTAAGGGCTCGGTACGCGTTATCCATCCGGAGTTCCGCCGCCTTCAACTGATAAACCGCCGCTTCGATATGTTCCGGGTCGGCGTTATCGAAGTTGTGTTGAGCTTGATAAAACGCGGTGCGGGCAAGATTCCATTCCCTTTCTTCATCATTCGACAACCGAAAGCTTACTGCCATCTTCGTCCCCATTTGAATACCTCCCTATACCTGATATAAGTATTATAACCCGAACCGAGAAACGATAAAATAATAAATTTGTGGTTTGATGGAACTTTGTGGTATAGTTAAATCACAGGACAAGCTAACTAAAGCCCATAGCCGGGAAGGAACGTTCACATAGATACCTTAGTGATGGAGGGTCGGTGGACACCTTGAACCAGTAATCGGTTTTAGATAGCACAGAACCCGTTGGCGTAGTGCCCCAACGGGTTCTTTGTTTTATTCCGGACATTTCAGGCATTCGTGATAGCTGTAATACTTCCCGTTGTATCGGCCGTTTGCCGCCCGGCATCGGGTCCCCGCCGGAAGGGGAGTGTCGCAGTAAAAGCACTCATGGTCCTTCCGAGTAGTAATCTCCTTAAGGTCAAGGAAGTCGTGCATATTGTACTGGTGGACCTTCCCAAGCCGTTCGTCGTTTTGGAGAAACGCATTACGCGATGATGATTTCATCTTCTTCACCTTCCGGCGGGAAGTCCGTCGCGTTGGCCGCCAGTTTACCGAAGTCACGCATGGTGTCGAAGTTCCAGTGGAGAATCAGCGTCGGCTTATCGCCTTCCCGAATCTTTAAACCATGGACCCCCATCTTCCCGGACGCAACCATTTCCTCCGTCTGAAACAATTCCCACATCACGTCCGAGTCCTGCTCGAAGGACGAGGAGAAGGATACCGCATCGGCATTTCCGTAGCTTCCCCGTTTCTGCCCCCGGCCCATCTGCGAGGATTGGACGATGGTGACCTTCATCCGGCGGGCCATCCGTTTGAGGCCCCGGGTAATGGCGACAATCTTCTGCCAATCGCTCCGTTGTCCCTTCCCGGCATCGTCATCATCCAAGAGGTAGGAACCGTCTACGATAACAACCCCGCCTTCCGGTAGGTGCTGTTGGATTTTCGCTTGCAGGGCGGCGAGGCCGAAGCCGTTTTCATCATCCGACGAAACAATGAGTCGGCCTAAAGGTTGGTCCTTCAAGGAATCCAGCCACTCGAAGTAGCGGTTCTTCTCGTCCTCCGTCACCCGCCCCAGCTTCAAGTTATCCGAAGGGATTTCCGCCATAATCGCGTCCATCCGTTGTTCGATTTGCCAGCCCATCATTTCACGGGAAATGAAGAGAACATCGGACCCCGCTTCCAGACACGGCCGGACAATATTAGCGATTTCAAAATACGTTTTACCGACACCGGATTTAGCGACCACGGTAATGAGTTCCCCGGGGTGCATACCGCCTGTCACGTTATCCATTTCGTCGATACCGTAGGATATACCGTCTACCCCTTGGAACTGCATCTTAAGGAGGAGCCGTTCTTTCCGGGCTTCGACATCCTCATTCCACAGCGTATCCTCCGTGACGTTGACCTCCGTATTAATCCGGCTGACGATTTGAGTCAGAAGCTTCTCCGCCGACAGCACGTTCCGCCCTTCAAGTTCCTGCCCGACCTGCTGAATGCCTCGGAGAATCATGTTGTACTTCTGCCGGGTTTGGAGTTCGCTGATGAAGTACTCTATCGGCTCTCCTGTGATGATGGGCCTAAAGTCGGGGAATTTCCGCTGGACCGCCGCCAATTCCGGAGGCTTCTTGTACTGCAAGTTGTGGTCCCAGATGAAGTTCCACACGTCTTTGTTTTCCTGCTTCATGAAGAACTGGTCCCGGATTTTCTTCTGCACCGGAACCTTCATGTTGCCGTCATCGAGTACCGCCGAGATTAACCCTAACTCGATATCAAGATTTGCCTGCTCCGCCATTCTTATTCGCCTCCACTAGATTTACTGCTTCACCCATAGGCTTGTCGAAAAATACATGAATTTTGCCGGGGAGTAGGCGCGTAGAGATTTTCCAAATCTCATACTGTTCGGCGGTGAGTCCCACCGGGTAAATCCTCCCGTCCTTTAAATATACCGGATAAAGACCATCTGGTAGTGGTTGCATTAGAATCACCCCTTAAGAAAATAGAAGATGTCGTTAATTTTGCTAATGGCTTTATGTTTGGACTTCGGCGCGTACTGAGTTGTCGGAACGCCCTCGTAAGTATGATAGAACCCATGAAAGTAGTCAAGACGAAGATACATATCCACGTTGAGTCCGGTAGAGTCCAGTTCCACAAGCTCGTTATACTGGATATGGGCATCCCCTTCCAAAAAATCGCGTACCTCTTGATAAGAAAGGCCGGAGTTAGGTGGAATGACAAGCCAAACTTCAATGCCTTCCCTAAAGATGTAATACAGGCAATTTCGGGCCCCGGGGAGAAGGAACAGTTTCTTTTTAAACAACCCCTTTAGCCCCTCCCGCCTCTTCTCCAATATAAGCCGAACGTCGATTAAGATAACTGGTGCAGGTTGGTTGGAGATATCACCGTGTTTCATACATTACTCCTTTATGTCGTATCGGTCCAAGGTTTCGCCCCAATAGGCCAACCCGCCGGATTCAAAGATATGCGGGTGAATCAGTTCTGCGAAACCGGAGTATCCGCGCATACATTCGTGGTTCTTGAGCCGTTGGGTCGCATCGTGAAATTCTGTCCGGGCCGATTCTTCATTGTCGATAATTACCTTCTCGAAGGTATCCTCAAACCGAACCTTTCCACGGTACGTATGGACCATCCTAAAGCGGATTTTGTAAATCTTAATCCCGGCCGCCTCCAGTTTCAACATGTGGCTCGTCTTTTCCATGGCTATTCTCCTTCCGAGTGGAGGTATTCTACATCTGTGAGCAACACCATTCGTTCTTCCCCAAGTTCACTAGCGACGATAGCCACCTTATGCTGGCGGCGTTGGGTGAAAGTAGTCGGCTCGTAATCTTCTCCCCGCCCGCCGCCTTTCCATATCTCACCTTCGCATTTGGTTACGAAACTGATAACGTGGTAGACCTTATCAGGTTTCTTATTTTCCTCCCGCACCATAAGCCGGACCGCATTCGGAAGTTGCTTCATATCAAAGGATTGTCTTGCGTACTCGATAGCCTCTTCATCCCAATGCAATCCGGGCCGTTGCCTATAGGCCAAGTTCAGCGGGAAAGATGTAACGAATGCCTTAACCCTCACTTGGTCCAGAAACTTCGGTTGCCGGAGCCCCGTATAACTCGTTTCCCGGGGAATCAGCGTCCCCCAAAGCTTCTCCATGTTTTGTACTACTTCCACGTTTCTTCTTCCCCTTCCGCCCGTAATCGGCTTTAATTTCTCCCCATAGCTCGGTTTCCCAATAGAGGACTTCGGTATTGTACGTATTGGTTTCCAGCCAGAGTAACGCGGTATCGACTAAAGACCAAATCTTTGCCGTGTCCGCGTTCCGCCGGAGGTTGGAGGTTACCCTCTTTTCTTCAACCCACCGAATCGCATTTAATGAATCGCTGTACAGGGCCCGGTTACTCCTCTGCTTTTTCAGAAAGGCGAGGCCGTGAACGATAGCCAAGAACTCGCCCAGATTGTTCGTCCCGTGGCCGATAGGTTCCCGCTGGAAAATGGTTTCCCCGGTATAGGTATCGACACCCCGGTACTCAATGAGTCCGGGGTTGCCGCCGCGACACCCTACGTCAACGGAGATGGAGTCATAGTTGATGTTCTTCATGAAGCTTCGTCGCCGCCTCCACCAAGTCCGCCAGCATGTTGGCCGCCTCCCACGCGGAGATTTGAATAGGGCGGGCAGGGCCTTCTTGCAGGAACCAAAAGCCGCCTACCCCTTGAATCAACGTGGAGCCGTTAGATAGAACGAACTTCCGAGTTAAGTTATTCATACGGTCACCATCCCGTCTACTTCATCAAGGAGTTTTCCGATTTCCTCTTCAATGCGATCATAAATGGCTTTAGCCACATGCTTCCCGAGCATACGCGGGAGAAACGCTTGGAGGCCGCCATTCATATACATGCCGGAGAACGACTCCGTGGCGTACATAACCTCTAAAACCTCCGCCGGGGCGGTTTTAGCAAGGATGCTGGTTCTCTTCCAAGTTTTCAGAATCGAAATGATTTCCGTCCGGTGCGTATCCATGAATTGATTGACGAACGGCTCCACTACGTTATGGGTATCCTTATTTCGCGGCATCTTGGTTATCCTCCTTGGCGTAGATATTATGCAAGAACTCATACAATTCCCGAGCCTCTGCTTTAGATAGAGATACCTCTCGCTCGGGGAAAGAACTATCTTCATAGTGCATCGCGGGCTGGAAAATCCGAAGCCCATCAATTTCTTCCTTCACCGGAGTATCCGATACTTGAGGAATGAGCTTGCCGGGAAAGTCTACTGTTGTACGGTTCGAGGTAACTTCCAAAGTAGCGTTAACTGTCTTTCCATAGATACCTAAAGCCGAGGCGACACACTTCTTACTTTTGATTGCCACCGTAACCCCTCCTTTGACCTGATATAAGTATTATAACCGGAATCGAAGAACGATAGTAGTCCAAAATAAAAGAAAAGGAGGACGAATCCCCCTTTCCTAATATTGATAACAGACGAGTACATTGGCGGGGCCTTCAATCTTCTTCTCCCCGCCCGGAACCGCGATAACCATTTCAGAGTCATCCGAAAGGCCGGGCATCCCGAGTTCAAATAGGTCAACCGATTTACGGCGGGAGAGTTCGATGATGAGTTCACGACTCTCGTACTCCTCAAGCTTACGTCTGTATTCCCCGACCACCGGAACTTCGACTAGAACCAGCTTTCCGCCCTCGAAGCGGATTTCCATAGGCACCGGGTCGGTCGCCATCGCGTCCATCTGGACGATTTTGTGTACCTTACCTCCTCCTCGACTCATATCGGCCACATAGGGTATGACATCCGAAGGGTGGCTGAAATGCTTGAAGGTAAACCGTTCCGCCCCGGCCGGAAGGACAGAACCTTGACGGTCGATAATCAAAATATAGGTTTTCCCTGCGTTCATGACTTGCTCATTATCCGTTTGTCTCATGGGTTCAAGTCTCCTTTATTAGTCGCGGGATAATTCATCCCATAGATTTTTATTTTGAATCGCCTTGCGGTAATCCTCTCCGACCATCTGCACCGCGAGGCACTTCCCGGAGAGAAGAGACATCAGGGAATTGCCGTAACGGTTCTTCATATCCGAGGCCGAAGTGTTGGTGGTCAATATGAAGGGCTTCCGCCGCCCCACCCGGTACCGAATCAGGTTATCGAACATAACCTCCGTGAGGTCCGAGTTCTTGGCCTGATATTCCTTCCCGACATCATCAATCATCAGGAAGTCTACGTTTTTCACCCGCTCATCAAAGAGGACCCGCTTATGCGAGTCACTCCAGCCATCCGTATACATTTGAATGATGCCGCCTAAAGAGGCCATCTGCGCGGTGAATCCTTTCCGAATCGCCCGCTTTAGAATGGACACCGCGAGTAAAGTTTTCCCGGTGCCGTTACTCCCCGCGAGGATAATGGAGAGGCCCTTCCGCTTCGCCCGTTCAATTTCCGCCGCGTACTGTGCAACCTTCTTGAGGATTTCCGCCGCCGCCTCGTAGTCCAGATAAATTGCATCGTTCGGGTGGGCCTCATTCCATGCGTTAATCATCGAAACCAACTCACGCCACTTCCCGATATACCCGTAGTAATCGTTGAAGTCCTTGTCGTGGTATTCCTCCATGATGCCGCACTTGAGAAGGGTTCGGGGGTCGAGGATTATGTCTGCCAAAAGTCTCCGCCTCCTCCGCCAAATTTATTCTCGTTGAACTCGCGGGTCTGTTTATTCTTGGTGGCCGCCGGACGCTGAAAGCCGATGACTCCCGTTTTAGCCATTGGGAAGATGGAGGCCCTAAAGCCCCACAAGACGGGAAGGGTTGGTTCGCCGGACGTAATACCAAGGTTTTCTGCGATAGCCTTGAAATTCATTACGAAAAATTCCGTCGCCTTAAGAACCGTTTCTTCGTCGTACGCCGCCACCAAATCCTTCACATGCTTGAGGTCCCGGTTGGTTAACGCTTGGGCGTACGACCCGAATCCTTTGCGGCGGCAAGAATCTTTCCATACAGAAGCGATTCTTGCGGTGTAGGAGCCTTTACCTTTACGGGGCTCCGGAGCCCCCGTCTTTTTTCTTCCGAAGAGTTCATCAGGAGTGAAAGCATCTCCGCCTGATACCGTTGGATGTTCACTCCCAATCGTTTCGCTAATTCCTGTACTTTCGTCGGAGTCCAATTCGTTCCATTCATCCGGTGATTCTCCCTTTATACGTATTTTATACCGGGATGATTGGCCGCTCTGATTTCCAAGCTTAACCCGCGTCATGTAGCCCTTTTGAATCAGCTTCTTAAGGGCGGAGGCTATTGACGCATCGGATAACCCCGTCATTTCCCGGTACTGCGAATAGGAAATGTCATCTTCCAGCTTGTAAACCACCTGACCGTTTTCGATACGGTCAATCCACCCGTAGGTTTTTCTAAAGGTAGCCAGCAGGATTTTAAGCTCGGCCTCCTTTAGTTCCGACAACACATCCGCCCGGAAAAATTCATTCGGGATGGACGTAAAGCCCGTCATGTTTGGCCGTGGTGCGAAGCCCTCGAACATGCAATAATTCACCTAACCTCTCGCCTATACTGACGGAAAACTCGGTATCCCGGGTTCCGCCGGATGCCTTGAAGCGTTCGATTTCTGCTTTCCGTTCCTTGAGCATAGCAATTTCCTTCTCAAGCTGTGCCGCCATTTTCGTTTTCTGGTCCAACAATTTGTCGATATGCTTGGTGCTGATAGTTGCGTATGGATTATAGGCCATAGGCGGTTCCTCCTCCGGTTGGGTTCCCTCCCTTCCTATACCTATTATATACCATAAAAGAAAACGAGGGAGAACTTTTTGTCCTCCCTCAAATAATGGTTATGAAAGATAGAAGCTGTCGCCTACATCAATAATGTGCTTTATGCACCGAAGTTGCTTGAGAGTAAGGCTAGGTTTACTGTACCCGCCGCCCGGGGAAATGGCGGAACGAATTTCGCGGAGGAGTGTAGCGTATTCCTGCTCATCCATGATGTGCTGAAGGTCGTAATAAACTTGCCAGTCAGGTGAATACTCGGTTACTTGACGAAGTGGAAAGTCGGGAGCATCCCAGCGGTAGAATTTAACGCTCCACCTAACGGTTTCCTCCGGCCGTCCGGCCGTAATATACTTACGGCCGACAACTTTCACTTCCCATTCTTCAACTTTTGAATTTCCTCCGCGGGCGTTGTTTCCTACAGGCTTAACGAAGATTTTGTCTCCTACTGCTAAAGGCCGATTCAAAACTTGTCTACCTCCTCGGTTGCGGTTTTAGGCTCCGCCGGAATTTCCGTATAAGTTACGCGAACCACAGGTTCCCCATCAATCCTAAAGCCGATGGATTGCGTAATCTTCTTTTCCACCCAAATATCTTCGTGACAGATGCCGTCCGAAAGGAGTTCCGCGATTTCATCTTGGAGCTCACGCTCGGATAGGTCGCGGTTTTCTTGGGTGTCCCGGCCTTCTCTAGTCCAAAAGAGGTCGTACTTTTCCTCCTCCGTGGAGGAATGACGACTACTGATTGTGATATCGTCCCGCCCGTATTCCCGTTCCACTTCGATACCATACCGGGCGTTGAATAGCGGGTAAACCGTATACTCGCCAATATCACTAAGGTCCTCTAAAGACTCAAAATATTTGTCGAGGTCCTCCTTGGTAGTAAATATCTGTTCCCCCGGGCCCGCACCCTCTACTACGTAGCCGCCGAAGATGGAAAATAGGTTGAGTGCTTTTTCCAACTCCTTAATACGCTGGCCTAAAACCGTATCGAGACTCACCGGGTCCTGAGCAATAATGTTATGTTTCTCCCTCACATACTCGAAGTTGGCGGCGGGGTTGGAACGAACTTGTTCTTTGTCCACCCATAAGGTGTCAACGGTCTTACGCAACGTGGTTATAGCATAGTGAACTCCCAAGTCAATTTTACTCATAGCATATCTTCCTCCCGTTTTCTGTGGTATTCAATATCAGCTTTCTCGTCCTCAATCTCTTCCGCCGTAAGTGGCCGGGCTTCTGCGCACGAATGACAGTACCCATCGTTGGCCGCCAATTCTCCCGCATAGAACCTATGCTTACAGTAGCCGCAAGGGAATGTCGGTACATCCCCGGCCGCCCCTTCAACGATTTGAGATTTCACATCCTCAATTAATTCAAGAATATCACCGTGGGCTTCCTCGGGGTAATCACCCAAGTCCTCATAGCTGAATACTACCGCATCTTCAATAAAGCCTTTGTCAATCTCAATGCGGGAACCGTAGGCCTCTAAAGCCGACCGGATATGATCGGCAACATACTTCCTTTGCCAAGCCACATCCCGTTTACTGCTAACATCTTCCGGTTTCCACTTCACGCGGATAATCATATCGTTCATCTGACTTGCCTCCTTTAGTTCGATACAATCCAAGGGAAATTCGGTTCCACCTTGGCCTGTTTCTTTTGGTGCTTGGCTTTCCCGGCCTCTAAAGCCTGCCATAGCGTTGACGGTTCTACGATTTCCGCGAAGTACCTATCCAAGGGGTAGTTCGATACTTCCAGCGCATGATTGAACTCCATATCGAAGCAATCTTGGGCAAACTCCCCGCTCGGCCCCGGAACCATAAGATAAAACAGCACGTTGGCCTTTTGATGATTGGACAGGAATGACTCCTGCTTAAGCATCCGTTGGACGTTGAGGATATGGGAATACGTCATGTTTTTCTTCGGATACTTCTTCACGCCCTCCTTGGTTACCCAATAATCGTGATTAAGGATATTGCTAAAGCCGACGAGTGTCTCGAAGGGATTATCCTCGACTCGCTTCTTCATATCCAATTCCAAATAATAATCGGCCATATCGCCCATAGGGTCCCGCCCTCCTTTACCTGATATAAGTATTATACCACCTGCGGGGAGACGATATAAGAAGAAAAGGAAGGCTTTTGGCCCTCCTTTTGACGCTTTAGTATTGGCCCCAAGGTTCTACGGTTTTAACGTGATTTTCCCCGGTTTCCCCGATAGCACACGGGTAGGTGTATTCATCGTCACCATACAGGCGGCGTTTCAAATGCAGGTCCTCGAACATCAAGCGGGCCTTAACGAGTCTATCCAGCAGGTCCCCGCCGTCTCCGCGTTCCTGCCACCGCTGGCGGACGTGAGAGCCAATGATAAAAGTACGCTTCGGTGAGTTGACTCCGGCGTGTTTTTCAATCTCTTCTACAAGCAATACGCTTTGGTCTATGGGGGTATAAGTTTCTAATGCCTTGGCTAAAGCCATGGAGAACTTCACCAATCCGTACTTGCCAACAAGTTCCGCCACCCGGGGCTTTGCCACCGCACTCACCCCGCCGACCTTGCCGCGCATTTCTTCATAAATTTCATCTAATTCCGAAGGCTTCTCGGTGACTTTGATATCTTCCTTCTTGATAAGCGAACCTAACGAGTTGATGCCGTAAGACGGAAGTTCATAATCGAAAGTACAAAGGGAAAGTTTGCCGTCCCGAATCTCAACGACTTTAGCCGTCACGGTATCCCCGATTTTAAAGCTGGACTCAAGGTCCTCGATACCGTGGTAAAACCGGGTCTTGGATACATTGCGCTTGTGGATAAGACCGTTCATTCGAGTTTCGTAGTTCTCCAAGAATACCCCGTAGTCCTCAATCCCGGTGACGAGTCCAGTGACTTCATCCCCCACCTTAAAGGACTTGTTCCCGGCGATTTGGCGAACCGCTTTCAATAATTGTTCTTCGTCAATCTTGTTGATACTGGTCATGCCCGCTCCGCCCTTCTTTGCGCTCTGCGCTGATGATTTTCTTCGGTAAAGCCTCTGCCCTGATTACGAATCAAACGACCAAAGGTATCCTCCATATACTCGGCAAACTCGGGAATAGGGCGGTACCAGATTTGGGCATTATCCCGTTCAACGTGACGGCCCAAGAAGTATTCCTCACAAGCTTTACTTTCCGTTAAGCCGTCTAGCATCAAGGCCCAGATGGACTCCCGTTCCTCTTCGACTAAAGCCCTTCCGCGTTCAATGAGTTCTACGTTCATTGAGTCCTCGGTAGTGAGGGATAACTGCTGGAGGTCAAAGTAGCCTTCCTCCATGAACTCGCGGAACATCCCCTCATGGACCACCATGTATTCGGTTACGAATAACCCTACCGCATGAAACTGACCTTCCGCCTCCGGGTCCTTCATCAGGATTTCCACCTTATAGCGGCCGTACTTATCGTATCCATCATAGTTCAAACTTTCTTTACAGGGTACCGCCCAATACATACCAAAGGCTACGGGAGTGGGGTTCGTAGGGGGCGGATTCGTAACCATAATCCACGCTCCGCCGCCGACCATACGGCGCGGGTCCGGACGAAAGTGAGCCCGTTCAATAGGTTGGCCGCCATAGCTTTCCCGGTTGCATTCGATTTGCTCCAAGTAGACCTCTGTTAGCTTATACGATTCGGTGTACTCCTCACCCCACGCCTCTTTCCAACCTTCATCATCAGGTTCGAGGTCCCTTAGATGTTTGGGTGGTTGAGCGTAAATGCCATACTTCATACTTTTGGTCCGTGTTCTACGTGTCATAGCGATGTCTCCTTTAAGGTAAGGTATTTTCTATGTGCTTTTTGACGTATTTATCTAAAGCCTCACTCAACCGTTCGTGACTTTCGGAGGTAAATTGTTTTTGCTTCCGGGTGTAGGAACTAATCCGGATAAGAATTTCCTCCCGGAAAGCTTTCTTTGCGACATCGGAAATAGCCGCCAAGGTTTCGATACCGCGCATCAAGGTTTCATCGGGAGCCGATTCCTCGCCGGAAATAGGGTCTTTAACCTTGGTCCAATTACAATAAGCCTCGATATTAGTAAGGTACAACTGAAAAAAGTGTTCTTTCAAATCGGACGTACTTTCTTGAAGAACAAGCTTACGCATTTCCCGAACGGTATGCAGTTGAGCCAGTAATTCCGTTTCTTTTTTGTCGATAAGAGTAAGCATACTTTGATAACTCATGGATAGCCTCCTTAAATGTATGTACGGGGAGAGGACTTACACCCCTCCCCGCCCGCTTCTTATTATACCGCAGTAATCATCTTCCGAAGGTACTTCCCGGCATCTTCCTCAATCTCTACGCGGCGGTCAGCCTCGAAATGCTGGGCGGCCCGGGTAAGAGATTGAACCACTCCGAACACGGAAGATTGTGCATCTTCCAACCAAGATTCTTTAATCTTCTCCGTCAAAGCTTCGGAATATTTCAAATCCTTGGAGAGTTGGTCGATGACTGCGAACGGGTCCGGAATCTCGAACTCTTTAGCCGCCACCAGTGTATCCACCATTTCCTTCCCCAGCTTCAAGCCGTTGCCGATGGCCTCCGCCACACGGGTATACATTTCCTGCGGGCGAAGTCCTACGTGCCGTTGGCTAAAGGCATCTTCCGTCCGCCATCCCATCAGGCCGTTCGTGCATACGAGCCGCCATACCATCGGCACGATACGGATGGACCGTTTCCCAACTTCGGAGTTCGTGATATGAAGGCCGATTTTGTGGAAGTCTGGGCGGCCGTCGCGGGTAAGACCAATCTGCCGGGTCAAATCCTCGAAGGTGACACGAAGATGGAACCCGGTTTCGTCACGGTAGAACCAGTTGACCGTATACGAATCATCTTTGACCCCAAGAATCTTATTGATGATTTCCATAATCTCATGGTCATCGAACGGGGAGTATTTCTCGGTCATGATGCCGCGAACCAGCCCGCCTTTGCGGATATCCTGAATGTCTGCCTGACGTACGCGGAACATCCAGTCCGCCTTACTCTCATCGGTCATATTCCGGAGCCAGTAGTTCACGTTGACCGCTTGAAGTTCCGGCGGGCTCTTGCGAAGATATCTGACGGGGATTTCTGTCTTACCTGCAAGCTGGCCTAAAGACCAATCGTTAAGTTCAAAACCGAGCGAGTTAGAGTTATCCATACCGGGAAGATAAATACGGCCGTTGCCGCCCATCTTGACTTGGTAGGGGTCGATGATATGGTCTTTCTTGTTCTCGGAATCCTTGAGGAGTTCCGCGAAAATATCTCCCAATTTAGGACCGTTCTTGGGGCTGACTGCCGCCGCTGTGCTTCCTTGACCGAATCGGCCGAATACGATGTTACTCATTCTTATCACTTCTCCTTTGATTTTATGTAACTGGCCGCCCGGCCGGGACCGTTTGACCTGTTATAAGTATTATAACCCCTTCCGGGTATCGAGTAAACCCGGGAAGGGGTGGGATGAAAAACTTTTAAATACGAGATATCCGGCCTTTCGCCACCAAACAAATAACCTCGGGGTGTGAAGTTACGGAATAAATAGCAAGGATACTCACGGTTTCAACATAATCCCCATCATCAGTATGAATATCAAATTCCTGACCAACCTCAATGGCTTGGTTCCAAGTAGCAATAAGCTTCATCACTTTAGTATCCATTCATTTTCTACCTCTCAATTCACGTAATTTTTGAACTCCTATCCAGCTACGGTAATATTCAAGGGAACGCCCCAAGTCCCGGAGGTTCGGGGAGGACTTGGGGAACTTCACTTCCATCCAGAGAAATGTCCATTTACAGTGATTGCCTTTAATCTTCGGCCGCATCAGAATAACTCCGCCAATTCCCGGAGGACGGCATCTTTAGATTCCCAGAAGCCCTCAGCGACTTCATGCGATTTCTTCTTGAACTTCGTGACCTCCTGCGCGATAAATTCCAAATTCTTAAGCATCAGCCGGAGGTCATTCAAGTTAATCTTGCCGTCATTCCATTTCTCCACTCGATAGGACGGGAGTTCCAGATGCTTGCGGTCAATGTAAATCCGGTCGGAAGCTTTGTCATAACGATAGCGACAGACGCGGGTTTCCGTAGCCACAAGCTGGTTATTCCGGAAATGTTCTACTTGGCATTCGATATCACATATCCGAAAAAGGTTGGGGGTCTTGAGGATTTCTTCAATACGCTCAAGAAGCCACAGGACGCGAGATTCTTTACCGTCCGCCGCGCCGATGTTGTTAAACGAATACTTAATTTGTACATTGGATTCGACTTCTTGGAAGTGCAGGATATCCAAATGCCTAAAGGCCGATTCGTACAGTTTACTCTTCGCGGTAAGTACCGTAAACCCGTAGCCCTTGAGTTCTTTGAGTTGAGGCTCGTAAGTATCAATTTCATTCAGGGTCGCCCAGACTACTTTAAATTGAGCCTTCATCTTGTTCAGCTTCTCAATGAACTTGCCGTAGTTCTTCTGGCGTTTCTTGGTCTTGGCCTTAGTAAGCTTCTCGGATTCCTTACGAGATTTCTCAAAACGAGGCTCCGCCGTTCCAATTTCTGCGGCATCCCCGCCGTCAATCTTGAGTTTGGAGCCGCCAACTGTGCGAGAACTGCCTCCGAAGTGTTCCTGATGCGGAGTATCTAGTCCGGCCGCTTCGAGAAGTTGCTCGTCGGTATGCGGCTTATGTTTCTCCTCCATCATTTTAGCAAAGTCGAGTCCGGCTACATCCATTTCAAGAAAGGGAATATACTCATCCACCGAGAGGAAAGCTTCGACCTTCTCGGCGTACTCGGTGAGGGCCTTATCGGAATCATGTTCGAGGAAGCCTTGGTATAAGACTTTACCGCATTCCTGAAGCTTCTCCATAAGAGCGGTGCGCTTGGCATCGTAAATGATTTCCCGGCGGTCCGGGGCTTTGAGATTGACAGCGCCAGGCTTTAGCATGATGTTTCCGCACAGGCCAGATTTCCAGATTGCACACACATAGCGGTTCTCATAGTACACCTGAACATCGTCCCAGCTATTGTTGGCTCCTAAAGTCCCGGAGAAGAACTCGTTATCGACATCCATTTTATACGGGACCCGGCGGCCAAGGTCGGAGAGGTCTTTCTTCTTCACATAAGCACCGTTCAGAAGAGTCGGGTAGGGAAGCAGGGAAGCCATTTCTTCCGTAAATCGAAGTAATTCATCGTGATGTTCTTCAATCTTCTGACCGGAAAGGATAACAGTAAACCCTCCATCTTTAACCACATCCGACTTGTGAACCTGAACCTCGTAGTCCGCATTTTCCATCATCTTGATAACGTCAATATCCATATACCAATCGTTCGAGTTAATGATAATCCGGTCTGCGATAAGGAATACCGAACTAAAGCCCTCCCCGAAACCCACCCCAAAACCCGACACGTCGAGTTCCAAAATGTCCTGAGGATTGGAGCAACCAATTCCGTTATCCGATACCATAAAGGTTTTCTTATCGGGAGAAAACTCAAGGAAGATAGAAGCTTCATCCGGATTCTTCCCGGCCGCCACCGCCGCATTGAGAGCGCGTTGGGCGTTCTGCCCGAGTTCCCCAATGACAGATGTAACCGAATTGAACACCACGCCTTCGCGGATTTTCTTAAGCCTGCCGCCAATGTTACTTTTTACTTCAACTGTTTGCATCATCTTATTTTCTCCTTTCGTGTAATCCATTTTCATTTAGGAAAATGACTGGGTTACAGCCTGCCTTTTGGAATTGGTCATATAACTCCCAAGCTACGCCATCGTCTTTACAAACTTGAGCCTTTAGCGTACCGTCCGGGGTTTGATATACCACAGTTGCTCCACTCTTCTTGTACCAATCTTTCACGTTGCCGCCTCCTCCCTAAAGACTGTCGCTATAGTCATGTGCCTCGTCAAGGTGAGCCTTGAAATACGCGAGGCATTCATCTAAGCCTTTACCTACGAGTTCTGCATACTGCTCTCGGTGGTCGCCCTTGAGGATGTAGAACTTCTCCATCTGCCCGGTAACGAGAGCCGTAGTCACACAACCATAATCTCTACGGCTGTTGTTATAGCTAACGTAAAACCCTTCGCCATGTAAGGTTGAGTTGTAAATCGGGATTCCCAGCGACCGAAGCACAGGATGACTTTCCTTCTTAAAAAGAGACTTTCCATTCGTCAATTTCCAAACCTCCCTGCCCTTTAGGCGTACCATTTATCGACTTCATCAAAAAGCTTAACGACATCGCCATAGCCTAAAGCCTCTAGCAGTTCACATAAAGCCGAATCCGCTATGTGATGCGCGACTTCTTCATCCCTTGTAGCTATAGCCTGCTTTAAATCAGCGATTACTTTTGTTTTAACAGCTTCGATATCCACCTTGCCGCCTCCCTTCCACCTGATATAAGTAGTATAACCCGGGACAAGGGTCGATGATAAGTGCTTTTTGATGGGCCTAAAGCACTTTGTAAAAGAGAACCATAAATAAACACCCACTCAGGATACCTATAGCAAGAAAGAAGCATTATCCTGTGAAAGCTTCATGGGGACCTCCTTTCCGGCCTCCCGGCCCTGATATAAAAAGAATACCCCACCCGGGGTAACGAGTGAGGTTTATTTTGAATCTTTGTAGGAAGTGATGGCTTCGGTTAATACCTTGACCAAGGCTGACCTTTCATCCTTCGTCATTTTCTCAAGGTCAAGGGAAGTCCCCCGCCCTACGCCATTCGGGGAACCGGGGACCCGGGGAAAGACTTGAATCTTCCCGGCCTTGGTGAATATCTTCAACACATTCTTCCCCAATTTTACTTCTTGAGGTACTTCCTTCTCCCAATACTTCTCCATATGCCGGAGCGCAATCGCTTTAGCCACAGGTAATTCCTCCCTGATTTATTAGAATTTAATAAGAAGGTTCAAATAATTTTAGACAAGTGGTATAATACTTATAACTCTTGTATATACTTTTAACATGAGTTCCAATATTTTCTTTGAAGCCCAATGAACTTCTTGATTCTCCCCAGAGATTCTTAATTGGCCCCGCCATCCGGCGGGGTTTTTGTTTTGCCGTCCCTTATATATTAAGGAAGCGCGGGGATTAAGTAGCGATTATATCCGGGTTGGCTTTGCTCCGGCCCCGTTTTTTGGGTGCGGGTTCCGGTTCCGGCTCGGGCTCCACCTGTTGAGATTCGATAAAGGCATCCTCCGGTAGTTGTTCATCGTCCGATTCTTCCGCAAGTAATTCCGCCTCCCTCTCTTCCATAATCTCGTTATAGGGTTCCAGTTGAGGAATAATCTTTTCCTCAATCGTCTGGGTTTCCAGTAGAGGTACTTGAATATTTTCGTAGTCGCCAATTTTAAGAACGGCCCGGCCGGGAATCGGCGGGATGTGGATAGCGACATCCGAATCAAAAATGGTTTCGGAGTTCTCCCGCTTGGTCATCCTAAAGCCGACCTTTACAGGCAGGTTCCCCTTTAGCTGGCGAGGGACCGAATCGGCATCAGCGATTTGGGTACAAATGATACAGTGTATCCCCGCGCTCCGGCCTTTACGTGTAAGGAATCCCCACTCGGTAAACAGCTTATTTCGTTTCTGGGTGTCAAGGGTTCCGAAGTCTGCAAATTCGTCTGCGATGACAATGATATGCGGGAGTTCATAGCCAAGGCCCCGATACTCGCTAATGTTTCGTACTCCGGCACTCTTAAAAAGCTGGTTTCGGATGCGGATGGCATCAGCAAGACTTCGGAGCATACTTGAACAATCGTCCACGTTGTCGATAATACGTTTACGATTCCCTCGGTCGTCAATGATTGACTGAACATGGGGTAGATTTTCGTAAGGAGCAAATTCAACACCATCCTTCATATCCACAAGGTAAAATTGAACATCCCACGGCGCATAAGCACACGCCGTCCCACATATGATTACATTCAGGAGATTACTTTTTCCTCCGCCCGCCACCCCGCCGATAAGCATACTAAAGGTGGAAGGTTTGGCAAGGTCGATGATACGGAGCCCGTTCCGGCTGTCCCCAAGGATAACCCCGCACTCGTGTTTCCGGAGGGCTTCGTACATCGATTCATTAAACTCCAATCTGTCCGGGAGGGGTTTCATAATCATCTTCATGCAGGCCAACCCGTTCTCCAGCCACATCTTGACTTCGCAATTAAACTTATCCTCAAGGGCCGGGAGCCGGGTCTTAAAATCCGCCAGCGATTTCCCTAAAGGAATCTCCATCTTGTAAGTAAAGATTTCGTGTTGCTTTCCATCTGTATCCGTCACCGTATCCCGCTCATAGAACGTCACCGGGGACTTCTTCAATCCCACCGGATACACTCCACCATGCATCAACACTTGAACAACCTCCGGCGGGCGGCGGGACATCTTCCATATACCTGCACCCGCTCCAGCCATCAACGACATACCCGCCATATCGAGCGCACCTTTTAGAATCAACTTGCCTGCAACCGCCGCGATAGCGGTAGCCCCTAGAACCATGATACAACCCTCCCTATTGTGGGGAACAAAAATCAGAGTACATTATACTCGTAACCGATATGTCGAAGATAATCAAAGAACTCCATAAATACGGACCCGGCCGCGAATAAAATAGCAATCAAAGCCACCGTGTCGATGAGAGTAGCTAATGCCGGATTTCCCATAGCCTTAACCACCAAACTAATTAAGGCCCCAATGATACCCACGCCGCCGATATAAAAAGCCGTTCCTATTGATGCAGTTATCATCTTCCTACCTCCCTGTCCCATACCCTATTATCATCCCGGTGACTAAGTGCGGCTTGGGGCCGCTGATGATAATAGGGTATGCTCCCATTGTTATCGCCGTGCGTTAAATGCTTCTTTGAGTTCCAGAACTTCCGCCTCCAAGAGGTCAATGCATAAAGCGGTCTTTCTTACCGTGAGTTGAGTTAAGGGAATTTCTAAAGCCTTGAGTTCATCTTGGATTTTCTTCACCGCCTTGGTAGCTGTCTCTAAGCTTTTCTCCAGTGTTGCTTTTTGGGTTTCCGTCATCGTTCTTTCCTCCTCCCGCCCGTTACAGCCGCCGTAGCTTTTCGAGCCCGACTTCCGCCATAGTGGAAACGATGTTGCACGTTCCCTTGATGAATTTCCACGAAATATACGCGCTGGCTATCCACAGCAAAGCGTCACCAATCGTCATGGATTTCACTCCCCGTTAACGTTATGTAAATAAGGTATGGGCCGGAGCCTATTTTGGTGCGTGTCCCCGCCGAAAATTTTTAAAAAGAAAAAGACCCCTTTTACGGGGCCTCAGAAGCAAAGAAGAGGAAGGAAAGAATAAGGAGTACAATGACCCAAAATGATTGCCAGAATCCACGGTATTTTTCTTTTCTATAATCTTGAAAGGATTTAACCATTTAAGTTCGACCTATAAAGAAAATAGCTCCGAGTAAAAACAACCCATACATTACGGAAATACCTGTCATCAAAAGACTTTCTCCATCCATTATCGGCCGCCAGCGATAGTAGATTCAGCAATTTGAATCAGCCTTTTTGTCATCTGCCCGCCGACACGACCGTTATTACGGGCCGTTTGGTCTGCCCCTGTTTGGATGCCAAGTTCACTGGCAATTTCATATTTCATTTGGTCCAATACCTGATTCACCTGTTGAGTAGGAACTGCTTTTTGGTTTTTCGCCATAATTAACACGCCCCTTTTCGTAGTTGTTTTTGGTATTGTTTTTGTGCCTTGAGTTCGGCTTTTTCCGCCTTCCGTTGTTCCGCTAAAGCCGCCCGGATTTGGGCTTTCTTTTTCTTCCGCTCATGGCGGGCGGTAACCCGGATAGCGTAGCAAATGGGTTTAGAGAATAACCCGGCAAGAATAACAAAGGTCCAGACGGTGCCCTGCACGATAACGTCGATGATGGTCATTTGAGGCAACCCCTACGGTAAAGTTCAGCTAAGACTCTGTGGAATTTATCCAACTGCTTAATTGCTTCCCGCTCGGCTCTCATATAGTCCACCATATTTACGTTATCCAAGTTCATCCGTCTCCCGCCCTTCGCTAAAGGATTTGCCGGGCTCCTAACCCGACATCTATAGTATAACCCGGCAGGCGAAGAATAACACTATGGGGTTACTCCCTCGAAAGGCAAAGAAAAACCCCTCCCCGCGTGGAACGCGAAAAGGGGTTTTCTTTATAAAGGCTGTTCCATTGGCAATGGTTTTAACAAGGCGCACAACCTTTGACCTTTATAACCACGTAGAGCCCACCAGCTACACGTATTCGATGGATACGGCCGGAACTCTTCAATCCCGGCGGCCAACGAACTAAGGTAAAACCATCTTACCATAGCCGCCGGAAAAAAGCAAAAACCCCTTGACTGTTTAGGCAATACAGTCAAAGGCTTTCCGGGAACGTGACAAGGAAAAATTAGAAGTACGCCAATACTATCTCATTTCTCCTCGCCAACAATGACGAGACAATGTAAATAATACCATACCCGGCGGAAAAAGAAAAGAACCTACCGCCGTACGCCCTAGGGCATAGCCAGTAGGTCCTATCTGCTTCGTAGTGTTAGCGCACTCTCGGCACATCGATAAACGGAAGTAACTCACCTGTTAAAGTTTGCCGCCTTGGGTGGTTTCTCGCACAAGTAAAGATTACTGCTTTTTCTTCGTATTGTCAACGACCAACCGGAGCCCTTGGAAATTGTTTCCGGACGGGCGGGATTTGGCCCCAAGTTTAGCCGCTTCTCTCCTTAATTCCTCATAATACTTGGAGTCAAACGTATATACCTCATCATGAATACTTTGGTACTCCGAAAAGATATGGAATTGCATCTTATCTTCCCTCCCGTTCATTGTCCTACCATTATTACCATTACTATGTCCATCCATTCCCGCATATGCCTCCTTTCCTACAAAATAGAAGAAGCATACCCAACCTACTCCGGCATCGGCCCGGAGGAACAGCCGAACTGCGGTTGGGTATGGTATGCCTCTTAGGTTACAGTATTCCCGGAATTAGAATATGGCGACGATTCGGTACCTTTTCTTTTCTATCGGCCAAAATAAAGGGATGCCCGATTTGGTCAGCATATCCCCGAGTAAATGTGAGAGATACCCGATAAAATTCCCGAGGAGAAGGTAAGGAGAAAAGTGTAGTGTCGAAGCCGTAGCGATACCTAGCGTGGTTAAGGCCAGTAAGGAATGAGTAATTGACCTGTGGCCCCATACGTCGTAGATGAGTTGCGGGATTATGGGTATCCGGCGGCCGAGAAACGATTGAGGATGGTCGATATCCGGGAGTAGAGAACCTAAAGCCACTCCTGCATAGTATGACGGTATAGAGAAAAGGTTCGTAGAACCGATATGTCCTATGTACTGAATCCCCGCCCCTAAAGCCAAGCCGAACGTCATATGCTGTCGATAATTCACCTTTAGCACGTCCTTCCACAATGTTTTTATTTTATTTAATATATGTATTTTGTTCCTTAAGTTTCTTAAGTACCCGCTCCTTTAGAATCTTAAGTAGGTGCCAGTTTATACGGTATATATACCGTATAAACCACTACTTTGAATAACTGGCTATGTAGTAGGTATATATACCAAAGAAAAGACACCCTTTCGGGTGCCTTTAACCTTCCAATCTCTTTCCCGGCTCTCCGCCGAGTTCGCCCACCGTTACGCCATCAATCTCCCATTTAAACTCCCACAGCGGGAAATAATCCCGACAGCCACAACAAAAGGTCCGGCCATACATCTGAGGATTCTTTCCATAGGTTTCCGCAATAGCCGTTCCGACTTTAGTAGAGGCCCCGCACTTATGTAAATACGTGCGGCGGATAGGGGCGACGTATTCGCCTTCCGTGTTTACCGGATGTCGTTCGTGCTGTCCGTCCGGAAGCTTCTTGCCGTAATCAAATGGTTCACTCATTTTACATCCCTCCAGATACCTATTCTTCCTTATCGGGCGAATATCCCTTCTTAAAGAAACGAAGTGGGTTGTAATACTGCACTCTTACCCGGCCGCCGAATAAGATAATCCAAAGGTACGTTCCTATCGTTACATAGCCGACACCTTCTGCGAATTGACGAAGGACTCCAATCATGGCCTCACCAACCAATCCGGTAGCTTCTCAGGCTCCGTCCGCTTCTCATAATATAAGAGGCCGTCTGCCTTTAGTTGTGACTTCATATCTTCATAGAGTTCGTCCATCTTCTCATGAACGTGCTCCCATTTGTTCAGATGAACCACCCGGTCAAAAGCGATTGCTTTATGGGATACATACTCCGTAGTCCCAACCTTAATCACAAAGGCGAAGTTGATTGCATAATCAAAGGACCTAAAGGCGGGCTCCGTGAAAATATATCGGGCCGTTTCGCCGGGAACCTTGGGGACAGAATCAAAGGTACTCTTGATGATGGCTTCCGATTCAAAACTCTTTGCCAAGTCCCATACGCTGATTCTATCCATCAGATTACCTCCATTGGTACTTTACAGGCTCAAGGTGGATGGCTCCAAACTCCTTGATAAACTTCATCCGGGCCGCCACCGAAAGCTTCTGTCCGGGGACAAGCGTGTATCGATAAACGTATTCATGTTTGAATCCTGTGGCTACCCTATTGAGTTCAAAGCGGTACGTTTCATAGGATACCATTTCCTCCGGCCCCGGAGCTTCGTCGCCATCCAGAATAAGACGGTGGAACTCCATCGGCGGGAGGAAGGGAATCTGAATCATGTTCCCGCCTTTAGCATAACGACAGGAAGAACAAGCACAAAGCGCATGGCCTACGTGCTGAGTTACGTCTTTAGGCTCTACGCCTTCTTCATCATCCAAGTCCACGACAGCCGTTCCGGTAGCCGATGCCCAAAGCCGGGCCACGAAGCGATTAAATTCCTCCGGGCTAAAGACGATAAGTTCCGCCCGGTGGGTGTATGTGTCGTCTTGGAATCGAAGTAAGCCGGGCTCCTGAAACTCTCCTCTTTCCTCCACGGTGTATCTCATTTTATCCTTGATGTGTTCTGCCATTTTATGTGCGAGGTCTGATTTTATATAGGACTCCGGCGGGCCATCATAATGCTTCGATACCTTTACCATAGACGCAATCCGGGGTTCAACTGCCATTTCTTTTAGAATGTCTTTTGCTATTTGCTTCAAGAGTAGTCCTCCTTATAACCATTCCCGCCGAAATTCGGCGTAAGATGTTGGGGTTTCAAACAACCGAACGAACTCCACACGGGGTTGACGAGTACCGTTGATATTGGAGGTCTTAAGGGCGTTTTCCATCTGCTCGAAAATCCAGTAGACCATGTTTTCCGCTGTGGTATTCATCGGCGGAAGGGTTTCGTTCAGGTAACGATGGTCCAAATAGGGTTCGATTTGGGATTTCCATAGTTCCTTAATATCCCCAAAATCCACCGCCAAACCGATAGAATCCGTGGTAGCGGATATCCCAAAGACCACCTTATAGGTGTGACCGTGGAGGTTTTTACACTTCCCTTCATAAGCGTGTAAATGGTGGGCGGAGTCGAAAGTAAACTCTTTAGACACCATTACCCGTTTACGATGATAACGTAATTGTTCAAACTTGATGTCCTTGTCATACTCCTGCAATCGGTCTACAATCCTAAAGTCGAAGTCCGGCATTTCGAGTCCTCCTAGTGAAATTTATACGTGATACCACATCATAAAAACGGTGGCACAAAGAAGTACAGCTATGAACACGGCCGCCGCCAAGGAGATAGCAAAGAAGTGGTTCATGATGTCCTCCCCTTAAATAAATGGAGCCCCGAATTTGCTCGGGGCCACACACATGCTATTTCCTCCGCATGGGGTCGGGGGCTAACCCCAAGGTGCGCCCCTCCTACAGGAAGTACCTCAAGGCTTGATAGTTCCGGGCCTAGTTCCTTCCCTACCAACTTATACCTATTATATTACGTATTTGATAGGCTTGTCAATCATTTTGTAAGGCCATGGTCCTTTAGAACTTCCTTCTGTAACAAGCCCTTTTTGCTGATGTAGTTGTTCTTCCACCACGTCCATAAGGACACAATGACGGTAGCCGACACACTAAGGGCGTTTGCCTCCGCCTCCCCTAAAGGGATAGGCGTGTGGCCGGAAACCGTTAAGACCTGATTGACCAAGGTAACGACGAGAAGAAGGGTCCGTACTACGCTTCCAGTATCCATAGTTGATTCCTACCTTTCCTCGGGTTTTTTCCAAGCGTCATTCTTTGCATCCACGTTAAGTCCGGCTTTCTTGGACTCAATCACCGCCAAAATGTGAGCATACTCCCAAGAGGTCATGGTACGGTCGAGGACCTTCTGACACCACTCCCAACCCACAAGGTCCTTGTTATACGCGTCCCCAATGATATTGTACATTTGTCCCCATACCCAATCCGGTGCTTGAATCGGCATATTGTCGTCATCCCTTTCTTCTACGATGATAGTTGGAGCGGGAATAGGTTCGCCCCACATCCCGGCATAGCTGAATTGGTCGTTCCAATCCACGCCGATGCCATTTACTGTAACGTCGATTTGCTTTTGGTAGACATTCGCATGTTCCGAGATTTTACCTTTACTCCACGCGAGAGTCTGCCAAAAGAACTCCGCCGCGCCCCGGGCCGCCATTTCCTCAACTACCGAGTAAGAGCCGTACACTCCAATTTTGTACCCGGTCATTTGGGCGGCCGCCGCCCGGAGATAAGCCTCGATGTTATTAAACTCCGAGGTAGGCGCGTCATAATCCACCGCAAAGTAAACGGCTATGCCTTGAGGGATACCTAAAGCGACACAGTAATCAAATGCCTCTTTACCGTCTACCTTTCCCGCGCCCGCCCCGCCTTTAGTCCGGTCTGCCGTCCGTTCATATACCGGAAGAATCCATAACCCCTCCGCTAAAATATTCGGAACCTCAGACGCTTTTAAGGACTTCCAAGAGTTCGGCTTCACATACCTCCCAACGAATTGAGAGCCTTGGGATTTAAACGCTCGTGCTGTAATTGCCGTAAGTGCGGTCCCGCAATCAATCCCGAGTCTTATTGCTGTAGGCATCAAAGAGCCCTCCTATCTGTCAGTTTTCCGCCGCCGCTGGCCCGTATCGCCTCGGAGTTTTGTAAGAGACTCAATAATGAATTTTGGATACTTGAGCCCCAATTTTCCAAGGTGTTCAAATATGCTCGTCCCTTCCGTGGCGATAATAAAGAACATCATGGCGTTCCGGGCATAATGGCTGTTCTCTATGCCAGAGATAAGGTCCACCTGATTAGCCACAATCATAGGAACCAACATCAGACCTTTCCGCAAAAGGCCAAACCATGCCGTACGGCTGATGAGTTCTTTCCTGTACCATGCCGAGAGAAACCCGGTTACGTAGTCCAGAACAATCAAGATGGTGCAGGCGATAAATAATTTGTCGATTCCACCAACAAGATAAATAAATAACGCCCATACTGAACCTAAGATGATTTGATAAATAGAGTCCGTTTTCTGCACGACAATCACTCCCTCACATAACGAATCCTCCTCACAAATATAGTTCAAGATAAATTCAATATCACGGCCGGGTATGCTTGAGCATCTATATCTACATAAAAGCCCGAGACAGCTTTAGAAATCGATGTCTCGGGCCTTGGTGTGAGCATTCTTTGACTCTATTCTACCACATAAAAGATGTAATAGACATCAGTTTTATCCAATATCCCGGCGGGCATTTACAAAACGCGACTCCCAATATCCGGCTAAAGCAACGACATTTGGACCCTTGCCGGAAGGATTCGAGTGGACCATTTGCCCATTCCCCATGTAGATACCTACGTGGTTTACCTTGCCGTCCTTATCCGTATCGAAGTGAATCCTATCCAAAGGCCGGAGGTCCGAATAGGCCACCAAAGTCCCTGTCGAGGATTGAGAAAGGGATGTCCGGGGTAGGATGATGCCTTCCTTCCCAAAGAGATACTTCGTAAAGGAAGAACAGTCAAACGTCCCTCCAATGAGATTCCCGGCCGAATCCAATTTAGGATTCCCGCCGAAGTCGTAAGGGTACTTCGTGTAGCCGGAAGCCGCATTCTCATCTACGAGGGCTAAAGCCATCCGGATAACCCGGTCCGCCGCTTTCTTCCACGCCGGAGTAGTAAGGTCGTAAAGTTTCGCGTTGGCATCGGCCAGTAAAGCATTCAAGTTCTCCACCTGTTCAATCGTGGCCGCCAGTTGGGAACGGAGAAGGCTCTCCGTCCCTTTACTGGCTTCCTGTTCCTGCTCCAACTTCTGAACATACAAGGCCAAGTTGTAAAGAGGACTGTCCGGGTTGACTGTGATTGTGATGTCACTCATGATGTACGCCTCCTAGTAGTCGTGATGTTATTTGCCCTGCATTTTCGCCGCCAGCTTACGGAGGAAGAGGCCGAAGTAACGGAAGTCCGAGTCGCCCTCCTCCGGGTATTTCGCCACAAGGTTCTTCCAAAAGTCCGGGGAGTCGGATACAGGTTGTCCGTCCGAGAAGGAGAGCCCCGTAAGGTAATCAATGGCCTCCGACACGGTGATACCATCCCACGGATTCGTTGGCACAGGAGCCGTATACTCCCCGACCCATGTATCCCACACGAGGTTGGAGTCCTCGACAAAATCGTAGGAGAGGTAGAAGTACCCTTTGTCTCCCCATTCCGGGCCCCACGAGTTCCGGACAATCAGCCGCTTCTTGGTATCGTCGTAGCCGACAGCTAAAACAGCGTGGCCGCCAAGGAACTCCTCTTTAGCCTTATCCGGAAGAGGTACAACCCCGGTATCTGCCACCGCTTGCGACTCGAACGATGTGTAAATGGCGATGCCCATAACTACTGGCTTTCCTTCCGCCAAGACCGTCTTGATGTTCGTCAGGCCATACACCCGGTAGTAGGAATCCAGCTTGTACGCTACCGCCGCTGCGTCTGCCTCCGCCGGAGGTTTTTGTGTGAACTTGCTGGTTATATACGGCCAAAGGGCTTCCGGACAGATGCCAATGGTGGTCGCCGCCTTCATGCCATCCCGGATGTATCCACCTGCATCCTCGTTAATTGTACCTTCCAATTCACGAATTTTGTAGTAAAGATACATGGTAGCAAGAGGAACGTACTTCTGGCCGTTGGCAATCATGTAGTGTTCCCTAAGGCCCCGAGCAATCGAAGAGGGGAGACACGCCCCAATATTCAACTGGTTGAAAACCGGGGACATTAATCCCCGGAGGTCAACATAAGGCGGCAGAGCCTTAAGGCGCGGAGCCGCGTATACAAAGTCCCGATGGTCATGAGGGTCCTTTTTAACAAGGTACTTTCTTTCCATAGAGAATCACTCCTTTTATTTTTTCCAAGTACCGTTGACTTTGGTCCACGCCGCAACTACCCGCCGCCACGTACCGCCGACATTGACGTAATTGCCTTTAGGTGTTTTCCATACGCCGCCGATATTTGGTTGAAGCAGATGGTTGGTATAGAACGTATCGTAACTCCATGCGTTTGAGTTCCCGGATTTATCCGTAAGAACCACTGTGCAACGGTACTGAGTGCCGGGAACCAAGTTGTTCACGGTATAACTTGTACGGTTATCCGTAAAAGTGAGAAGGGACTCGGTAGAGCCGTTACTATCGATATCAATAGGAGTACCGTCCGCCTTTTGGAAGTAAAACTCAGTCCTTGAATATCCAGAAGAAGGTGCGGTGTCACTAAAGCCTGTCCAAGTAACGGTAACCGAGCTCTCCGTAATGCTATATTGTTCGTTACCATCAGCAGGTGCTACGTTATCGACAAAGAAGTAAGCCGTCGACACACTTGAGGTATTCCCCGCCCGGTCTACCGCTTGGAATTGAACGTTCCACTCCCCTTGAACCGCGCTCAGGGGAACGTCCACATACCAGTTAGAACCTGATTGGACAGCGGTGAGTGTGGTCCTCCCTCCATCCCCCGGCCGGATATAAGAGGCATTAACGGTATTGATGCCTGAGCCGCTATCCGCTACATTGTTTGCAAAGACCCGGCGGGTCCCTGTGGTGGCCGAGGTATACCCATAAGCATCTACACTTCCGATTGTCGGGGCCGTGGTGTCGTAGGTTACATTAGCCGTACCTGCATTAATGTAGTTGCCCGCGTTATCAAATGGAACCAACCGATACGCGTAGGTACCTTGAGTTGAGAGGGTTACGTCAATGTAGTAATCATTCGTAGCTCCGTTTTTAGTCATGTTGCCTAAATACGCCTCCGCACCACCGGGAGGGGTGCGCCAAACTTCAATGCGATTTACACCCGAATAGTCATCCGCAACACCATAAATCCAAAGGCGGGCGGAAGTCGAGTTCGTATTAACCGTAAAAGTTTGGTTTGTAGCTGTAGGTGCAACCTTATCAATATAAATAGTTGTAGTTGTTGTACTGCTCACGTTACCTGCATTATCGACGGTTCTCGCGTTAACTGTGGTCTGCCCCGCCGCCGAAACCGTTACTGTCCCGGTATAGGTCGTCCATGCCCCGCCGTTTAGGTTGTATTCGCTTCGGGCTACGCCGGAGTTTGCATCCGTACCATTTGTAATGGTAAAGGTAACATTCACATTACTCCAATTTGTATTACTCCGGTTAATCGTTGGGGCGGTAGGGGCCACCTTGTCGATATAAAATGTGGCGGAGGTTGTACCGCTGACATTACCGACATTATCCACGGCTCGGGCATTTACGGTAGTTGCTCCGGTCGTAGAGAGAGTAACCGTCCCCGTGTAAGTCGTCCATGCTCCACCGTTTAGGTTATACTCGTAGCGGTTTACTCCCGTCAGGGAATCCGTACTGCCGCCTAAAGTGAAGGTGACATCCGTCGCTCCCCAAGACCCGGCCGCCCGGCTTGGCGTAATGGTCGGTGCCGAAGGTGCCGTAGTATCGTATACCAAGGAGGAGTCGATGAAGTTTCCATTCCCCGCCGGGTCGTAAGACCAGAAGCGGACTGTATGGGTACCATTCCCTGCCTCATACGCCGGGTTGAAGTCATAGTACCAGTTGCCACTTCCCGCATTCGTAGCGGCGAAAGGACCACTCCACGCAGTTCCGGCGAAGTTTAGGATATACGCATCGACACGCTGGATGCCGTTTGCATCTGAAGTGTTAACCGTAAACCGTTGGGTGGCGGAAGAGTTCGTCTTGATTTGTCCGGTTACACTGTTCATGGCCGGGGCTGTTCGGTCTACAATGAAAGATAATCGAACTGGATAACTCGCCGCATTGTTACCCGCATTATCCCGCACATAGAAATCAACAAGATAAGTTCCCTCAGTAGTTATTGGAACGGGAATTGTCCGTGTTGCCCCTGAACTTGTCGCAAGGGATAAACACTGAACCCATGTGCCATCCGGTTTACAATAATAGGCATCTGATAAATAGGCTCCGGACAGTCCATCCCCAATGTCTATGGAAACATTCTTTGTCCCTCCAGAGGCGATATTCGCAGGCGTTACCCCAACATTATAATTGCTTGTCGTTGGTGCAGTCCTGTCCACGCCGAATGAGACGTTTCCAAAGGCAGGGTCGGGGGAATTTCCGTTTGATTGGTTCCACGCTCCATTGGAGTCGTAAACCCTCATCCTGAGCCAAAAAGTCCCATCCCCTGTTATAACTCCGGCGGGAAGCGTATAGCTTCTAGCGTTAGCATCCGCTATTGCCCCTGAACTCCATAAAGAGGCGGAGTAAGCTCCATTGATTAATTCGACCGAATACCCTCCCTGCGGGTTACCGTCTGGGTCGCTAAAGGTCCAGTTAATCGTAGGCTGTAAAGTTGTCTGCCAATATGCCCCATTGCTCATGGATACTGATGGGGCGTTAGGTGCTGTATTTGGATAATGCCAATCCACTTGTAGGTATGGTTTATAGCTTGCATTGTCATAAGGGTAAATCTCGTATTCCCACTGATTCGCCTTATCATCCCGGTACATCATCAACCAGCCGCCAGAACTGCGAATTTGTTGTGCTAATGCGGCCGGAATGGGGGAACCGAAATACGACTGTGATGAGCCTGTTGTAAAATTTGTTTTGTATGTCTCGTCCTTACCGAAAGTACAAGCCTGTGATACGTTACTGGTTAAGGCAGGCCATGTACCCGTATAGCGGCTTGCGAAGAATGTCAATCCAGAAAGAAATATCCCGTCACTAACGTGATATAGATTTACGGAATCAATTACAGCATTTGAGGGAATCGATGACCAATCAAAATCAAGTACCACATAGCCAAAACTCCAAGAACCGCCCTCATCATCGTAAGATTGACCCATGCGGAGTCGTCCACCGCTACTATTTGCGGTATACATAATAGAGGCAGACGTGCCAAATTCAGGTTTAGATACCCGCGCATTCCTAGTTGGGTATAACGTATTACTTGGCATCTATAATCCACTCCTTTCTAAAGCCGGGAGGGTGCCGCCTTTAGACCAACACCCTCATAGCTTTGTTTTATTAGACGTACTGCAAGTAAATATCTCCATCAATTCCGCCGGAAGGGGTCGCTGTTCCAGAGGTAATATTACCTGTATGGTAAAGCCTCCTCCAAGCACTCCATGCACCAGTTCCGCCAACATCAGTCGGATTACCACTCCGGTAGTAAATATACCCACTCCCATAGTCCATAGCGATTTGTGCAATCGTGTCGCCGTTTCCATGAGCAACAATGAGTTGTCCCCAATCTACCCCGGTTGGGAAGTTGGTATGAGCCGCAGCATTGTTAAGGCGATAGAATCCTGATGTTGTGGCAGTATTCAGGTTGGCTGGAGCGATGTTACCTGTTCCTAACGCGTACCGAGAATCATGGTTATGGTCCCCTCTCGCTACCGTAGTCCCCGTACCGTTATTTCCGCCGGAAGCCGTGAAGTTTACGGCTAAAGAGCGGTCTGCCGATAAGTCTCCGCCTCCGGTGAGTCCCGCCCCGGCCGAGATGGAACGACCAACCGGAACATAAACCCCGTTGTGGTTATGGTCCGTATAAGACAATGTTTTGGCAGTTCCCCAAGAGGTTGCCGCCTGCCCCGCTTGATAGTGGAAAATCTGCATAGCGTTCTTGTCAAATGCCAATGCATTCACCTGACCGCCAGAGGCATCCACGTAAGAGTTAAGAACAAGAACATCCGCAAACTGAGTACCGCTAGTTGCCCCTGTCATACCCGCTATTGTATTGAATACAAAAGACAGGCCGCCTCCAGCTGTGTCTACTGGTTTAGTCGCCCGGCCATTGTCAATAGCATCAAGCACATTGTTGTCTCCCGTAGTCACGGAAATAACGTGGCCGTAGGTATCGAAGGTCATAGCGGAAACCCGTTGTCCTTGTGCTAAAGAGAAATTACCTTGAGAGGAGGTATCTGCATGAGATATTGTAATATCTCCGGCTAAAGTTCCGCCGCCAGTAAGTCCCGACCCCGCGCTTACGTTCCTCCCAAGCGGCACGAATCTCGAATCAATGTTTTGCCCGTTTTGTTGGACAGTCGTGGCGTTAAGGGTTCCCGTAATCGTCGTGGCTCCCGTAATGGTAGTCGTTCCGTCAGGCATTTGTTTAAAGCGTTGAGTACCTACACCATTAGCGGTGTTGGCCGCCCGATAGTAAAAGTTAATGGAGCCATCCGAACTCATGATAATGCCTTGAGACGGTTGGGTAGTATCGTCGGTAGTCCAAGTACCGTCCGTTGTCTTTAGGTTTTTACCTACCAAGACATCCGCGCCGTTAGCTCCTAGACGAAGAGAAGCCCATCCGGTACCACCATCAATAGCGATACCAAAGTTAGAGCGGCTAAAGGTAGCCCCGGATAATTTGGCATACACCGAGTCGTGGTTATGGTTGCCCGCCGCAACTTGCGTAGCGCCTGTACCAAAATCCACGGAAAGGGTACGACTTGCCGAAAGTGCCCCGCCACCCGTAAGGCCGGAGCCCGCCGTCACGGAAACCGTCTGCGGTACATATTTGGAGGATAGGTTTGTACCTCCCTCTTGGAGAGTAGAACCGTTAATGGTTCCCGACGAAGTAAAATTCTTCGTGGTAGACCACGCCGTGCCGTTGTATTGGAGAAGTGAACCTACTCCACCTGTTTCAAGCGTGAAGTTCCAGTTTCCTGTACTATCCGAGTAAATACCATACTTTTTTCCTGTAGTAGCAGTTGTGTTATCGAATTGAATACCCGAAGCCCATCCAGAGGTAGCCCCTTGTAAGGTCAAACCAATAATGGCGCTAGAGTTGGAGGACATAACAATAGCACCAGTAAAACTGGCCCCGGATAATTTTGCGTAAACTGAGTCATGGTTATGGTCGCCTCGGGCCGCCTGCGTATTTCCGGTACCGAAGTCCACTGAAATAGTACGGTCAGCCGCTAAAGTTCCGCCTCCAGTTAAGCCAGTCCCGGCGATAACTTGGCGGGTATTTTGTACGTAGGAAGCCGCCGCCACCCCACCGAGTTTAGAGGAATCTGCCGCCGTTGCCCCGATAGCCAAGTAGACCGCATCGTGATTATGGTCTACTCTTGCTACCGAGTTGGAGATTCCCGTACTGCCCGTAAAATCGACAGCCAACGAACGGTTTGCCGTAAGGTCGCCGCCACCCGTTAAGCCTGCTCCAGTGGAGATAGTCCGGTCAGCTCGAACCGCATGGCCCGTGGCCGAAGCCTGCGTATCCAGAATAAGGGCCCCGGCGATGCCTGCCGTAAGGGTAAGTTTCCCGGTAACGGTCATGGTAGAGCCTACGGATAAGGTCCCGGTAATAGAGCCGTTACCTGTTACCGTAATCCCGGCTAAAGCTTCGAGTAATCCGCCGATTCGGGCGGGAGTGTCTATATCGAATTTCCTAGCCATTTAGAGTCACCCCCTAGTAATTAATAAACATCGTAAGCAAGCAGTTCGACGTACATGATAGCCATATTGCCGCCTGTCGTTTTAGCTTGCAGTTTCCATGTGCTTCCGGTACTTGCTTGCGTGAAATCGTCGGTCAGTAAAAATTGGCGGGAACCGTCCATAGCAAGGTCGGTCATCGTAAGATTAAAGTCTTTCGCATTTGCCGTACTGCTCGTCTCAACCAGCCTTACCGTAATCGCGTTAAATCCCGTTACCGAGAAGGCAATTTTCAGTTTATACTTACGGGTTGCACCCGAAGCCACTGGAGGGATAGGGTTGGAAGTCAACGATAAGTTGAAGAGTGCATACAGGTTGGCCGTTATGTCCTCAAATGCAGTAACATCCGATTGGTATTGAATGTCGCCTGCAATACCGAATAGGGGGACACGCCCAACCTCGTAATATTTCCCGGTCTGAATAACCCCGTTTGTTGTTGTGATACTTGCCGCCGTTAATGCCCCGGTGACATCGAGGTTATCGTCCACTTTTACATTCCCACCGGAGTTCTTGATAGTCCCTTTAATGTCGATAATATCATCAAGGGCATCCCCTAAAGTCGCCCCGCCCTTGATGGTGAATCCCTCACCCTCGAAGGTAACCTTAACCGACCGCCTATCCGTTACGGTAGTGACTACGCCGCCGGACACCGTGATATCCGCCAGCAAGTAGTATTTGTTGGTGGAAGTGTCCGCCGGGACCGAGGCTCCGATAAGAACGTCCGCCAGTACCTTAATCCGCCGGGTAGGTTCGACCAAAAGCTTCGGATGCTTGATATTCGGGTCCATTACCGAGTCGATTTCCTGCTCCGAAAGGTTAATGTACGCCTTATAGCTTCCATCCGTAGTTGGCACTCCGTTAATGAGAGTGTCCGCATTCAGTTTTGTCCGGTACCCTTTTAGGTAGACCGTCCCGGCTGTAGCGTAAAGCGCGGAACCGGATTTATAAACCTTGTACCCGTCCCCGATAGCACCGTCCCCGAAGAGTTCTTGAATCACCCGTTGGAGCTTTACCCGTTGGATATCCTGCGCTTCATTCCAATCGTAGTCCGTAACCGGAACACCTTGTTGAAGAATTACCTTGTCATACGCCTTTGTTTCATCAAAGGTATTACGAGAAGTGTTTGCCATGTGCCATCACCCACCTTTACACATCATAGAAATCTATTTGATAGTCCACCCGAATAGGCTTGAATTGGTCCACAATCCGCCGCACCCGCGCCTCGATTTGGGTTTTTTCCTGCTCCGTCAGCGTATATGTCGGCTGAATATAAACGAAAAACTTGGAGTCTGTGGTACCTGTCCCGGCCAAGTAGCTAAAGTCCGGAGTGTACCGAATAGGGTCGTCAACCGACTTAGGATGGTCGAAGTCAATCGATTCGTCGGCAAAGTCTGGTGTCGTGTTTGTTGTGTATCTCGGGGAGGATTCGGGTAGGGTGCCGAAGCTGACCGTATAGAAGTCAAAGGCAAAGGTTTCGATTACGCCAGAGGACTGTGGAAAGCCGGAGTAGTATTTCACCAGCCTGTCGAGTCCGCCTTTAGTCCCGGCCATCCGATAACTCCGTACCGCGAATTTAAGGGATTGTCTTTGGAGTGTAACCGGGAGGGTCTTGTCCAGTTGCCACCCAATCCCTTCTGCGATATAAGGAAGCTGGTCGGCGGAGCAACGGTCAACGTCAATGAGGTCGGTTATCATGTGTGTCTGCGAGAAGATATAATCCGCCATATAGCCGAGGAGTTCCATAAACCGTTTCGTATCTCCGAGGGTATCCTCAATCCGGTAAATTTCCGGCAGGCTATCGTACATAAATTGGCCCATAAAGTATTCCTTGATGGGCTTTACAACCGTCATCGTGGCTTGGTTGGCCGAATAATTCCCCTCACTATCGACGGCAAACACCGTGTAATAATAAAGAGATTCGCCTTGGAGAAATTGAGATTCGTTTCCATTACCTAACTTGATTATATCATAGACATCCGGAACGTCTGTTAGTTTTGTTTTGGCCGGAAGAGACAAATGATAGTCATAGATTTCCGTGGCCGTCCCCCGGTAAACCTCCACCCCAAAAGGGTTCAGCGGGTCCACTTGGAAGTCATCCATCCGACGATGAACCGCCACTTCCACAAAAGCCGGGTCGGTCGGATTCTTCCATGACAGCTTAATAACACGGGGGAGAAGCGTAGCCTCTCCCTTTAGATTCAGGATTGTCGTCGCCATTAGTCAACGTACCCTCCCTCCATGGTTACCGTGTACCCGGAAACGTTCAACAGTAGAATTTCATTCTTGTTCGGAATGATGTTCCCTAAGTACGGCGTGGTTCTAAAGGTCCAGAAGTCGTTAGTCGCACATGGGATACTCCCGGCCGTGATAGTAAACGACAGCTCTCCTCCGCTGGAGGTAAACAAACTCCCGAAGGTGCCTGCCCCTTTAGGTGAAGCAAACGTACCGTCTCCAGCCGAGTCGAAATCCACAGAGAAGGCCGTAGCCGAAGTCATCTTCACCCGCCATTTGCCGTCGAGGGCATTCCCTGAGGTAACCGTAACCGGGCTCCATGTGGGATTGCCGGATACCGTAATCCAATCCACCCGAGGCTGAACAGTCATACGATTAACCGATACGTACTCAATACCTTGAAGCGGGTTGAGCCGTTGATAGATTCGAGAGATATACTCCCCTTGTCCAAAATCCCGGTTATCGAAGGCGAAGATATCATTTATCTCCTCGTCGCCATAAGTACGGACCTCGGATTGAGAAAAGCCGTCCAAAACCTTTATCGTAATTGACAGGTTTACGTTAAGGTAAGAGGGGTCCTTGATGTCAAGCTGAGTCGTGATAAGCTTCACGCCATCCAACTTCTCAAACGCCGCCTGCCGGAGTTCTTCCGTAGGGAGCCCGCCGCCGACCGGAGCGATAGTAACATTCACCTGATTGTTGTTGGCCGCATCTACTTCCGCCGAAGCCTTAGCCACCCCGGGAACACTCTTCACCAATGTCTCGTAATCCGACTTGGTTACAGCGCGGGCCGAGGACCGGAGGAGTTGAGGGGCCATTACCTTAGCTTCTGCGATAGTTTCCTTATCCAGACCTCCTGTAGCCGAAACAATATTGGACACCGACTTTAGTCCGACTAAAGGCGATTGCAGAACCTTTACCGTCCCCGCGCCAACATTCGTATTGAATCCGCCACCGACCCGGTAAGTAGCTCTCACGTTGCTTACGCCGGAAGAGGGAATCTTGGTGGAGATACCGTCACCAAATTGAATCCACGTAGTTCCGTTCTCATCCTCGAAGGTCGTAAAGCCCTTCCCAGTTTCCGGTACCGATTCCGGCGCGTCCGTAATGTCCGTCCAAAGCTCGTACCCTGCACCCTCGTTAACCGAGATTTGCACCGTACCGTAGCCCAAACTTGGCGCATTAATGGCCGAAGTGTATTTGAGCGCAAACGACTGATTCGGTGTTCCGGTGGAGGAGCCGAGAATTTCATTTTTAATCGTAATGCCTTGAGTTGCCGTTACCGTGTAAAGGTAATTCCCACTCCCATCCTGCTCTAGCCCGGTGGCCCCGGCCGGAATGGTGAGGTCCGTGTCCGTCTCGAAGTACATCGCATCCTCATACGCCGTCTGCTCCGTGGAGGCCGGATATCCCTTCGGGATAACGAAGTTCTGCGCCTGCGGCTGAATCTCAAATACTAAGGATGTTTGGGACGGCAGGGCCGGGCGAAGCGTATAGCTTAAGCCTTTAGCGATATCCATAACCGAACTGCGTTGAGTTGCCGTAGGAAGGTAAACCTCATTCGCCGTCCGGTCGAGGTAGTAAGAGAGGATATCTCCTACCATAGAGAATAATTCAATCATCGTAACGCCCGGGTCCGACTGAGAGAAGTCCGTCCAGTTGGGAAGCTTACGGGAAGCCTGATTAATAAGGTCTGTCCTAAAGGCTTCATAGTCCTTCGAGGTATAGTCAATCGGTTGTAAATTTGCCATGGGTTACGCCGCCTCCCTTCTGAAAGTCACCGTCACCGAACTATCCAGCCGGGTACGGAGAACCGTAAAGTCAATTACCGCTATCATAGCCCCTTCAAACTCATGCCCGGTTTCATTAACCCAAGTCACGGAGATATTCTTTACCTGAATCCGAGGCTCCCATTTGGTTAAGGCTTCGGTAATTTTAAACCGGAGCAAGTTCGCTGTGGTGATATCCATACTGCGAAACACCACATCCGGGATGTCCGCGCCGAAGGTCGGTTCCATTACCCGTTCTCCGATGCGTGTCCCAATAATTTGCCGGATACTCTCTTTAATGTGAGCAATATCCGTAGGGTCAGTCGAAGTCATCACCCACCCGCCTTTAGCTCCAATACGCGGCGGGAAGGAAAGTCCAGAGTAGCCCAATTCAGCCATCCATTATCCCCCCAGACTAGAAATCCGTGATTCGTGATTATCAAGCGTGTCTTGGTGAGCGTCGAGTTCTTCCTGTTGGGTATCCAATTCCTCTAAAGGCTTCCGGTCATTCATAAATACCGTCTCCGCCGTGAGGACCAATTCCGTCGTTTCTGGCGTATACTCGTCCTGCGTGAACCATACCCCGGTCCATATCGGGTAGTCAGGGTCCCCTTCCTCAAACTCGAACCATACCTTGTCGCCTACCTGCGGCAGACACTTAAAGCCCGGCGGGAGATTGGGTAAAGCCCAATTTGTTTCCCCTAAAGGCCCGAGGACTCTTGGGCATCGTCCCTTTATCCGGCCCATCTTAAGCGGGTCCTCTATATCAATGACCTCGCCACGGTATTTCCCAAAGAAGGTTGTCCCGTAGTTTCGGTCCTTTCGTTCCAAGCCAAAGCCGTAATCTGCCATCCGTTATCACTCCCTATGGAATAAGCAATTCCTGCCCCGCCGCTATATCGCTCGGGTTCGCAAGGTTATTGGCCGTAGAAATTTTTGTGTATTCCTTGCCATCCCCATAAAACTGTTTTGCAATGGACCATAACGTATCACCTTGTTTGACTGTGTAGTATGTAGCATCATTTTCTACCGGGACTTGTGCCCTAGGTTGACGGTTTGGACTCGTCTCCGCCGGGGTAGGAATAGGAGTGGTAAATCCGGCAAAACCATTACGTTTAACCTCAAGTTCTTGCGTATATCCGCCATCTTTAGACCACGTACTACGGACAGTCTTGACATAGTACCTTCCGGAGAATTGGGCCCCTAAGCCCATAAATTCGACAACCGTCCGGGCCTCGGTGTGGGGGCTCGGCATTATGGCCGCCGTTCCTTCCAAGTTAAACTCCCTATCTCGGAACTTCTTGGCCGAGTCTCCTTCCGCACCACCGCCGGAAGCCGTAGGGGTAGAGGGGGAGTTCTGAGGCTGGACCGGGGAGGTAGACGTGTCCTCCGTAGGTCCGTAAATCTCTTTCCATGAATGAGTGTGTGAGTCATACTGCACTCCGGTTTGGTCAGCCATCTACCTCACCTGCTTCCCGCCAGCTATTTGTATACGGGTCGTATTTCATACCCGGTTTGTCTTTCTTTTCGCCCAAGCGGTCTACCTGAGTACCCGAATCAGCCGTATCATTGGTAGGCTTTCCGGTTACGGGGTCGATATTTCCGGTAGAAATGCCGTCCGTAGTATCCGCATGAACCAATTTTGGATTAAAGGAAAGGAGATTAAACGGCGGCCGCCGCCACCAGTAAGTTTTAGCAGGTTCCGCGCTGTAATCCGGCGGGAGGAAGTAAAGAGTGTCCCCCTTTACCCAACATAACCATTCAATGTCGTTGGCTAAATCCGTGAGAAATTGAATGTCTGTTTTCTGCGACTGCGTGACATTTTCCCGGTCCTTCCCGCTTGGCTTCTTGTCAAACGGGGCGGGCTGAGTCTTAATAGAGAGCCCGTTCCGTTGAGCAATCTTTGTAGCAATCTGGTCATACCGCATATCCTTGTAGACTTCGTACCTCTCTATCCGGTCCATAACGTAGGATTTGTCCATGCAGGTTACCGTAAGAGTAGGTACTCCATCTTTAGGGAAATCGACTTCCGCCTGAGCGATATACCCATCAAACAATTCCTTATTATCAAACAACCACCCGCCGACGAATTTCACCGGAGAAGCCTTTATCACCAATGGGCTGTCAATGATGTTAAAGTCCGGGTCTTGGAAGGTAATAATGAGAAGGTCGGAACCGGAGGAAGTGTCCTCGTAGACCACATCCCGGATAAGCTGGTTCTCCAACCCCTCCAGTTGCCTGCCTCCAAGCCATACCTCGTAATAGGGAGCAAGGATTGACCTGTAATCGTACTCCGCACTCATAAGCCTAAAGACCTCCGAACGTCTTGGTAGGAAGGAATCGACAGCGTATCGCCCGGCCGGATGTCAAAAGGAGTCATAAACCGGGGATTTGCGTCGAGTATAACCCACCATTTCTGAGCGTCACCATAATACTTGTAAGCCAAGGTGTCCAGCCTATCACCTTGAATCCACGTATGCACCACTCCGTTAAGAGCCACAATCGGCTTTAGCGTCCTCCGCCGGAAAGTAGGGCGGACTCGGCCTTTTACGATTTGATTGGTTACGATGACTTTTTCATATCGGGAGCCGCGATAAATTGCCATAAGCCCGCCTCCTATTCCAAGATGGTCAACGTCAGATTTACCTTCGCCTCAATCGGGTCAAGTTGAGCGTTGAACCGGGTGTAATTGATATCCAAGTCCGTAAGGATACAAGTTTTTACAAACCATCCCCATGCGAACGTCATAGTCGGCGGTGGACTAAAGGTTTTGCCTGCGTCCGCCGGAGGTAGGAACGAGTGGAGGAATCGTATCGGAGCCTTAACATACAGGTCCGATACCACCCCTTCCGGCGACGGCCCAATAGGAACCTGTCCCCGATACCCCGTCCACGCATTAAGGTAGAGTTCAAACGTCACCACACGAGCCTTCCCGCCGATGTATTGAAACATCGGAGCCGACATCCCCGGGGAGGAGAGTTCAGAGAACTCAACCCCCAGCTTGTCATTAAACTCCGGTGGATTAAATTGAAACTCCATGATGTCATTCGTGGCGTTGTTTTGGATGTAGGCTTTTTTGACTTGTTCTCGCGCCATACCCTATCACCCTTTCGCCCGAGCGGAACGGTAATTCCGCATATTTTCTGTCTCCACCATACGCTTGAACTCCTCGAACAACTGCCGCGCACCCCGCTGGATTTCACCTTGGGACGCATTCGCCAGATTGATTGTGACCGCACCCGGAGCGAAGTTGATGGATGTATCTCCTCCGCCTGCCGGAGCCGCCGAACGATTGGCCGCTTTAGAAGAGGCGACATAGTTCTCGAAGTCCCGAACCGTTCTATCCCGGAGGATAACCTCGCCGGGAGCCACGTTAACCAGACCTTCATCCTCGACTTTAGAACCTACGTGAGAGGACGGGTACCCTAAAGCCTTCTGCGCCGCCTTCTTGATGAGGTTACCGCCGATATCAGTAATGGCCGCATCGACCGGATGAGTCGCGTAATTGAAGAAGGTAGCTCCTTTTTGAACCAGCCCGAAGGTTTTGGTAGCCTCGCTTGCCAGCGTGTTTCCGGTGGAGGCCGTTCCGCCCGTAGGCTTAACCTCGATGCCAAGAAGCTTCTTCATCCAATCCGGGAGCCATGTGGAGTCGGACAAATTCTCCTTTACCTTGGTCCACGCACTCGACATCGCATCAACAAGGGCCTTGCCGATGGCCGGAAGCGCAGTAAAGTACCACCAATCCGCAAATTCCCCGAGATACTTCACACCGTCATCCTTCGCCCAATTCCACGCGGCGGAGAAGCCGTCAATCAGACCTTGAGTAGCCACCGGGAGCCCGGTATTCACGAACCAATCCGAGAACTGGCCGAGGTACATCACCCCATCCGTTTTGACCCATTCCCACGCCTGCCGCATCTTGGTTACACCCTCAGTCTTAATCCAGTTCCACGCTTTAGCCGCGCCTTTCTTAATCGGCTCCCAATTCTCCCAGATAAGCGAGATAATCTCCCAAGCCGAGAGAGCCCAGCCGATGATAGGGATAAGCCTAAAGGCCGCCTTAAATAGGAAAGGAACCCCGCCGAGTAACACCTTACCTAACCCGCCTAGCAAGCCTTTTCCGAGGGACAATCCGAGTTTCCCGATGCCGCCTAAGAGTCCACCCCCACCGCGTAATAAAGTGCGGGTCCCTCCAGAAACGATACCCTGTTTACTCGAATGCTTCACCCAGCCTTCCCAGAAGTTCCCGATATTCCGGAACAATCCACCCCGACGAAGCGCACCCCGTTGTTGGAACTCTTGCTTCTCCGCCTGAGTCAGAAAGCGGTAAGTGCCTCTGCCTTGAGCATCCCGGCCACGAACCCCTAAAGTGCCATTCGCCGCACGTTCTACCATAAGCCTCCGACCAAGGAGCGTATCGGTAAGTCTACCAAGGAAGCCTCGACTACGAACCGAGTTAGCACGGCCATTTCGCTGAATCATTTCCCCGCCGCCGAATTTATCGGCAAGCCACGCCATACGGTTCTGTGCCGCATTCCGGTTCGTTGGGCCGGGTAGATTGAGTTGGTTCGGTTGAGGAATAAACGTCCGATTCTTATTCCGAAGATTATTTAAGGCATTTGCGGCTAACCGGGTTTGCTTGGTTCCAAATACCCAACCACCAATCCGCATCAGACCGTTAAAGGCTCCATTTGCCGCCCTAGCCGACCCGCCGCCCGCCATCCGGCCGGGGCCACCGCCCTTAAACCAATTCCCGAAGTTCTTCCCTCCGGAGATAAGCAGGCGCATGACCTTGTAGATATTCCACATGGCCTTGAGCGGAGTTCCTAAAGCCACCGACCATGCCTTAACGCCGATTTTCAAGGCGATAAGACCGCCTACGATTAAGCCGATAGAACCGCCCATCTTTTGCCAATCGGACGTAAGTCCAGACTGAACATTCTTCATAAGACCGAAGTGTTCGAGGATTCCCGTGACTTTTTCATAAGCCCACTTCGCAAATTCCCACAGAGGCTTAAGAATAGGCCAAAGGATTTTAGCCCCTTCGGATACCCCGGCTACAAAGCCTGTCCAAAGGTCGGTTACGGCCTGTTTTACGTCGAGAATAAGTTCCAGAGCCTTAAGGAGCCCTGCACCCTTAAGCTTGTCATACATATCCTTGGAAATGGTATTCCCCGACCACGCTTGGAACACGCCGTCCATTAAGGCCATGAAGGAGACAATACCTCGGGTAAGACCGCCCCAGAATCCTCGATTTCCGAGGTCTTGGAAAGAACTAACGAAGTCCTTTACCGAGCCGTTACGGAACAGGTTCATGGTTTCGTCTACCCGCTTCATGGCGATTTGGAAACGAGTCGTGAAAGATTCCGTATAGGTCCGAAGGCCAAGGAAGTCGTATCTCCAAGCCAGATAGAGAAGCCCTGATGCTAAAGCCATCCGACCCATGAACATAAGAGCCTTCTTCGCCGGATTGATAAATTTATTGTTGATTAAGTCTCCGGTCGTGGACATCTGCATTCCGAGAAGTTCTGCTACCCGGGTATTCCGAATCATGTTCGTCGTAAAGGCCATGATGGAGGAGTACGTACCTACAATCAAGCCCGCGAACAGAAGCAGGGACCCAGCCGCCACCGTAAAGGCCGCCGCCATACCGAGAATGTAGCCCGTATACCTAGCGATTTTCGGGTGGTCCTCCAAGAACCGATTGATGCCGGAGAGCATATTGGTGAGTTGCTTCACAATTAGATTGAAGCCCGGACCAATAGCCAAGCCGAAGAGGATGTAGAACTGCTCCCGCACACCCTTAAGCTGTTCCTGCAAACCGTACATCGAATTGGTGAACGTGTCCACAGCATTATCCGAGTAAGATTTACCCCGAGCATCTTTAGTTCCGGTAGCCGCCTGAATCTGATTTCTCATTTCCGTAAGCGTCATCCCGGAGTTCCGTTTGTTAACCTCGTAGGCGGAGAGAAGAGTCAAGGCATCGTTACCGAAGATATCCATCAATTTTTCCCGCCGGGTGAAAGTGTCGCCCCACAGTTCGTGGCTTCGGTTCACTACCTTGTCAATGACGGCCAACATATCGTCGCCTTCTTTTTCAAGGTCAATGCCGAGCATATTCCAGAGCTTTCCCCGCTTCGAGTCCGGCTTAGAACCGAATGCTTGAAGCTGGCCTCGGGAGAATACGTTCAACGCTTCACCTGCGCCCCGTTCATTCAGCACGTTACCCATGCCGCCGAGAAGGGCGAAGAAAGACGCATTATCCAGCTTCAAGTTCTCTTTAGCCGAACGGGAGGACATCATCGCCCTAAAGAGTCCTTCCGGGTCCAGCGCGGATACGTCCGCCGTCTTAAGGATAGCATCCGTTACCGAGGAAGCTTTCTGAGCGTCTACCCCCATCAACTGCCGCGCCAAGTTTACGAATTTGAGAGAGTCCTCGCCTTTCAGCTTACCCATCGACATAAATTGAATCTTGGACGCCTCTTTACCCATCGCGATAGCATCGTTCAGGTCCGAGTACCCGGTTTTCATGGCGGTAAGCATGGAAGTAGCGACTTCCGAGGTTGTTACAGGCAAGTCCCGGCCGAGTTGGAAGATTTCCCTGTTTAACTTGAGTCTATCTTGGTCCGTCTTTACCGTTTCTTTACCGTACCAACTGATTTGCTTCATCACCAGTTCGTATTGAGTCGCTTGGTCCACCGATTCCTTTAGGAACCCGCCGAGGCCAAGCCCCACGTTTTTCAAGCCAATACCGGACATCGAAAGAGCGACGGAACCCATAACGAGAGATTGGTACTTGTTCGCAATCTCCCGCCATTGGTTATCGTACTTCTTGGTAATGGACTCTAAAGCGTCCTCGTGCGACATATTCAAGCCATTCACAAGACTACGGTATTCATTCGCCCAATTATGCTGTAACGCTTTCCTTAAGCGGCTCATTCCGTTATTGGTTTGGTTAACAACGGTATTCACACCATTGGCAAAGATTTGTGCCTGTTGGTGGGCTTGTTGAAAGGCCCCCGCCAACTGATTCAGTCCAGAGAGAGCCTTCCCAAGATTTTGCGTAATGAAGTTAATGCCTACGTGAATTATTGAACCAAACATGACCATTCACCCACTTTCTACTGAGGGGTTTCATCGGCTGTGCCGTTAATGGCCTTTTCGTGTTCAATGATTTTGTCTACCCACTTCCTCCGCTCACTGACCGCTAATCCTTTGATTTCCGCCCGGGACCAATGATAGTACCGGGCGATAAGATGATACTCGTCAAAGGTGAGGTCGAGGTCTATTTCTACCTCGAACTCCCGGCCAATGAACTCACTTACAGAAAATTTACAGGGTGTACCCCATGCTTAATTTCTGTACCGCAGGAAGGGCACTCAATATCCAGAACCATTTTAGGGCCAAATTGTTTTTCCGAAAGCTGACGAATCAGGAACTCTCGGTTCGTGGTAGACATCGACCGGGCTAAAGCCGGATTGATCGTCATATCCCCGAATTTCTTCAAACAGCGAACCAACAGTTGCGTATTCGCTTGCCCGGCATTTTTACGGCCAATCGTGTCCAATGTTTCTTGGTCATCGCCGTTAGGGAGCCGCAGGAAGGCTTCTTTCACCATGGTTTCGTTCTTCTCGTCCTTATGCGGCTTCGGAAGTTCAACGGAGAATCCGTCCGGGTCCACTTCCAAAGGTTTATACTCAATGTCCGTGTCGAGGTCTACCATGTGTTCGATGTCACATTTGCAGTCATCGTTCGGACACTTAGTTTCGATTTTAAGTTCCGCGTTTCCTTTAGTGACAATGCGGAGCATCAGCATCATGGTATCGCGGTCGCCCAGCGGGAGTTTATGAATCAGGTTAAACCACTCCGAGGGCTTCTTGAAACTCTTAGGTGTTAAGGTTCCGATACGAAGGGTCGTGCCGGATAAAAGGGTGGAAATTAGGCGGCCAATGTTGTTTTTGACCTCCGGTTTAGCAATCGCTTCCTCGTCCACGCCGAGGATTTCACGCATTTCTACTTCCGTGTGGGTTTCCCCATTGTACTCAACGCCGTGTTCCAGCGTAAAGATGATGTTGCCTTCTGCCGTAAGTTCATATTCCCGATTCTTTTCCTGTGCCATAGTCGTGTCCTCCTAAAGTGGATGTTTTCAATGTGAATAAGTAGGAATAGGGCGGGCGGAGCCCACCCCATTTCATTAAACCGTTGCGACGTTGATTTCTTCGGTTTGCAGTTCGATGGACTCGATGCTGACTTCCGAAGAAGTGGCATTGAGGGAAGGGCCTGTGAACTTGGATGCCCAAGTCTCTTCCAGCGTCCATTGGCGAACGTTATTGCCCATACGGTCCTGCTCGATAACGGTGACCGTCTTACGGAAGTCCACATTATCCAAGGACTGACGGAACAACAGGTAAGTCTCGTTATTCTTGAACGCTCCGCGCTTAAGAGTAACCACACCTGTTTTCTCGATGCCCGGCAGTTTACGGGTAGCCTTGAATCCGCCTTCGCGGTACTCGGTTACCTCGATTTCGGAGTCCAGACCATCGACTTCAGTGAAGCCAATAGCCGCGTCCAGACCGGGAACCTCCACCTTAAAGCGGAACTGTTGCAACGGGTCTTTAACTTGAGAACGGCCCATAGTGAATACCTCCTTAGAGTAGAGTTAATAAGAAAGAAGAGAGGAAGAAGCGTAAGACTAGCTTACGCTCACTCCGCCGTCCCATTGGCCGATACGAATGATGATGAACTCGCCCGGCTTGTTGAAAGCCACGCCGACTTCCTCATTGATGCGGCCAGCATCGACTTCTTCCTGCGTATTGAGTTCGGCGTCACACTTCACGAAGAAGGCTTGTGCCGGGGTATCGCCTTTGAAGGCACCTACCTTAAACTCGCCTAAAAGGAAGGAGTTCGCTTGAACCCGCATTTGCCGCCATGTGTCGGTATTGTTTGGCTCGAACACCGCCCATTGAGAGCCTTCCGCCAAGGACTTGATGATTTTCTTCAGGCCCCGGCGAACGTTGACGTAGCGGTCTTTCGGGTCTGCACCCAGAGTACGTGCGCCCCACACGACGATACCTGCACCGGAGAGTACACGGATGACGTTGATACCTTTAGGGTTCAATACGTCCCGTTCCCCATCCTGAACAGTAACCTTCGTGCTAAGAGCTCCGCGTACCGTTGCGTCGATACCCGCCGGAGCCTTGTAAACACCGCGAGTTCCGTCCGTGCGGGCGTAAACGCCAGCTACGTGACCTGCCACCGGAACGAACTTGGTTTTAGCCGTACCTTTGCCGATAGGGTCAGATACTTCAATCCAAGGGTAGTACAGAGACGCATCCTTGGAACCAAGGGAAGCACGAAGCGTTTGGATAGAAGCCACTGTATCGGTAAGGGCTCCGTCACAGACGAAGAAGGCATCCTTACGCTTCTCACACCAAGCATAAGCTCCGGTGATGGTAGCGGCCGCTTGGGATTCAGGGATAACAACAATGTTGATGTTGTCCACTGTATCTAAAGCCGCAAGGCCCGAAGTACCCAGAAGGTCGTCAGAATCAATGCCGGAGGAACCGTCCGCACCGCCGGAGAGGTTCTTATCCACCCCGATGTCCCCCGCAACAAGCGTTGGAGTGGTGGAGCCCAGAACGTCAATGGATACGAACTTATCCGTTCCATTAACAGCCGTCTCGATGAAGTTATCCTGCGTAGCATCAAAGGACACTTCCTTGTACGTTGCCACAGTCGTACCGTCAAACTTTACGATAAAATCGTAGTTGCCAGCCGCTAGACCATTTACAAAACGCGAGGACAGCTTATTACCCCATATGCCTTCATCCAAGGCTTCCACCTTCACGATGTCCGCCGGAGTTGCTTGGCCGTCCGTGTAGGTGTACTGGGCTTTAACTTGGGAGCCGTCGCCGGGACGGACAATATAGGCGCGGGTACCGCCGTTATTGAAGAAGCCGTAAACGGCATACGCTCCGTAGGAGTTCGCCAAGAAAGGCGTATCCAAACCGTAGGAAACCGCATTTACGTAATCAGTCCAAGACGTAACCAGTTGAGGTACGCCGATTTTTCCACGAGGGGAAAGTGCGACAAAAGCCGCAGTAGAGGTTCCTACCCCTTGAATCGGGCGGGGGCCGGAGTTCTTCTCCTCTACGAAAACATCAGGGCGTAAGTAATCAGCCATTTGAATCCCTCCTTATCAGAATAAAATTATCTCCGCCGGGAAGCCTTAACCTTAATCTCCGGAGCAGGTTGTTCTAAAGGGGCCGCCGCAGGTTCGGTAACCGCCTCAGTCACTACCGCTTCGGGCTCGTCAATAACTCCCGGCTCGACACTTGGGGCCGTAGGAGACTCGTAAATACTTGCAATCAAGTTGCCTGCATTCACGTGAGCCACCACAGATGGGTGCTCCAGCATCGCAGGATGCCCGGGCACTATCTTGGATTGAAGGGGCTCAATACGAACACTCTCCGGCCCAAAGTCAAGTTCGATAGGCTGGTTAATGCACCTATTGTAAAAGAACAGCATCATTAGAAGCCCTCCCTATATTTGGTCGCCGGAGATTTGAATGTCGAGGACTCGTTTGAAGGTCTGTGCTGTAGCGAAGTCCGTCTCCGTGCGTATCACGTATCGGTATGTCTTGCGAAAAATCCGTTTTTGAACTGCCCCGCCGTTGTTAAGGGCCAGATAACTGTCCCCGGGGAGTACCTGAACAAGGAAGAAATCGTAGGCATTGAGGGAGTTGTCCTCGGGGTCAATTACTTGAATGGCCCCTCGGGGCGGAAACAACTTAAGGAATTGAACCTCCATCGGAATAAGGTCTATCCTAAAGTCAGCCAGAAGGTTGAACTCGTAGTATAGGTTCCAAGGGATAGGCGCATCCTTAATGTCTACATCCGTCGCCGTCCAGCTTGCCTTTAGCATCACCGCAGAAGTTTCCCGGCTCACATCATGAAGTCCATCGTAGTTGTGGTAGATGATACCGGGCCGCTTCGAGTCGGCATCCGCACTTCCTGTCTTTGTCCCCGACATCCGGTAGGAAGCCGAAATCGGTACTTGGGCACCATTTTCATCCGGTAAGGTAATGGTTGAAAGACGGTTTTGCAGGTATGCCTCAAACTCAGGAATCCATATCGCCATCGTCTCCGCCGCCCCTTCCGTCTGTATCATTTAAGCCCACGTTCATTTTCGCAAGATTGGCCGCTACCTGACCTTTTACCCTCTCCCATGCCGGGCCAAACAGGTCACGGGCACCACCATAAGGGGTGTTTTGAAGGATTTCAGCTATCCGCTCCATACTCATATTGGAAGGGTCGTGGCGGATATCATATCGGGCTCCGACATATATCCGTTTCTCCCCGGCCCCAGCCCGTACCCGGCGGATACCTTTATGGTCCAAATTGGAGTAGAACGTTCCCGTTGCCCCGATAAACAGCTTATCGGTACCGGACTCATATTCCTGACGGTCACTCTTGGGTTCCCACGAAGGGTCCCCTTGTTCAATCAGTTGGAGGATGGCCTCCTTGTACAGCTTGGCGTTCTTCATCAGTACCGCATCTACCCGCTTATTAAACCTCTCGGCCGTAGCCTCCAAAAGATGACCTGCCGTGTTCCAATTCTTAAGCATGACCATTGGGATTCCTCCCTCCTATCCAAACTAAAGCCGGGATGTTTAGCAGGAAGGGCTCCTTCATATGAATCTTGCATATCTCATATGACCGCCCGCCGACCACCACCCGAGCGTCTGAATTGAAGTTCAGTTCCCCGGTTTCCTCCGCCAGCCCCACGCCTCGAAGAATAATGTGCGGCACCCGGATAACCAGTTCCACATCATCTTTCTGCCATCCGAGTTCGGACAGCTTTTCCTCCGAAGGGTTAAGGGTTGTATGGGCATTGAACTCTACAGGAGGGTCAAACTTCGGGTACTTGATTTCTCCGTAGAGATTCCCCTGCCCCGTAGAGGCGGAAAGCTTCGCAATACCGACCGTAGATTGGAGGGCCTTGTAGGTTCGGTCCATGGAGGTTTCAATCATCACCCTATTGAAAGGAATCATTGAGTTTCACCCGGAGGTAATGGGACGATTTGGCCCGTCCGTAAACTCCGCCGACGAAGGGTAGATACCTCAATCGTCGCCCCACCGCACGATTCCGCAAAGGCCCCGTCCAATTCTTTAGCCAGCTTGATATAATGCTCGAAGGGTTGCTCATTGAAGAACTTATCGTTCTCAATCTCGACCTGCATCCCCTCGGCGTACTTCGTAGCCAGTAGCCAGTAGCATTTGGCCGCCGCTCCGGTCAGGACCGCAAGTTGCTGTGCTTCATCCAAGTCCTCAATCTCCAGAGAAGAATCATACTTGGCTAAAGCGTACTTAATAGCCCTATCCAGTTGTCCATCAGACAACTTGGCCGCCGGATTGGAAGGCTGAACGTCCTCGGCTAATTGGCCTCTCAAATCAATGAGAGTAGCCATCGGGGTTCACCACCTTACAGGTAGATTGCGCCCGCCTCCAGCAAGCAACGCTTTTGGTCCACGGTGACCTTGAGTTCCTTGTCTTTTTCAAGAGACAGCCACCCTGCACCAATATAACGTCGGCCTGTGATTTTGGACTTAACCGTAACATACTTATCTTCCAGAACGATAGGTTCTTGAGGAGCCGCTACAGCCGCCTCTTTTGCTTTGCCTTTAGCTTTTCCGCCTTCCGGAGTTGAAGCCTCGGGAGCCGGGGCCGGAGCCGAAGCATCAGGGGTTTGAGTCTGCTCTTGGGTGTTTTCCGTGTTTACTTTATCTTGTTCGGACATAGGGAATACCTCCTAGAATTTTGGCCTAAAGCCGAATTACGCGTTAGCGTCTTTGGATTTCAGAGCGGCAACCAATTTGTTGTAGTCCGCCACCAACGCGTCAAACTCCGCCTTGGTTGGAGTAGCTCCGGCCGCTACAGCGATGTTTCCTGCTACGCCTTTCTTATTTACGAGAGCCGCGACCTTATCGACAATCTCCTTGAATTTGTTCATCATGGTTAATCACTCCCCGTTAGAAGGATGAAACATTGGCAATGGGTAGTTTGGATACAAGCCATCAACAATGTTTTAGTTTTATTTAACCCTTTATTTTGTTCCTTTAGATTCTTAAGTAGGAACTCCTTAAGAGTCTTAAGTAGACCTACCTCAGAAGCTTGTCCAAGGTAGGTCTAAAGGAAGTCAATATTAGGCAGTTTCGATACGAACCAAGTTCACATCTTGGAGAATGTCTACTCCGAAGATGGAGTACCACGCCAGCTTGTGTACGCGGCCGAAGTCCTCGATGCCGCCGTCACGCATTTCAACCGGAAGGGCGATTGCCAAACCGTAGGCGTTCTCGCCAAACATCAGAGCTTGGTATACGTCAACAGTTCCGCCAGCACCCGCGCCATCCAGAATCGGCATTTGTGTAGTCTCGATGAAGATTACATCGTGGATACGGCCGATTTCACCAGCGTACTGCTTGCCGTAAGCCGTTACGTTTTGGAACTCGTTGTCGTCACGGATACCGCGAGCGTGGTGAGGGTGGATGAAAGTAACGTAGTAGTCGTTGTTGTACTTACCCACATTGTTGGTAGACAGAACTTCTACACCGTCCTTGATTTCCTTACCTGTGATGAGGTCGCCTGCCGCCAGTTGGTTACGGGCGGTGCGGGAACCTGCGTAAACCACTTGAGTACAAGTCAGAGCCACATCGCGGAGGGCCGTATCCAGAGTCTTAGCGTAGTCGATACCCAGCAGTTTAGCACCGGAAGCCATTACATCGTCAAAGGATGCTTGAAGTAACAGTTCAGTAACGGCGATTGCGTTACCCCATTCAGTTACCTCAATTTCCTTTTGAGTTGTGCTGAGGGCTTGAGTGCTGATAGGTGTTCCCTCAGTCAGCTTACCGCCCATTGTCAGGTTGTTGTAAATGGTCATTTTGACCTTAAGGCCCGCTTGACCATTCAGGTCCGTTTTTGTTACCGCGAATTGAGCAAAACGCAGTACGGGTTGAGCATGGAACTCAATCTCCTTGGAATATACGTCCAAGATAGTCTGAGTCAGGTTAGATGTCATTGTAGTAGCCATCGTTAATTCCTCCCTTTATCGGTGAGATTATTTGTCGAGATTACCTGTTCTCGCTTCCGCTAAAATGCGTTCGCGATGTTTTGCATACTCCGCCGGAGGGAGATTACGGATTTCCGCCGCCGTCAGTTGCTTGGTGCTGGACCCCGGAGGGTTAGTCACAGAAGGTGTGCTAGGTTTAGGTGGTTTGGCAGGAGCCGGAGCAGGTTGATTAGCCAGCATAGCCGCTTTCAGTTCTGCATACCGGACAATGGCCTTTTGTACTGATGCGTCAAATTCTTCTTCGGTTTCGCCGCCAAGCAAGTCAGGAAGGTATTCCGTTTTCGCTTCTGCCAGTTCACGGAGTTTGCGTTCCTTATATGCTTCAAACGTAGCCTTGCGCTTGTCGGCCTCCGCCGCCGCCCGCTCCGCTTCGATTGAATCCGTGAGTAATTTTACTTGGTCTTGGAGAGCCTTTACCTGACGTTGCAGGATGTCTTGCTCACCGAGATTCTCGTTCGCCCTCGCATCGAGAGCGTCTTGAGCTTCCTTAAGTTGCTTTTCGAGGTCTTTGATTTTATCCTCTTTAGCATTGAGTTGCTTGTAAACCTTGTCTTTCTCTTCGGAACGTGCATGTTCCACTAAAGACTTAACGGACGGAATCTTGAACAAGAGGTCCGCTTTTGCGTTTCCAAGAAACGCGATGACTTGCTCTACCGTAATGGTGGCCGGAGCCGGGTTCGGAGCCGGAGGGTCCTGCGGCGGGTCTGCAGGAGGGTCCTGAGGAGGGTCCGTCTCCTCTGCAAATAATTGAAGGTTAAGCGGCAACGGGTATTTTGCTTTGTATGGTTGTTTGTAAGTGTCGAAAGACTTAAGCATTGTCCAGTTCCTCCTTATAAATGGGTACAAAGAATGAATCATTGCAAGGGTATGGGTAACGCGGGAGTTGTCTGGGGGTGTATGTAGTTGCGGCGTATTCATCAGTAATGTTTTCTTCTGTGTGTCGGTCTGTATTTACCCATTTCACCTTAGGGACTTTTAACTCCATCAGCACTTGTTTGGCCGTGAATTGGTAGGCCCTAAAGAGTTCGGAAGTTAAGAGCCTTCCGTTCCACCTTGCCGCCGTCCCGCCCGGGATGGGGTGGGTTCCTGTGAAGTAATCCACCATGGTAGCAATAGCCCTGTCGTGGTCTGTCGAGGCCGTGGCGTAGGTTTGAATGATGGGAAGGATATTTGCCATTAACCGGATAGTTGCATTGTCCACCCGCGCATCCAGCGTCCGCCTTTTGAACTTTGCAAGGAGAAAATCTTTTCGGATTCTACCCCAAAGCTTGTCCTTGGCTTTTCCGTCTAAAGGCTCATACCCCGCCTTCCGGTGGAGTTCGTTGTAGTGGTTGATGGTTGCCTGAATGACTTCATCCACCGCCTCAACGATAAACGACCGGGTTTTGTCACCCAATTCCTTAGCCAACTTCGTGTAATGCACGGTGAGGAATCCTGTATTAAAGGCCGTCACCCGCTCCACATTCTTTAGCGGTAAAATCGCCCTGTCCCCGTACTGTGAAAGAAGCTTCATGTAAGCCGAGACTACTTGCCGGATGTAATGGGCCATAGGGTTGTCCATCTTACGCGCCTCCGTTTGCCTGTTCAAACTTCGGGACTATGCCGCCCACGTTGGTTTTACCCGCAGGCTTCGGCTTAAGCGTGGAATTTCCATTCGAGTTGGTTTCGTACTTCGCCGCCGTAGCGAACATCATATCCTGCCACTCGATAAATTCCTTCTTAATCTCGTCCAGCTTCGTAACCGCATCATGTTCACCCAATTCCTTGAGTGCATCAATCCGAGTCATGAGTTGGAGAGTAATCTTCTGAGCGATAAGTTGCATCTGGATAAGCTCGTCTTTCGGAAGCGGGTTCGGGAAGTCTGTGCTGTACACCCATCGTTGCCGGGGAGTTAAGGCATCGAATTTCGCCTTGTCGAATCCGTTGAGGCCATACAGATACAAGTACCGAATGATAATCCGGTTAATCTGCTCAATCCCTTCCCCATAGGTCTTACGTTTCATGTTCGTAATGTCCATCAGGGGTTGGTTCTTAATATGAAGGGCCACGCCGGAGGTATTGGAAACGTTCGTCTCCGAACCGAAAGCATCGTGTGGCATATTACCGATTTCAAACAGGGCCTTCTTAATCAGGTCAATGTAGTTCATCGAAGAAGCCAAGTCCGATTTCAGTTCCAAGTTTTCGACCTTCGCGTCTTTAGGAAGCCCGCCCCATACCTTATTCGCGCCTTTCGACAGATTGTTCGACTTTGCGCCGAAAATCAGCGTAATTGGTGCGGCATGGTAGTTGATGATGTCCGAAACGTCAGTCGTTTTTTCATTAAACTCCTTCTGCAAAGGAAGGATGTCATGAAGGTCCGATTTCCCTAAAGACTCGTTAGCCAGAACCAAGTTCTTGATTCGGACTACCGGGATTTCCTTAAGGTCATTCGGCCGCCGTTCCACTTCTTCGTCATCAAGGAACTGAACAATCTCATCCGCGTCGATTTCTTCTCGGAACCAATGCGTCACCATCCGGCCGTTCAGGTCCTTAACCTCAATCGGATAGATGATTTTCATTTTTACCAGACGGTCCTTATCGTGGGGGTCCCACTCTGGGAAACATGCATGGCCGGGCAGAAGTAAAAGCCGAACTCGTCCGTTTGGGTATAAGTCTGCCATCACAGGTTGCTTACCCTCATCGTACTCTTCGACAACAATCTTCACCCACGAATTTCCGGATACCCCTCCGGCCTGAGCCGCTTCAAGGAACAGCAATTCGCGCTGGTTATCATCCCAAACTTCGTCTAAAGGCTTCTTTACAATTTCCTCCGCGCCTTTCTCAACATTAATGGTGAAGCCTTTCCCCGCAAGGAAAGCCACACCCTTGTCCACAAAGCGGGCGGAATAGTTGATGGTGTTTTGCGGTTCACCCTCCGGCCGTTTATACGACCATTGAATGCCCTTGTAAAACTTCCAGTAAAGAAGTTCCCGATTGACGCGCTTTAGTTCTTCGGACGAGATACCCATTTGGAGAGAGTAGGGGTTTCCTGAAACAGCCGTAGTCTCGGTGACATTCAGCCCTGATACATACGGGTCTGCCATAAGCCATTACCCCTTTCTCTTTCCGCGTTTTGTGCCCTTCTTGGGTTCGGAAACATTGATATTATTGTGGAAAACATCAATCAACCGCGAGTCCTTGACAGCTACAGCCTGTTGAACAGCTTCCTGAAAGACTTGTCTCCGGGCCGCCCGCTTGTTCTTTTCGGACTCCCTCTCGTATTCTTGCGGTTTCATTTGCCTCGATTGCTGTTCCCACATTCTACGGTAATCTTCGGGAGTAGGAGGGAGAACCCCTCCACCCACGAAGCCACCCTGACCGTCCAAGTTTTCCATTTATTAGGAAGTGTGCTTGGAGTTATCAGGGTTTTTGTTGGTCGGATGCTGGCGAGAGGTTGCCATACCTTGACCTGTGGAGAAGTTCGACTTCATAGCACCCGGTACATCAGAAGCCGACTTTGTGTAGTGTTTGCCGATGCTGTTTCCAGCACCGCCGCCCAAGCGACCGCCGCTAGTGGAGTTAACTGCCATGGAGAACACGCCCTTTCAGTTTATTTAATGCCCGCCGAACACAGAAAAAGGCACACTGATAGCGACTATGCGTTATCAATGTGCCTCGTATGATCTGTGTATAGGAAGGAGAGCATTATGTGTTATAAGTGTTAAAGGTACTTCATAACCATAATAACATGTCCTTCCTTTTTATACAATACTTTTACCTAGTATTTTTAAATAGATAGGACGAATGATGTAATCGGCGGGGTAATTAATTTGTGTCCCAAATCATTAATGTGTAAACCGTCCTCCATATAGGTAGATATAAAGGATGTATCCGACACATGGAGATTGGATGAACGGTAAAGGTCCAAGGAAGGGAACGAATACTTACCGGAAACATCTATTAGAGCATCAGAAATTTGCTTTAGTTCTCCGTGGGCGTTATTCCACGCATTTACACTAGGGAGCGGCGTAATTACCCCAACCTTTTTGAAAGGATACTTCGCAACCAATTTACTAAAGGCATCATCCACCGCCCCATAAAAGGTAGATACAGTCGTATCCCCAAGGGCCCCAAGATTAAATGGGTCCGGGTACCTCCAATCATTCGTACCCATAAAAAGAATAATGATATCCGCGTCCGCCGAATCTCGTTGCCACACAAATTCCGTATAACGATTATACAAAGGGTCGCCTGTCCAATAGCCGGAGCCGCCGGAGCCATTAAACTTCACCGTAGCCCCGGTTTCTTCCGCTACCCATTGATGATAAGGTTTCGTGGCATTGGTCCCTGCCGTGATGCTATCCCCACAAAAGAAAATCTTCACACCCTCTAAAGGTTTAGAAGCCGTACCGCCGGAGCCTCCCGAACGAAGAATACGCATCCGAATCCCTCCTTACGCATAGGAGACTTGCAGAGTGGCCGAACCACTTACCGCAATCGCCCGGAAATTAAGAACCTCGCCTTTGGTTTCCAGTTCAAACGCACTCCCGGCGGAAATCAAATGGCCGTGTGTTGTATCCGGGTCCGAACCGTCCACCCAATACCGAATGTCTGCGGACTCCGTAGAAATCAACGCTTTAGAAACGTTGGCCGGAATCCCCGTCAACCCTACAACTGTACCGCTCACGGTTAATGTAGCATTTCGCATAGTAACCCCTCCTTTATACATAAAAAGACACAAGTCATCCACCCTTGGGAGTAGAATACCTGTGCCTGTCCACAATATAACATGAGGATATGGAAATCACAACCAAACTTATACGAACACAGCCATAAGAATTGCTAAAATAAATATGGCTAAAGCCGAACCGGAGGCCGCCGCCAATGCCCCGCCGAGCCCGAATATAAGCCCCGCCGCCGATACCAGAAGGAACGCAGTACCCGAGTTTAATATTCCGAGAAGGATAGCCAAAAGCGTAATACCAAACGCGCCGATTCCTGTAATCATATAAGCCACCGTATACATCCCCTTTCCTCCTTCCCATTATATCCACGTTTAAGGGTGGGTGATTCCTACTTATTAAAATCCCGGTAATCCACTTCATCCAGACAGTACCGTTTCTTATCGTCATCCTCATTTAACATCCGAGGTTTCCGCTTCCGGCACCGCTTCCGTTTACTTGGAGCCAGCCCTTCATCCTTCCCGGTATTATGGATGCAGTTCGTAAATGGACATCCCCGCCCTATCCAGATTCCCATAGCCTACGCCCTCCGTCGCCCGAACAGTTTTTCCTCCACCGAGGTCCGGCTATGCGGATAAAATGGACTGTCATGTTCCTCGACTTCCGGCATAAAGTTCGACATCGCCGCCAAATTCGCCAGCCCTAAAGAGTCGCAATAGTCATCGTGTGCCCCTTTGACATCCGGATGCTGACAGACCATGTATTGCCCCACGTAATCCTTCTCCAAGTCGAGCATTTGCGACCGGAATTTCATAAAGGGCCGTAACCGTTGCGCCCGGGGATGGCCCGGCACCTTTAGGCGGTTCCCGTCAATCTCCTGTTTCAACGACTTCCACATGGTCGATTTCGACGGCCGGGTAAACTGGTACCCTTCGACGTGACACTGACCGGAATAGTAATGCGCAAAACGGTCCGCCACCGGGTCCCCCATCCCCGTCGAATCTACGAAGATCGTATGGACGTTATAGTTTTTAAGGAAATCCACAATTTGCCAGAACTGCGCCTCGTGCTTCTCATCCTGTAACTCCAGCCAGTTCAGCACATACTTCATCGGGATTTCTTCCCCGGTTTCCTCATTCTTATACTTGTTGCTCCAATCGACCCCTAAAACCGTCACCACCGTTGAGTCCCCACTCTTCGCTACGTCAATCCCGACCGCACACGGCATCGACATTTCCTCGGTCTTGTGCTTCAACACCGGAGAGACTAGGATATCATCAAAATCCTCCTGCGTAATAAACATCCCCCGGTCCAGAATGAAGTGGAGCCGATACGCCATCCGAAATTCGTCCGAATCAAACCCAAGCCGCGTAATCTCTTTCTCTATGTAAGCCTTATATTTTGGATTGTATTTCTGCACCGTCTTATAGTCATATTGGAAGTGATTCTGCTTCGCCCCGTAATTCTGCTCCTGCCGGATATTCCGCCGTATCGCATCATAGAAGTCCGACTTCTTCGTATTCGAGGTCCCGATTTTAATAATGAGTCCGTTATACGCCGCCAACATCGGGTGAATCGATTTCTTGATTTTCGTATTATCGACATCCTGACATTCGTCAATCAGTACCATGTGATAGGACTTCGACTCAATCTGGGATTGCTTCGCCGCCGACTGCATCCGACACAACGACCCATTCGTCAACAGCATCGGGTTCCCTTTCTCATTCTCAAAATCCGTATCAATCTCCGGGTCATTCATAATCGCCTTCGCATTCCCGTGCCGTATTTTCTCCCGCACCCGCGTAAACGCCGTATACGCCTGCTCATTAGAAGGAGCAAAAATCCCCACCCAGAACCCTTTAGCATACATCTTCAATTCGTACATATCCGGAATCATCTTCGCCAGCAGAGGCAGTAATACCATACACCCCGGAATCACCACCCCGAGCGTCTCCGTCTTACCCGACTGACGAGAAAATAGGGCCGTGAGTTCATCCCCGCTATTCGTCACCAAACACTCGATGACGCGCCGCGCAAATACCTTTTGGTATTCGTGTAACTTCGTGTCCGCTTGGGTTTCACAGTACAACAGTATCTTCTCGACCAAATCGGATAGCTGTTCATCCCGTTTGGCTAAAGAGGTCGTCTTGGCCTTTACGGATTCCGCCAGTTCCCTAGCCCTCTCGTCAGCTATCTCATTTAAGTCACGTTCCCTTTGGTCTAAAGCAGTTCCCTCATCTTGAGTGGTTCCCTGCTTCTCTCGCAGTTCCCTTTTGTTATGCTTGAGCTTGGTAGATACTCGTTTGGGCTTCTTACGTTTTGATTCATCCAGTTCTATAGTCATGGTGGTTGCCCTCCCCTTGCGCCTCATATAAGAGTTATATCACTTATAATTATAGCCCCTCCGCCCCAGCTCGTCCATTGTTTTACAAGGTCTGGAAGTGTCAGAAGCGAGGGTTTCGTGAATATCCTTTTCGCATATGAGTATATACTTGCACGGGTAGAATTTCCAAAAATTTGAAGGTGGGTGGGTGGAAATAGAAAAAAGGAAATTCCCCGAAGAGAATTTCCTTTTTTTGGATTAAGCCCGGCCTGTATAAGCCTTGACCAAGTTATTCCATGTATAATGTTTGGTTGCCTGCCGTCCGATAATATCCGAGATAGAGTTATATTCCTTTTTGTCCAATCCGTTATTTTTGTTAGCCTGTAGGATTTTTCCTTCCGGTGTGATGGTGTAAGTTACCTTAGCCTTATCCTCCACCGTGGAGGTATCCAATTTGAATACCTTACCCAATGCCTTAGCCTGATTGATAGCCTTTCCCCGGTTAGTTGTAATGTTAGTAATGAGGTATTGTTGGGGTGTTACCATGATGCCTTTTTCCGCCTCCTTGTATTCCGTGTATTGAAGGAAATTGCCTGTTTCCCGTCCCCATTTTAATTCCCAAGGTTTGATTGTGGTTTGTTTGGCCGGAAGTATTGCCACCGTGTAAAATGTCCATTCCCCGCCTTGGATAGGTATGATGGTAATGGTGCCGTTAGCCTTTTTCCATTCCTCCAGTGTTTGTTGTGTTACCCGCCCGGCCGTAATGGGGAAGTGGGTATCCAAGAAAGGATTAACCTTCCGGTCCAAGAGGATTGGAAGAATGGACCATGTTTGGCCGCCCGGCCCGTAAATAAATTTGATAGCCTTTTCCTTTTCCTCCTCCGTTTGTTGGATAGCCTTAGCCAAGTCCTCCGGTGTGCCTAAAGCCGTCCCGCCCGCCGTTTTTGCCTCCGTATCCGTTAAGTAGAAGTATTCCCCGTTTGCCTCCGGGCCCGCCGTTTCCGGTAATTTGAGAGCCTCCGGGAGTGTTACCTTTTTTGGTGTTACCTTTTTTGGTGTTACCTTTTTCCCGCCGTTTGCCTTGCCGTTTGTTTTTGCCATTTGTATTCCCTCCAATAGGTTAGTGTAAGGGGTGGATTCCCGCCCGGCCCGCCTTACCTATTACCTATTATATGCCTTATAAGGGTTTTTGAGAAGTCCTTTTTGAATAATGTTTTTTATTGCCTTGCCTGTCCGTGAAAGAAAAAATTTATTGCCTAGACTCCTTGACCGAAGGGCCTGTTTTATGGTATAATATAGGTTTTACGGTTTGAATCCTTTAGTCTTGTAAAGTTTTACATTCGTGAAATCTTTTGAGAACGAGGCATGTATAGCTACTAGGGCTTCTTCTGGGGGATACAAAAATCGGAGGGCAAGGGAGGGATACTAGATGTCTATGAATTTGGCACAAAATTGTGGCCCGGCGGGTACAGTAACCGCGAATCGGTTAATGTCGGGAATCCCTGCCGGGCCGATGTATTGGAGGTTCCCGATAAGAGCCTTTGGTAAAGCCCTCCCGGGATAGTTATAATATACCCCGAGCGTATAATCTATGGAAAGGTGTCGTGAAAATTACTTGGTTCGGTGTAAGAAAAAAGCCCTCAAGGATAGAGGGCGATTAAGGTATAGCTGGCGATAAGGATAGTCGTGATGCCGAGAAGGAGTTCCCAACGTCTAATTCCTGTCCCGTCCATTTCATCAAAGTCGGTATCTTGTGGTTGTGGTCTGGATTCCGGTCGTCCCATGGTTCCCCTCCGAGTAAGACCCGGGCATTAAGCCCGAGCCATTTTCCGAATGTTTGCGGCGTAGATGGTAGTTTTGATACCTGAAGCGAAGTGGATATGAAAAGCCGAGAAGATGAAAATATGATGCCTGTCGTTAAGATATCCGCCTTTGATGGTTCCCCAGCCGTAGCCGTCCACCCAAACCTTCCGCCCGTTGTATTTAGTTTGAATCGGATTGGGACTCAATTTTTCCTCCCGTGTCATAAGACCCTTTCCATACTCGCGTTGGTCCTCAATCAATTTGTCCATAGTTCCCTGCATCGTAATACCTCCAATGTGTTGTTTATGGGTTCCCTGCCCATGTTTAAATAATACCATAGCCCTAAAGGCTTGTGTAATTTGTAGAATCCTGTCCCCGCCCGGCGAGGTCGTGTCTTATATAATAGAAGGAAAAGAAAAAGACCGGGATTATTCCCCGGCCTTTAATTTTTGAGATAAGTTTTGAATTTCCGTAATATGTCCGAAATTCCCTTCCGCCCGGTCCATTCCGCCTTGCCATTGTTGGATGCCTGTTTTATCCGATTCCCCGTAATCCCAACCCAAGTCAACCTCCATATCCTCCAAGGAAGCCCTAACCGTTTGGACCAATTCCCAATCCTTTTTACCTTCCGCCAATTCCAAGATAGATTGAAGTGATTTAAAATAAGTGAGTACCAATCCCAATGTTTCCTCCATGTTATCCATTTCCATTCCTCCAAAATAATAAGTTTAAGGAGTCCCGAACCCCTTATAGTTATATTATAGACCCCGCCCGACAACTTGAGTAAACAACTTGGGGCGAGTTCGTTACTTACTCTTGCCGTTTAGGGTAAAGCAAAAGCGGAGCCGAAGCCCCGCCTGCCGTTAGTTTCTGACAATCGTAACCTCGCCCGCCGTCCGGCTAAGTCCATTCTGCAAATGAGTGATGCGGTCATCGAAGTAGACATCAAAAATGTATTGGGCGATTTCTTCTTCGGTCATGTACTCGTAATAGACAATCGAAGTTTCCTCAAGCAATTTCCCTAAAGCCTCCGCCGCCATATCGGAGCCGTTGGCCTTCTCTTGTGCTACCAAATGTTGAACCACCAGTGACAAATTCATATGTAAAACCTCCAATGTTTTAGTGCCCTTTCCCTTGGGCCTATTTATAGTATAAAGCCTAAAGGGATTCTTAAGACCCTGTTGTTTGAGGAAACGGAATCGTGACGTGTTCGTGCCCGCCCGCCGAAAATAAAAAGCGGGGCCGGAGCCCCACCCCTCAATCATGCAACCAATCAATACACTTGTTGCAAAGACCCTCCGACCGATAGGGCGCGTCCACGACATCGTAAGGGGAAAGATACAGGCGATAATCTTGGCAGTTGAGATACACTTTTCCGCATCGGGTGCATCGAAAATGCGCTACCTTCGTCAGCTTCCATGTTCCCTGCGAACCCAAGTCAATAACCGGAGCCCGCCCATCCCGCAAAGGATGTACCAAACCTGCATCAAAATTAGTAATCAATTCTTTCATCTGAACCGCCTCCAATTTGTTTCCGGGTTCCCGCCCGGTCCTTTTATTATAGACCCCTTCGTTCTTCTTGTGTTGTCCTCTGGAAAAGAACTTAAATCGGATTCTGTACTTGTTCTGTCCACTCCAGAAGGACAAAAGGCGGATTCTGTACTTATTCTGTCCATCTCCAGTGGACAAGGGCGGATTCTGTACTTAATACGAACACGTTTTCGGCTTCTCAGAGCCGTTTAAATCGATTTTTATTCGTTGAGACGGAGAACGATACATATAATTGATACTAGGACGCTCTCAGGGGAGACAAAAAATCGGTGGGCTAGGGCAGATACAAGACGTAAATTTGAGGGGACAAAAAGAAGGGGCAGGATTGATACAACCCCACCCCTTCTTGGAGACAAAACCCGCCGGAGCGGGATTACCATTCTAAAGGGACTTCCTCATATTCGTATCCCTGCCCGCCGTCCTCGCATACCGACAGCATATCCTCGTAGACATCTTCATGCGTTCCGGCCAAACAATATTTCTGAACCTCAACCGTCGAGTAGGGATGGCCGTCATCGTCTAGTTGGAAATCCACGTTCTTGAACGTGATGGCCCAGATGGTCGAAGTCAGGAGGAAGTAGACCGCATTCATAATATGTACTGCGTCGAGATAGCTGACTTTCGGATTCCCCATCAGGTCCGCCACCGCGTTTTCCAGTTGGTCGAGGCTAAAGGTGTGGTGTCGGCGGATGGGGTGAATCCAACGTCCTTCGCCATCCATCACCAGCAGGTTCCCGTCCGGGCTCGGAATCACGATGAGGTTATACCGGGTAGCGGAAGCTTCAAAGAGGATGGACCGCGAACCGTTGGTCGCGTGTACCTGAACAGGCTTGTGGATGTACCCGGTCAATTCATCGTTCCGGGCCGTAGCGATGTCATACACCGACTCGAATTTAGTTCCGGCGATTTGTTCCGGCGTGGCGAACGGGGCTTTCCAATCATGGGTTTTCATATCATAACCTCCAACGGGATAGTGTGGTAGGGGTTCCCGCCCGACCACCTAATTATAGTATAGGCCCGCAGGTGGGTGCATGAGTTAAGGAATTTTAATCTTTGAGTACCGTATCTATGGTCAGGCCCCTCCGGGTCTTGTCCGCTATATACTTACCTCGAAGAGATTCAGGGTGCGGAATCTGAACTTGTTCGGTGTCCCGATTCCGCATCTTGGCCCGGTCCCCGCGAAGAATATATTCTTCCTCCTCGGGCTCGGCAGGCGAAGTCGTGACTTGTTCGGTCATCGGAGTCGTAACTAATTCTCCGTACACCCACAACCGGAGGGCGGCCTCGGTTGCTTCCTGCTGACTCATGTTCAAAGACTCGGCCTTTGCCATCAAGTCATCAAATAACTCCATCGGAATACGTGAACCCAACTGTTTCTTGCTCATATACAAAACCCCTTTGTTAACAAATTCGTGTCTTGTTAACAAAATACCAGACTTGTTAACAACTTTCAAGGGCATTTGTTAACAACTAAAGCATGTTAACAGCCCGTTTGTTAACAAATCTGCTAGCAACTTGGGTCCTTGCTAGCAAAATGATTAGCAAATGAGGCGGTTGGGAACAAAAATCGGGGCTTGTATACATGTGTCGCTATGCATAGAGGGAGGGTTTCTATGCTTATAATAGTTAAAAGGTCTAAAGGTGTGGCGGGGTGGGTGAGCGGAAGTCCTTGTTCTATAAGGGTTTATCTTATATTCAGTGTCTTTCTTACTGTTAACCGAACTGAGGGTTTCGGCTTCGCCTCCCGCCCGCCCGGGTGGGTCGGTGGAAATGGCGAAAACCCTTGATATATAAGGCTTTTTTCGAGTTCGGGGCTTATTTTGGGGTAGATACGAAAAAAGCGGAAATCCCAAGCTGTTTTAGCCGGAGACTTCCGCTTTTATATAATAAAAGGTATCTTTTAATACCTTTCGTGTTACTCGAGGGTCTGAGAGCATCCGTTATGGTGGTGTCCTGTACGGGTACCGCAATCGGGACATTCGTTATCGTCCCCGCCGCCCAATTCGTCGTATGTATCGTCGATACCTTCCTCGGTAATTACAGCGACCTCTTCCGCCGCGATCTTGGTTTGCCGGAAGTCTAAAACCACCGAGGACTTCCCGCCGTAGCGGTTCTTCATGGCCCATATCCACAAGCCGACGAGAGATTTAGTCCGGTTGGAGGGAATCAGTCCGTGTAGACTGACTCCACTCTTAAGGATAACGGAGTAGGTTCTCATTGGTTCTCCTCCCCGCCCGCCGGATTGTTCTGGTTATACTCTTTCCAGAACTCGTGGGTATCAAAGTCTCCGGTACGGTGTATATATCTCAGGGCCGCCGCCGTCTCGAATCGATTTGCATCTAGGGAGAAGGTACAAAACTCATTCCATACTATATCGGATAGCCCTGTCACTAAAGCCACAGCGTAGACGGGGTCCACTATGCGGTGCCCCGCGTCATCTTTGATGTCGAATACCACCGAACGCTGATGCCGAGGACTTTGTTTTAATTCGGTAACCTTGCCGAGAGTTCGGACAATAGCACAGCCACACTGGGTATCCGGACACCACCAATCTGCTCCGGAGTAGTTCACGTACGCTTCAATCTCCGCCGCCACTTCTAAGAGTATATCCCGATTCGCGATAATCATTATTCGCTTCCCTCCTCACAAGTTGAGTTCAAATCTTGCATTATATTCTTCTCGGGTTTTGGGGTCCCAAGTAAATTCCCCGGTCTGGGCAATCTCTCTCAAAGCCCTTGCCGTTTGGAATCTATCCGCGTATAAGGTGAAACCTCTAAAGCTGTCCCATATCTTATCGGGTACTCCTGTTACGTAAGCTACCGCACGTTCAACATCCCCGCCGATGACAAATTGCCCGCCCGCAAATCCTTCGACTCTAAACCCGAAAGTATTGTCTCGTGCTTCAAACTCCGTCGTCTTGCACAGTACCCGGACCATGGCACAGCCACACTGTCTTTCTGGAAACCACCATGATGCACCAGAGTAATACTCGTCCTGTTCAATCTCTTCCGCCACTTCCAGCAATACGTTTGGGTTAACTGTAATCATTGGGCATTACCCTCCTCTTCAATTTCCCGCTCAATGGCCGCCATATCAATACCGTGATACTCCGCCGCCGTGTACAAGATGCGTTCCGCCATTTCTCCAATCAAGTCGTACACCTGCTCGATGTTGAGATTATGCTTATCCTTCGTTCCCGACACTACAGCGGCCAACATGGAACCTAAAGCCGTAGCGACTTCATTTGTATTAAAGGCTCCGTTAAGGGAATTACAGCTTACGAATCCCTCCGCCGGGTCACCCACATTGGTACGAACGATGCCCATACCGAGGAAAGCATCAAAGGATTCCAGCGTTTCCTTCGGGTCAGTTAGGTTGGCTCGGAAGCATTTCGTCGTTACGTGAACCCGCCGGGCGGGATTGAAGTCTGGGATATCTGGAGTCTCGTTGCTTTTAGAGTAGTTCATTGGTCGGCCTCCTTAGGCTGGTATAAGATTAGCGATTAGGAAGGGTGGGGACAAAATCCCCACCCACAAGATTAGTATGCCTTCCGGCCGGGCTCGTCATCTTGCATCATTTGAGCGACGATTTTGGCGAAGTCGGCCATGCCTTTCGGCTTCCCGCTCGTTGACATTTGAGACGCAAGATGTGTGGAGAGCAGGTCCTCAGGGCTCATTTCTTCCTCCGCCTTGCGGAGCATGAAGCCAAGCGTTGCGCTGATGACGGCCGCTGGATTCGTTTTAGCGAATTGTTCAAGGCTCTTATGTACGGCCTCTATGATTTGGTCATTGGCTTGCATCAATGCCGTAGGACTAAAGTTGCCTACGATGGTGGTCAGGTTGCAATCTTTCTGCCCGCCGAGGTCGGCCATCGTACCGATGATGCCGGAGATTTGGAACGAGAACCCGTTTGCCAGCGTGACAGTCAGTGGCTTACGGGCTTCTACGTTGAGGCGAAGCTGGTTGATGATTTCAATAGTCTTAGCGTTTTCCATTTCGATTCCCTCCAAGGAATGTATTTTGAGGGGCGGTAGGGCCGCCCCGGGCCCGCAAAATCACTTGTAAATCAGCGAAATCTCGAAGTCCTTCCGGATGAACTCAATAAGTTGGTCGAAAGGCATCCAGCGGAAGTTATCCGCGACTTCATAATTGCGGTAGTTCCGGCCTTCGTGCCCGCCGCCCCATCCCTTCGCGTCCTCGTCCGAGTATTGCCATACGCGGGGCCTCCAGTTGGCCTTATCCCGCCGCACCGGATTGAACCCAAGCGAAGGCAACATCATGAAATTGGGGGTGCCTTGAATCGCAAGGACCGAATACCCCTCAAAAACCTCGGATTTGAATACCGCTAAAACCTCCCGGCCGCCACCCTGACGATACTTGGTGAACGAGGTCCGGATGTCCTCCGGCGATTTGAAGTTCCAAACCAACAAGAATTTGACGTTGGGTACGCGGTTGAGTTGCCAAGCAACCTGTTCAAGAAGTACCCGATTTTCAACCCGCTGGATTACCTGCCCTGTCGTGGGCGGCGTAGGTGTCGATTTCATTACCATTCTTCATCCCTCCTGTGTGGTGGGCCATCCCGGGCCCATGTAATAAGTATAGGCCCGGGAGGGCAACTAGAGATAAAGAATTTGTATCGTACCGGATACCTCCTTATGTAATCTTAGTGGTAGTACACGTTTTCTTGGGGGCTAAAGGCCAGCCTATTACGAACTGCTAACTCTTTAGCTATCTTCACCGCCGCGCCCTTACTGCCGAAGTCCCCAATCTGCTGAACTTCGCCGCCAATAGGGTGCAAATAGATAAGATACTTCCCCGTCCGGCCACAAACTCGGATGTGGCCGTTCTTGTTGCGGTATTCTTCATGGAGCCGGGTGTCGTACCTTGTCATCTTGCCGACAACCCTCCTTTCTTGGGGTTCAAGACCCTTCGGAGGCCCCTGAGTCGGGAACCCATATTCGGCCTTGGAGGTCGGTAGCAAATCTACCGTGTCTGGGAATGGTGGCCGCAGACAACCGATATGGTACTCAGGGTCCTCCGGTGGGCCTCGAACGAGGCCACCTTATTGCTTACTTCTGATGTTGCAGGTAAAACCGGGAAAGACGTTTGACGTAATCCCGAAGCGCATCCTCATAGGACTCGAAATACTCAGTGATGCCCTCAACCTCACTGATATACTCCACCGCCTCGATATCGACCACCCGACCGCTTATCGTAGCCGGGTGAACCTTATCTTCGACTAGCGTAATCCAAGGGACTTCCGCTTTGTTATCCACCAGCATCCAATCGCCTCGAATTTCATGCTCGGAGAAGAAATATGAAGGTTTCTCACCGTTTTTTCGGTAGTACCTATTCTGTGTGACTAAAGATATGACGGTGTTCCCTTGCTCGTAGTTAGCAAAAGCCTCACCGAATGTCAAAATACGACCTGTTTCCACTTGTCGTCGCCTCCTTATAGGTATTATAACACGTTTTACGGATTAGGATACGTTCGCGGGAGTGGTATCTAATTGCAATTTTATTGCCTCCGCGACCGCCGCGCCGAGTTGTCGAAGTTCATCCACGGTCATGCTGTCGAGGTCGATGGTGGCGCCTTTGCCTACGCCACGGGGCGCGTTGGATACCTTCGGGAATACTTGAATCTTGCCGTTTTCCGGGTAGAAGCGAATTTCGTTTTTCTCCGTGGACAACACCCGAGGTTGCTCCGTTTCCCAATACTTTGCACTTTTAGCCATATTCAATTTCCCCTCTCGATTAGTCAAATTTGCATTGAGCAATCATCGCGTCAATCAGTTCCGGCGTGACCAAATCCACCGCTTCTTGCAACTTCTTCGGGGATTGCCGGGAGACTTCCAACATAAGCTTCTTGACCCCAGAAAAGGCGGTAAACTTTCTAATACCGTTCCCGCGTTCCTCCGGCCGAACGTGCAGGTAATACCCGCGCTTTTCCGTTTTGTACGTGAAGTAGTTCATGCCGCCTAGACTATAAGAGACTTCGACCACGACAATCTTGCCGTGCATCGGGATTTCTTTCAGAAGAACATCTTTAACGGTTGCCATCGTTCTCGCCCTCCCACGGGGTAGTGATAAACTTGTAGGCCGACCATGCGGCAGTACCAAGGAGGAAGAGGACGCAAGCCGTCCCCTGCCACCCGGCAATCTTAAAGAAGTCTAGGAGGCTCACTTTGACTCTCCTCATCCGGCTTGTAATGCCTGTCGATATGTTCAAGATACTGGTCCGCGATAGCGCAACCCACATCTTCTACGGTATTGAACTCACCCGCGAGAATCCGGGCGACAATGTTCAGCATACGGGTGTGCATGTAGTCGTGGCCCGTGTGGTACTCAAATTGGCCGATGCCTTGGGCTAAAGCGATGCACGTAACCGATTGGTCTAACGTCATAGCCATGGTGGATACCCCTTTCGAGGGAGGTCCCGCCGTTAGGCGGTAACCTCCTCCTTGGTTTCTTGTTCGATGCCCTCCGCCTTCGGTTCCTCTTTCGGGGCTGGAGCCGCTACGGGAGCCACCAGGATAGCGTTCACCTTGGCTTTGAGTTCCGCATACTCGGTCGGTTGAATCATTACTTCATCCTTCTTCTCGGTGTAGGCCATCATGAACCGGGTCGCCAGTTGTCGGCACCGGAGGCATCCACGCCCGCGATTGGTTACCTCGATGACGGGCTCTTTAGTCCCATCGGGAAGTTCCGCCGCCACCAGATAAACGCCGCCGCCTTGAGGGTACAAAAGCACCATCCGGCCGTTCTTATTTCTAAAGGATTCATGCGCCGTCGCATTGAACCGTTCGAGTTTCAGTTCCGCATACTTATAGCCGTTTGCATCAGGGGCTTCCAGTTCTTCAAGGAGGTTACCAAATACACCGATTTTATGACCGCGATACTCCACCGCCGGGATAGGAGCGTCGATGGGGATTCTCAAGCTCGGAGCCGACGACGATTCCTTCTTCTCGGACTTGGCTTTCGGGGCCTTAGGTTGTTTCGGGGCCGCCGTAGCTTTCGGAGCCGCCTCTTGCCGGGGCGGGAGGTTGATTTCAGCGGGGTCACCGCCGACTACGTTGAGTCCGAGTTCCGCCATGATATCTTCAACCGACTTGCCGCCTGCTGTCGGGCCTGCCGCCGCCGGGTCAAAGGCCGCATCTAAAGCCGATACCATACCCTCGCCAAGCAATTCCGCCAGCGGGTCCTTTATACTCGCGGCTTCCGGTTCCGACTCTTGAGGCGCATCGCCCGTTGTTTCTTGGGACTCAGGGTTTTCCACCGGGGTTTCGTCTTTTCCTTCGGAGGATTCGGCCACGACCGAAGCAATTTCATCGACTTGCGAGTTAACAAGAAGGTCATCGAGAACTTCCTTTCCGGACCGCTGGCCCGACAAAATATCCGAAATGCCTTTCAGAACATCGTTGGGCTTTGCGTCCGCCCGGACCACTTTCGTTTCTTCCGAGGCCAAAATCTCCATCAAGGACTCGCCTTTGATGTCGCCATTGTCGTCTTGCAGGAGAACTACCGTATCCCCATCTTTCAGGTTTTCGAGAACCTCCAGTGCGCGATTGCGCGTTCCTTTCGTTGACTTGCCGCTTCCTTTCGCCATTTCTGTTCATCACCTTTCGATATAGTTGGTGGGCTCGGGGTGGGAAAAGGGCCTCCGCCCCGGCCCCGCCCGGCCTAATATAAGAATACCCCGGACTTGGTAACGATAGATGGGGTATTTCCAAAGAATTTTCTTCTTAGAGAAGATACTCCGTGGCCGCCGCCACTTGGGAATCGGCTAAAGGGATGGCTTGCGTGATGCCTCGCACAATACCTTTAGCCATCGAAATAACCAGCGAAAGCCGCGTATTCTGGAGGACGAAATACTCCATGAACCCGCCCACGTTTACAATGCCGTAGATATGACAGTCACCTACGGGAGGGAGCACTTTCCCCACACCCCCGCCCGGCTTTCCCGGACCTTCGCCCACTCCAACAAGACCTACGGAGGTCAGTAGTCCCAAGCAGGCATCAATTGCAATAACGTACGCCCCACCGGGAAGTTCGTTCTCAATCCGTTCTCTGAGGTTCATGGCGTTCATCGTGTTTTCCATCGTACCTACGACACGGTAGCCCAGACGTTCTAAAGCCGAGCCGACCATCGGGCCGAGCGAGTCCCCGGTACTACGGTCCGTGCCCACGCAGGCAAATACGACCTGCTCCGCCCGAATGCCTTCCGGAATCACTTTGAGGAGGGCTTCCGCGACAGCGGAGCCCTTAGCCTCAACTTTAAAAATGCGGCGGTCAGTTGGTTGAAACATCTTCTTTGTCCTCCTTGTAGAAAAGGTCGTAGTCGCCATCGGCCTCGTTGTGGTCGAAATAGAATTGTCCGGTCAAACCTTCCTCCGCCGCCTGCGCGGTAAGCAGTTCGCAAATATCATGGGCCATAGCTTCGAGTTCCGTCCAATCTTCCAGCAGGTCCATGTCGGTCGAGTCCATGCCTAGGAATCTTGCCACCCCGATGAACTTAGCCTCATTCCCCCATGCGCCTTTAGCGACCGTGAGGATGTAGTACACGTAAGCATCTTCGGTATCGTGGGCCGTAGCTTCCGCCCCTAAAGAGGAACAGAATGTCGAGTGGCTGTTAAACTCCTTCGCCATTTCGATGATACCGGAGATTGCTACATCGGTCGTTTGAATCCAAGTTTGTGCGTCCATTTGAATACCTCCTTCGAGTGCCCTTTTCCCTTGGGCCTAAGAAAAGAATAACCCCAACGAAGGTACAAGTGATAAAGAACTTGTAACTTGTTGGGGTTATTTGTGGGCCTCCGCCCGCCCATATAATAATATAGGAAATGCGAAGTTAAGACCGCTTGGACCGGAGAAAAACCTGCCGAGGCTTAGTTCCTTGGTACGGGCCGATGAAGCCATCTCGTTCCATTGCGTCGATAAACCGAGCGGCCATGGAATAGCCTACACGAAGTCGCCGCTGTATCAGAGATACCGAAGCGTTCTGTGTCTCCGCCACAAGGCGGCAGGCATCGACGTATAGCTTCTGTTCTTTCATTTCCGGCGTGAATACGGGTACCAAACTAAAGGAGGCCATTCCATTTTCATCGTTGTCCGCCCCGCCCGAGACGTACTGCTCCGCATTACGAATACTGGCTGCGATATCTTCCAGCTTAATCGAAAGCAGGGATTGTTTTAACTTCCAATCTCCGGCGCGAATCTTAATCTTTACCGTTAGCTCGTCAGTTGCTTCAAATTGTTCTTGTGTCATTGACAGGTTCCTTTCTTCATGAGAATCGATGTGAGTTGCGATAGATACAACCCCTTCAAACAGGGGATGCAAAATCCCCAGCCGCATTAGAATCTATGTGAGTTGCGATAGATACTAGGACGGTTTCCCGGGGATGCAAAATCCGGAGGCTATTTGTACCGAGGGAGATACTGTTTAGCCGCCCGTCGATTGGGCCTAAAGAGTGGAATCCGTACCCCGAAGTGTGCCGTCCACAAGACCGATAGCGTGATTTCGCACGAGGTTAGATAGCCGCTAATGGTAAGGTTGATGGGAAGGAACCATCGAGTCCAGTACGGTTGAATCCCACAAAGAATAGCGAACCGAATCCAATCGATTTCGAGTTTAAGTCTCATTCCGATTTCGCTCCTCCGCCGCCGAATAACTGGCTGATGATTCCCCCGCCGCCGGGCTTCGCCGGACCGGATGCCTTGATAGTGACTGTCTCCTGAGGCGGTGCCAAGATTTCCTTCATATCCTTCATGAGGTCCATGAGTAGCTTCATTTCCTTCGACAAGTTCTGGTCTATGTAGCCGCCCTCGGATTGCTCAATGAGTCGCCCGAATAATACCCGTTGCCCCTGCATCGTAATCATCATCTGCATGAGTTCGACCAAGGAAGATTGGTCGTTTATTTGAATCGCCGTCCGGAAATAACAAGTCGTGTTTGGCTCGAAGTGTGGGCACTTGTCAATCAGATAGCATTGGTCACACAATTTAGGAACGTCCAATAGATCGGTGGCTAAAGTCCGCCCTTCCGGAATCGCAACCTCCGCCCGTTGCCGTACTACAATTTGGTCCGCTTTTGGCTTCTCGTCTGCCAGTTGTTCCCGCATCGCTTGGAACCCCTTGATTTGCGGGGTAGAGGGGAGCCCGTCCTTTTCGACAATATCATCCGGGTCGGCGTTATCCGGTATGATAATATTCTTGTGGGGGTCCTCATTGACCTTCTTCTTAAACTCGTCAATCATAATCCGTAACCTCCTTCCCAACTTATAACTATTATATCACCTAAAGGCCGGAATCGAAAACAATGTTTTAGTTTTATTTAATAGGTTTATATTGTTCCTTAAGAATCTTAAGTAGAAGGTCCTTTAGATTCTTAAGTACCTTGAGGGACAGCAAAGGCTATTCCATTTTCAATGTAGATAATATGCTCCGTGTAACAACGAACGCATCTAATGGGCCGAGGTAGCTGGTAGGAAGCGGTGAGCATTCCTACCTCTACAGGGTCCTCCTCTTCCCGTTCTAAAACTCCGCCGCATTTTCGACAACATGGTGTTTTAGTCATAGGTGTTTACGAGCCCATTTATCTATCTGGCTTTCCGGCTGAGGAACTTCTTTATAAGCGGGATTCCGCTTCTCCACAATTGCCATCATGAGTTCCATACCGTTGAACATACCACGCATGTAGTCATCTGTCTCCGAGGAAGAGTCATTCTTTTGAACCGTATAGATCGCCTTCATATCCGAAACCTGCTTCTCACTCAACGTTCTCCGTGCCATCGTTAGATTCCTCCTCGACCCATTTTAATTTAGGAACGTTCGGAAAAATACCCATCATCTTTTCGATATTGCACACAAGATTTTGTTCTACCGCCACCGGGTCGATATCTGAGAGGTCTAAGTCATAAACAGAAGCCGCATTCCCGGGACTCCCCGCCGATTCCCACAGCGCGATACGGAAACAGTCTGTGATGTCCCGCATCGTTAACCCTTGAACCAAAGTCTGTCCCCGGCTACCGCTGTGAGTGTGCATCTGTCCACTATACGGGCGTTTACGGTCTTGATAGATGCCACTCGGACAAAGGCTTTCTAAAGCCTCCGAGAACTTCTCAGGAGTCAATTCGTTCAGATTGTACATCGGAATTTCGTCACTCATGGCCCGCCCTCCACTCATTATAGAGTTCACATAATTTTTCAGCCAATGCCTTTAGTTGTTCATTAGGCATATCCGTCATACGGTGGCCCAAGGACAAGAAAATAGCCGATTGGTAGAAGTCCCTTTCCGGGTCAACGATAACCAAGTCATGTTCCGAGTCCTCCGTCCGTATTTCCAACCGCTCCGGCATCCAAGTCGGTATCTTCACTTTCATCCCTCCGGTATTCATCGATATAGATTTCCCGATAGTTCGGGTGTTCCCTAAAGAACGACTCCTGTTGTTCCTTGTACTGGCCGATGCCCTGAGCCCCTTTAGTATTCATGAACTTCTGATACTGAATCCATTGGAGTAAATTGAACTTGTTCACCGCTGGGGCCTTATCCGCCATGAACTTTTCCCAATCGACTCCAAGCTCCATACACTCTCGCTTGAACCGCCGCCGGACGTTCTTGGAGAATTTGTCGTAAGCCCGCAGGCGGTGGCCGTCGAACCAAAACGTCATCCCGTACTTACCACCCATCAGCCAAGAGGTTGAGTCACAGGAGTAGAAGGGAAGGGCCCGCATCATTTCGATAATCGTGATGGCGAAGCCGTGGTACCGGGTGCCGTACCGTTTAGCCAACTGGATTTTCCGAGTGACATACGCCTTGATAGCCTCCAGCGACCGCGCTTGACCGACCCCGCCGAGGGCCACGTAGTCATAGTTCTGACATAGGTAGTGCTGATATTCTGGATAGTCGGAGGGGTGAATAACCGGGAGGATTCTATCGGAGTATTGTTCCAAGAACTCCCGTTGTCTTGTTTTCTGCTCCTCCGGCCCCACATCGATTTCCGCATGGATACTAAAGCGGTGGCCCCACTTGTCCAAAAACCGAGCATAGTCCTCCACATAGTTTTTAATCCTCGGGTCACGCTGGGCCTCCTCCCATGAGATTCCCTCTTTAGCAATTTGGACGTTCAAGGTAAAGGCCCCGGAGTCCAAGAACACATCGGGGAAGGAGTTCAGCAGATGCTCTACCGTCTTTTCCCCTTTCTCCCGGAGGTAGTAGTAGGAAACCAGTACGTGTTCCGCCCCGTTGTTCTTCAAGATGTTTAACATGGACTCGCCACCTGCCAAGTAGATACGCATGGCCTACTCCTCCTCGACAAGATATTTTTGAGCGTCAGCCCACTGAGCCTCCGTGAGGGCATACGTAGTCACGCCATTTTCCTTGAGGTAATTGAGGCCATCCATCAAGCGGTACTGATAGTAAAAGCCCACCTTTAGCACTCCCGCCCGGACCAAGCGGATAGCACAGTCCAGACAGGGGGAGTGGGATACTAAAACCAGCGTCGGCCGAGGCATGTGTTCCAGTAGGGCCGTCTCCGCATGGATACAGCCACATTTTCCCGGCTCCGATGTACACTCCGTCCGGTTATAATTCCGGGCGTACGCCGACCGTCCTAAAGCGTCGATGCCGATAGCCGTCACGGTCATTCGTTTACATCTCGCCAAAGAACCTCGCCCTCCTTCGACTCGGACCCCGCCGGATGGAGAACCGCAGGTCCTTCACCATATGGGATAGGGTCTTAAGATACTCTTCCTCGTACATCATAGTGGGTGGGAAGAAGAGGTAATCGTTCCGCTCCGCCACCCATTCCGGAGTCCACTCGTAATTGAACCCACCCTTTAGCTTCACAATAGCCGGAACGCCGAAGTACCAAGCCAAGTGAAAGGCGGAGGAGTCATTACAGATGATGAACTCGGAGGAGGTAATGTGGAAGAGGAAAGCCTCCATACTGCTGAACAGGCTTACATTGGCCCCGGCCGCCATGAACGGGGACATATCCAGTTCCTCTTGGCTGTGCCATGCCACTTCAACGTTATAGCCTTCCCGTACCAGATACTCCGCGTCTAAAGTCCAATGCCCTACCGAAGGCAACCCGCCGCCCCGGGTGGCCGGGAGGATGGTGACTTTATTCTCGACAATGTGGCTCGGGGAAAGGTTTACCTTGAAATCGTCAATGGTCAAGTCCGTCCCGAGAAACTGCCGGGCCAGCCGGGTACCGATGAAATCGTCAGTCCAGATAACCGCATTGACCTTTTCGCCCCGGTGATTAATCATCATCAGGTTATTGCCTTCATCCAGTACGTATCCTCTCACGGTGAGCCCCCGCCGGAGGGCTTCCCGCCCGAGGGCCGCATGTGGATACGTATAGTGGAAAGTGTGGATAACTTCGTCCTTCGTAAACCCCTGTAGAACTTCCGCCACCAAGGATTCAATCTTGGCCTTATACTCTGTAGTCTCGGAATAGAAATAATTGAACTGCCCCTTGAAGAACAGCTTGGACAGCGGAGCCTCCGGACTAAAGGTGGAACCCTCCTTTAGGAACTCGGTGTACGGACCGCTGTAGGTAGCCAACATTGTGTCATCCGCAAAGTAGGAGGTAAACACATTTTCATCCCCGATTTGAGCGACGGCGACCTCCTGCCCGGACAGCTTGTATATCTTCCGGGCCAAGGCCGTAGCGACGAACGTATCCCCTATGTAAGGGGTGAACGTGAGGAGTCCGTAATCCATGGCTCGATATCCTCCCTAAAGATGCGTAATGCCAAGAACGGATTGAAGTCCGTAGTCATGCAGGCGTGGCCGACACAATCCCAATCCAGCGGAATGGATGTACAGTTAATGCCGCATCCAGTGTCCATATTGACCGTCTTGGAACCGACCCCGCCCCATAACCACGAAGGCATCGGGCCGAAGAATCCAAGGGTAGGCTTCTCCATCAGACTCGCAATATGATAGATGCCGTTGTCAATGGACACCACCGCTTTAGCCTGCCGGATGTACTCGATGATGGCCTGAACCCCGGAAATCCGCCCGAAATCCCATGCCTTGTCGTAATGTTTAAGGCCCTTGGCTTCCAATCTAAGGAGTTGCTCCGACCCCTTATGATGTTTGTCCCCAATGAGGTAAACATCGTAGCCCAGATGCTTAATATGCTCCGCTAAAGTGAGCCAGTGTTCATCAGGCAGGAGTTTCGTTCGGCGGCGGCCGCCGGGAGCCAAGAGAACCGCATTGGAGAGTTCCCCTTCATAAGGATAGGCTCCCCGTCTCCGGGGTTGCGGGTTAACTTCCGGAAAGCCTTGCCCACCAAGAATCTGCTCGATGATATTTTTCACCGGAGTCTTGCCATGCTTCTCCAGATACTCGGGGGAGCCCCACCAGATTTTCTCCAGCGGGTGTTCCGCCATATCAATATAGAAATGCCCGGGGAACATTTGAGCCCGGCAATCAGAGTCAAAATCCACAATCTGAACCGTATCGATGAAATCGAAGGATTTAGCTAACGCGGCCTGTCCTTCATTAAATACGAACAGAACAATATGGTGGATGATGCCCCTAGCTTTAAGATTAAACAGCGGCGGGATGGTAAGTACCAAATCCCCAAGCCCCGGGGCAAACATACGGAGTCCAAGCGTCATGTAATCTCTAGAACCTTCGAAAGGAACATTAACAGTTGCCATGTAGGAACACTCCAATCTGTTGTACCTTTTCTTGTGCCAAGGTAACCGCGTGTCTAAAGCCGTCATAGGCGGACTTTCCTTCATTCTCGGGAGTCAAGAACCAATCCAAGAAGCCAACATCGAAGGTGTCCCCCGCCCCGATATCATCCACCGCCACCACCGAAGGGAACTCGATGGTAACGGTAGGTTCGCCCCAATTATTGTAGACACGGATATGGTCTTTATAGGTGACCACCGCCATCTTCCAATTAACCCCCCGCATGATGTCCTCCCATGGGTCCGAAGAACTCATCCGGAGAAACTGACACGTACCACGAACTCTAGGGTCACGTACATCGGCATAAATTGCGTCAAAGCGGCGAACCACCGAATCTTCATGGCAGATAACGGCCAAGGCATCTTTAATGTCGAATACCTTAGAGCGAACATTTTCCCGATACCTGTGAAATATATTGCCATCATAATTGCGAACAAACACGTTACGCTGAGAGAAGTCAGTGAGTGAATCCCCGTGTACCGGAAGGACAGCATTAAGGGGATACAGCATAGGATTGTAAACAGTGAGGTAACGGACATTGTGCCCAAGATGAAGCAAACCTCGTACAATGTTCCCCGCCCCTCCTGCCGTGGGGGTAACTTTTCCATTATGAATCACCCAATCTATAATACAGTCTCCGGCAATCGTCCATTGAGGCTTCGACATATTAACCACCTGCTTTAATTTTATTGATAATGTCCGTGGTATGCATGACTCCTAAAGACGGGAGTGGGGGCATCGCCAAGCGAACCTCTCCGCCGTAGGATTCCACAAACTCCTGCTCCGGGCATTTCGGTTTCCCGAAGTAATCCCAACCCTTAAAGTAAACCGCCGGACTGAGCTTACGGATAAGTTCTACCGCCGTATCTTCTTCAAATATGTAGACCTTATCGACAATGGAGAGGGCCTCAAGCATCATTTTCCGGTGGTTTTGGGGAATAATCGGGCGGGAAGGTCCCTTTAGCCGACGAACCGATTCATCCGAGTTGATACCCACGACAATCTTCGGGTCCGGGTAGTTAAACTTTTCTCCGTAGATTTTCCGGAGAAAATCAAGATGACCTACATGAAGAAGGTCAAAGACTCCGTTCGTGAAAATAATCATTAGAAGATTCCCTCCCGGGCTAAAGCGTCGAGGATTTCTTGGGACCGTTTGGGGCCGTACTCGCCTTTGGAGGCTTTCCGGTAATACGCCGCCGCCACCGCTGAACTCCATGGCAGGTGGACGTATTTATCCTTAATCCCATTCAGAGAGAACGCAACCCACCGCCGGAAGCAGGCCGGACATTCGCCACAATGTTCCCCTTGGAATAAATGCTGATGGTGACAGGACCGGGTTTTAGTCAAAAGCCCGTAATACTTCGGGTCTAACGCCCGGATTACCTCCGTCTTTGTCTTATCCCAGAACGGAGAATCCACAAGCGTACTCTTCCCGGACAGAGCCGTAAGAGCCATGGACATTGCTACAAAGGTACCTTCCTTACAGTCATGATACGACTGCTCCCCGTCCATAATCGCCATCCAGATATGGTTACCGTAGAAGGCCCCTATCATAGCAAGGAAGCCATTCCGGTTCGGGATAAAGGCATTTTCCTCTTCCCGGCCGCCCAGACGGAGGGCGTTGTCAGTGAACAGGTCCTTCCCGTGGGATATAGCTAAAGCCTGAGCCGCCGCCCATTCGGTTTCCATGTACCGATGTCCAAGGTTTGCATACACCAACTGCGGGTCGATGTCGTTATCCCGAAGAACCAAGTACGCCAGATAGGAGTCCAGCCCGCCGGAGAACATCAGAACGTGCTTGTCTTGGAATTTTGTACTCATACGAGCACCACAGCGTTATCCGGGTTTACGCCGGAGGTTTGAATAAGGGTGAGGTCGTAATTCGGACTCCCCTCAAGGGAATATTGCTCCCCCGACAAAACCACGAAGCGGTCGCCCGGCCGGACTTCATAGGTCGTTCCGGCATTATCGGTGTATTTCCCGTACCCGGCCACTACGTAGAAAAAGAGGTCAATCAGGCTGTTATATTGCTTCGGGATAATCCCGCCGCGCTTAAGAACCGTATATTGAATCTCATAATCCGTGGTTACAGCAATAAGCTGTGCCATCCCGTAAGGCATTTTCATTGGTTGACTAACCGCTACATTCACTGGCATCTTATTTCCCTCCTAAAGAAATTTTCACATTGTCCCGCGCCGTTACCGTATCCATCAGCCCGCGCCCAAGGTGGAAAGCATCAACCTCACACATTTGAAAGAGATTGGCTCCGATATGGAGTTCCACCATATGCTTGCATCCATGTTCACAGATAGAGGCGGGGAGGGGTAGCCGGGTGGAAATTCTCATGGGTTCTTTCATTAGTACCACCTGCCCGACTTATGAAGTTGGAACACCTTGTCGATGGTCGCCGCCCAGCCTTCAAACCGAATAGCCCGGTCATCAATCACGTAATCGAACTTGGGTTTATCCATAATGAGTTCATCGTAGAGCCCGGCGAAGCCGTTATCATGGAGCCATTTCTCGGTTACTACCCGGTCAATCTCGTATCGGGCGGTAAAGAGAACAATCCGGTGACCTAAAGCCCTGAGCGTCTTTAGCGACTCCACCGCCCCGCTGATGACCGTTTTCTTCTTATAATCCTCAGGGTAATTACCGGATTCGAGCAAGGAAGCCAATACCCCATCGATATCCACCGCCCCGGTCGTTTGCTTACTCATAAGACCCCATCCTCCTTATTAACCATATAAGGAACGGCCAATCCTTTAGCCACCATTTCCGCGTTAACAGAACCTTTATCCGGCTCTACGAATACTACACCAAGCCACCGCCCGTACTTGTCCGGTTTATAGGTACGGAGAATAATCTCCTTACCCTCAATACGGGAAACCAAATACTGTTTTGCTACCCGTCCCGCCTCCGTAGACATTTCCGGGGCGTTGATATCGGCCATACGAATAACCATATCATTTACGCCCATCCTAAAGCCGAGGTCGATATTACAATGAAAGGTGTCTCCATCCACTACCCGAGTCACCACCGCCGAATACGTAAACATAACATCCCTCCTATGAGAAAGGGACGCGAAGTTAGACAGTATTTGCCCGTATTCGCGTCCCTCGTCGTTATCTCTTAAGTTGTATGGACGAAATGACTTCCTGTTTGTCGATTTCCCCGCGAATGGCCGTGGTGATGGTATTCGAGCCGTGTTTCTTTACGCCCCGGGTACTCATGCACATATGCTCGGCCGTTACCATAACCAGAACCCCTTTCGGGTCCAGCTTGTCCATTAAGAAGTCGGCCACCTGCGCCGTGAGTCGTTCCTGTACCTGCGGCCGGGCCGCGAAGTAATCCACCACCCGAGCCGCTTTAGAAAGGCCCATGTACTTGTCTTTCGGGAGGTAAGCCACCGTTACCTTTCCGATGAAAGGAACAAAATGATGTTCACACATAGAGGAAAACTTAATGTCCTCAATGATGATTAAGTCCCGACTTGCTCCATCCTCAAACTCAAAAGTGGTGACTTTGGGCGGGTCACTAAAGAGGCCACTACAAGTTTCGTATACCATCATTTTCGCCACCCGAGCGGGAGTCTCCTTAAGGCTAGGGTCGGTTAAATCCAATCCCAAGGACATCATAATCTGCCGGAAGTGGAACTCAATATTCTCCTTGGAATACTCCAAGCCGTCTACATTACTTTCCATCCTCGCCCACCGCCTTAGCCTCGACGTTTTTCTCCGTCTGACCAAGGCCGTTTTTCAGGGCATCGTTGACCGCCGCCAAATTATTTTTCAGCGTATCCAATTGGTCCGTAAGGGTTTCAATCTGCATCTCCAGAGTGCGTTTACGGTCCTCCATATTGGCACGGTTTACGGTTTCCGTCATGGTCCGGCGGATTTCAAAATGAGTTGCATCAGTTTGTTTAATCCGAAGGTTATCGCGCATTAGATGTTACCTCCCAGTCCTGCCGCCAGAGCACGGCGAACTTCATCCACAATAATCTTCCGGTCCAGCTTGTCCACAATATCCCGAAGGAGAGTGCGGTAAACGTTAGCACCCGGAGCATACACATATCCTTCTTCCGGTGGGGCTTCCACCAGTTGGCCGACAGGCTCGATGCTAAAGGTGCCGTCGTTACGGACCAACACCATAAAGGCATGAGCGAACTTCTCTACAGATTCCGCCGATACGGTTTCTTCGGGTTGTTGGTTCTTCCGGCGGTTTCGGGTTTTCTTCTCCGGTACCGGAATCTCCTCCGGAACTTGACCTGCGTTAAGTTCCGAATTTGCCGCCTCGATATTTTCCTGTACTACTTTTTCTTCAACTGTTTCCATGAGAGAGTCACTCCTTAGCGTATTTTGTAGTGTTTATGGGTTTGAGGGATATAGCGGACATAATACTTGAGAATATTATCGCCCTTCCCTCGAAGGTGCCTTGCCGCCATTTCCGGAAGCTTCGCATAGATTTCTTTATCCTTGGACTCTTCCGGTTGAAAGACGATGGGAGACTCCGTATGGTAGACGTTTTGGGCGTGTGTAATCAGATACACCGCTTCCGCCATATCCTCTTCGCTACCGATAACAAACTTGAATTGTACCTTGCCTTCCGCCCCGGCCCGGGCCGCCCACGTATCCAAGGTCATAACCGGAAATGCGATTTGCTCCGAGGAATGGAGTTTAGGACTTACCGTAAAGAGGTCAGTCAGTTCAATTAGGGTATCGTCCGGCACATGGAGTCCGTTAGTTTCCCATGCGACGTGATAGCCTAAAGCCTTGAGGGAGATAACAAACTCCGTCAGCGGCTCCGGCGGCTGAACGAACGGTTCCCCGCCCGTAATAATTACCGACTTGGCCCCTTTGGTTTCTTCGATGACTTTTCGTAGAAGTTCTCCGGGGGTGAAGGAATCACCGCGCTGGCCTGTCCAGCTATGTTTTGTGTCGCACCAAACACAAGACAAATTACAGCCACTCGTGCGTACAAAGATAACCTCCGAACCAATGTCGATGCCCTCCCCTTGAATGGAGTTGTAGACCTCGATGATTTTCAATCGTTCGGGGTCAAAGTCAAAAGCCGTTCTTAATTTAGACATTCGGTTTTCCCTCCTCCGGTGTTCCGAATTTATACGGGCGGTTCTGGTTGAACTCCATCTTCTTCCGAATGGCCGCCGCGATGTCGATATTCTCCATGAGCGCAAGGTTAAGAGCCCTAAAGATGATATCGGCAATCTCCATAGCACGGTCCTCCTTAAAGGAGTCCGCCAAGCCGTACTTCTTAAAAAGTTGCGTATACTCGGAAACCTCCGTATGGATAAGGGCCGAAATTGCATACACATCCTTGTTACGAATAAAGTCCGTGTGCCCTTTAGCCGTCAGGACTTCCTCCAAGTCGGAAGCAATTTGGTTAATGCCATAGTCCTCAGACACGGGACATCTTCTCCTTTACGAAGCGGTAGACTTCTTGAGCAACAACCTCAGGCTTGCCTTCCGCCGGAATCACACGGCCGCCGAACACTTCCGCCACCTTATGATAGAGGACACGGGCCTTCCGTATGTACTCCAATTTAGACTCGTAATGGTCCAAAACGGAATAGTTATTGCACCGCCGGGCATACTCCTCATCGGAGATTTCCAGAATCACCGTGATGTCCGGCTGAACAAGGGAGTGACTGATTTGCAGAATCCAATCCAGCGGCAAACCGTCGCCCATACCGTAAGCGATACTGGACCCGATATATCGGTCACAAATGACGATTTTCCCTTCCGTCAGGGCCCGCTCTATCCGTTGCTGGCACTCATAACGGTTAATGGTGTATATCGCCTGAGTCAAGTGAGGCTGGTCGGCTGGGCTAAAGGGCAGATAGCCGTGTAGAAAATCGTATATCAGCTTCCCGGCCGGAGTGTCATACTGAGGGAAAGGAATGAGGGAAACAGTATACCCGTCTATAGCCAGCATCTTTGCCAGCCATTCGGTTTGCGTTTGCTTCCCCGCCTTATCCGTCCCCTCAACTTGGATAAGAATGCCGCGTTTCATAAGATTATACCTCGATAACTTTATGAATAATAGCGGTTTTATCCTGCATAACGCCCTCTTCATCCGCAATTTGAATATCTATGAATCCGATTTTTACCGCAATCGTCACGCCGGAAGGAGCCAAGTAACCGGAGGCAATCGCGACGGCTTTATTCATTTGGTTGATGGCTCCCGCGCCTACCGCCGAAAGGTGAATCTCTTTCCCTTCCTGCTTATTCTTGGCGATAGCCCCCGCGACACTCGCGGGGTTGGATGTTGCCGCCACCTTCAACACCATTACTTTTGATTGAGCATTTTCAGCCATTTAGCGTCACTCCTTAGGGTTTCTTGGGCCTTTTCTAAAGCCACTTTCTGATGTTTGGGTAAAATGAAGGTAAGGCCGCATTCGATTTGGACCAGCTTTTCCGCCATTTTCGCCAGCGCGAAGGCATCCGCTTGGTCATTTTGGGATTGTTTGAATTTAACCCCGTAAGAGTCCAAAACCCCTTGAATCATGGCCTTTTTGGTGGCCTTAGAATCCCCTGTCGTGTAGGTTTTGAGTTGGGTGGGAGATATGGTCCGAAAGATATTATCGTAGCCATGCGAGAACAGTTGATGCAGAACAACACCGTGAACCTCCCCGGCCAATTCCCGGCCGAACTTACTGTTAAAGGAGTAGTTCTCGATGAAGATGAAATCCGGGTCGTGCTGTACGGCCTTATCCACGATGTTTGTCGCCACCGTGTTTATCCGTACAAACCAAGAATCGTCGGTTGTCGTTTTTATGGAAAGGGATTCGACTAGCTCCCCGCCCCGGGTTACTGCAATACCCGGGGAGGTTAAGCTAAGGTCAAGGCCCATTACTTTCAAATTCTTAAGGTCCCACGCTTTATCACTTCTCGGCATCTTGACCTCCGGCTTTCGGTATTTTCATACCCATGGTGTAAGCCGCTAAGTCCTCGTGGAACTGTTTCTCCCAAGCATACATGAATACCGCTTTAGAAGCCGCGTGAAGTTGAGTTATCAGCTTTTTGCAGTCCTCCAAGTCGTAATCCATTTGCCGGAGAAAATCAGGCGTGATGTTAAACTCCAGTTTCCCGGTAGGGTGTACATTCAGCTTCACCGTTCCGTCATTCGGTATTTTATACTGCTCTTTCTCCTCCATTGTCAAAGCCCTCCCTATTTCAAGTTCTGTTCCCGGTTAAAATGATTCATCTCCCCACCCCGGCGGGATACCTCCCGGGAGACGGTTCGGATGGAACGGTCAAGGTCATTGTAAAGCTGTTCCGCCATAATCTCTAAAGAGGCTTGGCGGTCGAACCAATCTTGGGCCTGCCGGACAATGGGGTGCGTGTTTATGTATGCGTCTTTGTCCTCTCGCGCCTTGTAGTCTTTCAGCATTTCCTTGTTGCTCATAATCTCCATACGGACTTTAGCCTCCGTATAGTTTTTGGTTCGCTCCGCCGATAAGCGGTCAATCCGGGCCGAAGCTAAAATGGCCCCGTACCAAGCCAGCATATTATTGATGAGTGTCATCAGCCGCCCGAGTTCGTGAGAATCCACCATCGTTAAATCCTGCGGCATTTGGAACATCCCATCGTCATCCTGCCACTCGTCAGGAATCCCGGGTTGGGCCGGGAAGCGGATGCCCGACTTTTTCAGCTTGGCAACCGCCCGTTCCCTTTGGATGTACTGATTAACGTCTACAACAATGTCATTCTCCTGTGTCTGTACTTGTGTCTCGTCCATAAGGTACCCTCCCGTTTATTACTTCGCTACTACTTCAAACCCTTCTTCTTCGAGGGCTTCCGCCGCCGTTTTGTCCGGGTCGAACGACAGTTGCTCCTCGGACTCGGATGCCTCCGTATTCAGTTCCAACGTTTGCTGGGCCGACTCCACATCCAAGAAGATTTCGGTTTGCACCAAGGAAGCAAATTCGTCAAACGAAGTACCATTCAGCTTCACTTTTTCAAGGGAAAGGACGATGCCGTTTTTTGTGATTTTTGCTTCTTTTACAAATGCCGAGATTCCTTCAAGTCTCATTTCGATTCACCACCTTTCCATGCCATGAATTGTCTGAACTCCTCAGCCGATACGGTATGCACTTTATTCATATGCTCCCATTGGCCGGAGTCTGTATATTCAAGCCTAAAGAACGGGCCGAATACCGGGATTGACGCTTCGATTTGGTCTGCCAGTTGTTCCATGCCCAGCTTTAGTTCCGGGTTGGCTTTCGTCAACTTGGACCGCCGGAAGTAAATGTAGCGGAGGTTCCACAGGTCAGTTTTCCATAGGGCCGGGCCCGCCTGACCAATCGGGATAAGACCGCGCTGAACGTCCTTATAAAGTCCGTTAGTATGTGGAATGCTTGCATACTTTTCATGCATGTAACCAAAAGGCGTATATTTGTAAATCTCCCCGCCAACCTCAATTTCCTGCGGGAAAAGACGGCTTCCCGGTTCCATTTGCGAAAGGATGTGCTTCTCGGCTTCATAGAAGGTAATCACTTTATCCGTGTACCATTCTGACAGCTTCGGCTCGGGGATTTCCGCCAGCCGGGTTGAGAACCGGGTAATGCGGTTATTGAACCCCGGCGCGTGAGCGTCAAGGTCATCTTGACCGCCCCGGTGAAGCCCTTCCGTGAAGAAGGAGATATCTATGTACTTCATCAGGGTGTGGTGGTCAAACTCCTTCATGGCGTTGTTGAAGGTGATGCCTAAAAGCCGTTTGAACTCCTCGCGATCGATATCGTAGTGGGTGGTGATTTTAGGGTGGTTGGATTTCGAGTAATCGTCATCCTTTGTATAAACACCGAGAATTTTACACTTGTCGAAGTGTTCATCCCGAGTAGAAAGGAATCCTTTCTTATTCGTCATCACGTAAACCAAGTCCTGTACTTCTTGGGCCTTCTCCGGCGAGAAGTATTTTCCTTGCGACATCCGAACGGACATTATGGCTTCTTCATAACCGGACACTTTATACAGATGGAATTTCATTAATCGCCAATCCTCCCGTACTTCTTACTTTTTACGACTTCGCCATTCCATTCATACTCAGGAAAGCTTTCTTCCATGACCTCCCGGATGATGTCCGCGATTTCCGTCAGGGGTGCGTTAATCCGAATGGTCCCATCCTCGTCGATAGTTACCGAGCCGTCATATTGCTTCGTTTCTTCGGTCATTTCGTCACCCTTCCCACCATAAGGCCGAGTAAAAAGGCGAGGAAAATCAGTATCAACAGTTCAACCATTTGTCCGTCCGTCATACTCCGCCTCCTTTAGGCCGTCTGTCGGCATCTTCAAAGGTATGGGAGGTATCATGGCAGTAGTCCTTCATCGGACACCATTTGCAATCAACGCATGTTTTGTCATTTGAGATACGGTCCGGCAGGTACCCGTTCACCAAGGCATCCTCAACGATGGTGATTTTGTCATACATCGGCTGAACCAGTTCCGGCATCGACGTAATGACAAACTCCTTTTTCTCTTGCGAATTTTTCGCCAAGTAAATCACAGAGCCCTGCTTACACTGGAGTTCCCTAAAGGTGTCCGAGTCGAGGTACAGTTGGCCTTGGAAGGCATGTTCCATCTTAACCTGAATCAGTTCATCGAACGTGAGGGTGGTGGCCGGAGTATTAAAGTCACGGTTCTTGATGGTCTTAAACTCCAGCATCCGCCGCTTCGGATTCAGCGGGGTCCCGCCGAGCATCAGGCATCCGTCCGAGTGGCCGATGACGTTTTTCTCCTTATTCTGAATCGGAACCTCCAAGTAGTGAAGATCGTACCAGATTTCTAAAGGCCGGGAGCAGGAAGGACATTCTTTAGGGGACACCGCCCACCACTCATGCTTGCAGTAGACACAATGGTATTTCCCTTCGAGGATGCCCATATCCCAGAAGTATTGTTGAAACATATAACCGACATGGTGGCCGACATCAAAAATCAACCGCCCCTTTTCATTCACTCTACTTGGATTGGAGGGGTCGGTTTTCAGCCACAGGTATGTAAGGAACCTGAGACACTTCACCGTAGACAGCGAGGAAGGGTGCCAACAATTTTCGGCACGGTTTTCCGGCTTGTCAATCATCCGATTTCCGTTGAGTGCTAAAAGGTAGCGGTCGAGTTTTGGTAACATATATTGTTCGTCAGGGTTGTTTCCGCCCTCACGTTTAAAGGTGTTGAGGATATCTTTCAGAGCCATTCTACTATGTCACTCTCCTTGTCTACTATTGTGGGGGTTCCCCGCCGGGGGTGTGGCGGGAAACGAATGAGAAGTTGGCGCATCAGCAACTTAATTATAATACATATAATAGGTAAATTACAACAGTTTTGTCTATTAAGTTGTCCTATTAATTTTCGCTAGAAAAAGAAATGGCGACCACGTGGGCCGCCTTTCTTTAATCATATGGAGTTATTCGTTTGAGCATTTGCCGCCGATGCAACCGGATAGCATAATGGTGAGTTCTTCGGTCGTTGGTTGACGGTGTTGGCCTTCCTCCGCTTCCGCCTCGTTCGGGAATAAACCGTACCCTTCGGCTACGGAAATGAGCCCCTTTAGGGATGCCGTATCCAGTTGCGCAAGTCGAGCCAGTTCCGGCCGTTCTTCGGTGCCGCCGAACAATCCGGCCGAAGAGGTTGCTAAAACCTGCTCGTCGCGGGAGCCGTCCCGGTAGTAGGTGAATCCTTTAAGCCCGGTGTCATACGCAAGGTCAATGATGTTGGCGATGTCCTCCACCGTATGTTCATTCGGTGCATTACAGGTCTTGGAGATAGAGGAGCAAACCCACTTCTGCCAAGCCGCCTGCGCGAGAATGTGTTCCTCCGGGGTAAGCTCCATAGCCGACACGTAAGCCGCCGGAAGGTGCTGGAGGTTTTCCGTAGTGACTTCATAGCCGTTTGCTTTCAGCCAATCCGCCGCGCAATCCTCCACAATCTCCGCCATCCCCAATCGGGAGTTCCGCCAGTAAGTGAACGCAAAATAAGGTTCACATCCGGTCGAGGTCCCTGTCATGGTTCCGGTGCTTCCCGTAGGCGCAATCGTAAAGATGGTCACGTTCCGGATGCCGTATTCGCGGATACCCGCCTCCAAGTAAGGAGCTACAGGCAGGATGTTTTGTTTCATATGTTCCGAGGCTAAGAAGCCGTCCGCCTCAAACCATTTGAACGCACCCTTCTCTTTAGCCAATTCGATTGAAGCGGCATAACCATGAATAGCCATAAACTTGCCGAGTTTATCGGTAAATTCCAAGGCTTCGGGGGAACCGTACCGAAGGCCGAGTTTAATCAGCATTTCGGCGTAACCCATAATACCTAGACCAATACGGCGTTCACCTTCCTGCTGTTCCCGATTTTCTTGGAAATGGTACGGGGTATGGTCGATGACGTTATCCAAGAAGCGGACTCCCGTTTCGACGGTTTCCCCTAAAGCCTCCCAATCCACATCGGAACCGTCCGGCAGAACGAACTTCGCAAGATTAATGGCCGACAGGTTACAAACGCCCCAAGCCGGGAGCCCTTGTTCCCCGCATGGGTTTGTGGCAATCGTCAGCCCGCGAGGGTAATAGTTGGAGTTGGCAAAAGCCCGATAACGGTCGATAAATACCCACCCCGGCTCCGCCGACATCCACATGCACTCCAGCATCAAGTCCCGCAATTCCCGCGCCTTGTAGGTATGGTACACTACCGTAGGGAGTCCGGCCGCCTTCCACATCGGGAGGTCCGCTTGGAACTCGGTGACCCACTTCGCGTTGTAGTCCGGGTGCGTCGTATCCGGGAACTCTAAAGCCCAATCCCCGTCATTCTTAACCGCTTCCATGAAGGCATCGGAGATAAGAACCGACAAGTTCGCATTTTCTACGCCATGCGCATATATTGTACTACCGGGGAATTTGCCTTGCCATTTGTTACGGATGTAATCAATCGGTGCCCCCGTTGTGCCGTCAGGAAGCTTACGAGGTCTGATCGAAAGCTTACAGGTAACAAACTCCACAAGGTCCGGGTGCCAATCCCGAATCATTCCCATGGTCGCCCCGCGCCGGGAACCGCCCTGCTCAATCAGGCCCGTGTAGTACGACTTTCCGCCGCCCCATGACACCGACCCGGAGGAACGTCCGCGCACACCAATGACCGGGGAGGTTCTTGGCCTACCCGAGGACCAATCTTGACCAACCCCGCCGCCGCGAGAATGAATTTCCACTTGAATCCCCAAAGATTCAATCATGCCCCATCGGGAGTCCTGTGCATGTGGGACTACGTAGCAGTTGAAGAGGGTTAACTCTTCGGCCGTTGCCCCGATGGATTCTTTGTATTCCTTCGTACCCGCCCCGGTGTTAATCCGTCCCGCCGGAACGATTTTACCCTCCAAAAGCTGTTTATAGAACATCGAGTAAACCGGACCTTTATTCCCCGGCAATTCAACGCTTGCCAGCCCTAAAGCGATACGGTGGCAAATTTGCTCCCAAGAGAACTCCAACAGCTTATCGGTTTTTCCGATATACTGCGTAAAGACTTCTCCAAAGGAGCCGCCGGAAATCAGTTCGATATCAACCATGGTGCCGTTCACCGCTTGAACAATACCGATTTCCTTTACCGGGAATTTCGGATGCTCCACCGTCAGCGTCACTACCCAATCGCCCGGCTGAATATTGTTGCGGTTCCCTTTGATTGCGTATCGGTCCAAACGAATCTTGTCCCTAAAGGACAGCGGATTCTCAGGTTTATTCGGTTGTTTTAGCATAGCCCAACTACCTCCGTCATAGGATTTTCCTGTTTTTGAGTTCTCCCCGTACTGATTTGTCGCCCCGCTGGAACCGTTGGATTAACTTGATGGAATCCTCCAGCCGAGTACGTATCAGTTCTCTTTGTTGTGACGGAATTTGGACGGATTCGTAAATTAGGAGAAGTTCATGCAGGGTTTTGATCTGGTTACTTACCCCCGCGTCCTTAAGTATGGATAGCATCCTGACTATCGCTTCGTCTTTGATGGAATCGCCCAGACTCATTCGCCATCACCCCGGAGTTCGAGATAATCCGATTTCGAAAGGACGATTAAATCAAGTTCATTATGTGCCTCTGCGTTTAGCTTAATCTCCATAGCGGGTTTCCGCCCTTCCCGAAATGCCTTCTCGGAAATTTCATCCCATAGCTTCGTCGAGAGGCTAAAGGATGCCTTCGCCGTAAATTTGCACTCGTGGAGAAAGGCTTTCAACGTATCCAAGAAATGCCCTTTGTCCTTCGTGTCTCCCTTTGCCGACCATACCGCACCGCTTCCCGCCTGTGCTCTGCCGCCTGTCTGCCGCGCCAACGTTTTTTCCTGTTTATTGCTACGTCTGCGTCTTTGTTTGGAGTCCTCCCCATCCAAAAGGGAATATGGTTTAACCATGAATCACGCCCTCCCAGCCGTGTATATTTGCCGTGTGCCGTCCGCTAGATAGTAAAGGAGGGGTATGACCCCTCCAAGGTTGGTTCGTAGAGTTGAATCGGTGGCATCGAGGGGTTTTGGCCGGGTGGCCTCCGCCCCTGTACCTGTTATTATACCTTAAACCCGGGGGCTAGGATAGAGAAATCCTAGCCTTCCGGTAAGCTTTTTATTCGACAAAATTAGTCACGGAAATGTTCCACCAGCCCGGCATCTTTACCGCCGTGAACATCAAATCCCGCTTCGATTTCTTCATCGTCGCCCGGGTCGTGGACGACTTCCCCGGTGTCCACCCGAATGACACGCCCCTTTTCATCGGTATATGTGGCTGGGCCGATATCCTGCTTGTTAACCTTCGAGAGGGCTAAAGCCATAACCGCTTTCTCGATTTGAGCAACGTGTTCTGGGCTGGTCCGGAGGAACTCCAGCATCTTATCTCCGCCGTTGAAAGGCTTCTCCACCCCATCCACGTAGAACCATGCTGCGGATTTACGGATGACTCCCCAATAGATGCCGTAGGATACCACTTCCTTTAGGCGGTCCACCTGCCCGGCCCGGAATCCAGTGTCGGAATCGGTGACGTAGATATCGAAGGAGCCTTGCCGCTTCGGAGGAAATGTCTTGTTCTTCTCCGTCTTGAATTTGATTTCGTGGCCTACATATTCATCTTCCTGCCCGTTCTCCCGGCCCTCCAAGAAACGTTCACCTTGACGGAGCCATACGATGATGGAGGCGAAGAACCCTTGGCCCTCCCCACCGGGCAGGACTTCCGGCTTGTATTTGTCCATGGTCTTACGAAGTTGGTTAATCATAAAGATGGCGGGCTTCTTATTTCCGGTATCAGTAAGAGAGCCAATGTTCAAGATAGCCTGTGACTTCCTAAAGAATTTGTTGTTTAGGCGGGCGGCGAGGCCCATAGTCCAATCCTCCATGGAGGCTTCGATTTCGTCTTTCGGGGAATTGGCCGCGATGGAGTCGTACACGATGATGGAGATACCCGGGCAGTCGATAAATTCCAAGGTAATGTCCAGCGCACTTTCCGCCGAGTCCGGCCGGACGACACGAAGGGCGTTTACCGGAACGTCCTTCTCGTCGGCATCCGGGTCCGCGATAATGATACCGAACTTGGAAGCCCATGACGGCTCGAACACGCCTTCTTGGTCAATCCAGATCGGAGTTTCGTTTGGGTATTTCTTCTGGGCCTCCGCCACCGCCAAATACGCGAGGAATGATTTCCCGACCGAGAAAGGTCCGGCGACAAGGGAGATACGACCACGCGGCCAGCCGCCGCCAAGTTCGCAATCGAGGCCGAAGGACCCCGAGGGGATACGCTCAACCTCTAAAGCCACCGCCTTCCCCGCCAGCGAGATAGTCCCTGCCCCATACTTCTTGTTGATGCCTCTCATGAGCGCATCGAGAGTTTTCTTCTTGCCTTGAGGTAGTGCATTTTCTTCTTTCGGTTTAGCCATTCTACTAACCTCCCAAATTTTAGCAATTCGCAAATCTTTTAATTTATTTACTACTTTCTATTGTTACTTAAGTTTCTTAAGTAGGTGCTACTTTAGGAACTAAAGTAGGTTAGATTTAACCTACTTAAGATTCTTAAGTAGGTATAACCTAAATCTGGGGATAAATCCAATACATGCCCGCGTGTTTTTCATCCACCTTGAACCAATCCAAGGGGACTTCGATTTGGACAAAATCCACCTTGTCATACGGAGGTTTATCCGGCGGGTGGAGGTAACATAAACGCGGTGTCCCTTTAGCAAGGATTTGAAGTTCTCGTATCCATACCCAGACGATTACTTTAATCATAGACTTTAACCTCCATTGTCCTTCGGCCCCATTTATTCGCTTCCGACACCGTGGGTAGCAAAATGTCCAGAATGTAGGTGCCGTCCGGCTTAATTTTTATGGCCCCGCCACGGTCTACAACCTCCGCGACTCCATAGCCTTCAATCTCCATCTTCGTACCGAAAGGGATACTCTTGGGAGCCGATATCGCCTTACTCCCCCGCCCGACTTCTGTCCCGTTTGCCGTAACCCCGTCCCCGGGAACATAAGCCGTAACCTCCGCCCGAATGATTCGATAAGGGGGTTCCGCCGGGGTGGGTATCCATGGGGGCCCAAACAAGTCCTGAGCCTTCCGAGATTCCCTCCTGCCGGGCGCAAAGGGGTTGGTTGGTATATTGAGTCCTCCGGCCGTAATCATGGGATGAATAGCTGTTGCTTCGGTTTCCGCGACGATTTCCCCGTTAGGTGCATGAATGATATTTTCATACGAGAGTGGGGAGGAAACCAAAGCGACAGCGAATAATAAGGCTGTACGCTTTAGCACTTCCTCTTGCCTCCTTTTTATTTTTCGACCGGACCGTGATGGATAACGTACATACGTCCCTCTTCCGCCAAGTCGTAAGCCACAACAGTAATAAATCCTTCGGATACATAGGTCGATATCCTCATGTATTTTCCATTGAGTTCCTGCCAACTAAAAGCTCGGATGTCTTTATCGGAGAATACCCTACCTGTTTCTTCTTCGTGTAATCCGGCCACGCTTCCGCCTCCCTGCACTCCGCCTTCTCACAGCGAAGTATTTGATTGATTTGTAAGCATGAATGCGTCAATTCGTTACAGATTCCGCATCGAGCCCGCCGGGGAGCCGGAGGCTCTTGAAATAGCCAATGCAACGGTTTATTTGCTCTAGCCATAAGCCCTCCTAGTGTCCGAAATTAAAGCCGAATTTTACGGTAGTTCCGCTGTGCAACTTGATAATGTCATCATGGTATCCACAGCACCCATGGCTCCTGATTTCATCGTATTGTTCATCCTGCTTGCCGTTAATGGATAGCCTAAAGTTATCGACACAGCTTAAGCCCCGAGTGGCGTTTGATATCCGGTTTACACAATACCGGATTTCTCCGGGGTCGGTTAAACCGTACTCCCGGAGCCAATCGGCAGTCATCTTAGTATAAGCGTTCATAAGTCCTCCTTATTTCGCGGAGCCGTAGCGGAACCAAGTCGTAGGGTCCGAACGCATCGGGCAACGTAATGGGATGATGTTTTCCATGATATCCTTCTTGGTCGCTTCCACTTGGTCCTTAATCCGGTAGAGGGTGACCGTTACAATTTCGTCGTGGACCGGAACCAGTTGCATCGCAAAGGTACCATCATCCTCAAATTTGTCCTCAATTTTAATCATCGCCATCTTCATGTAATCCGCCGACGAGCCTTGAATCTTCGTGTTCCCCGCCTGCCGGGATGCCTTATTTGCAACGGACTTAATCATGCTAAAGGCATCGGGGAGTCTCCGCTTCCGCCCCGTGATGGTCCGCACGTACCCGTATTTCTTAACCTGTGCTTCGGTCAGGTCCATCCATTCCTTGACCTCCGGCCGCACTTGGAAATAACGGTCGATAAAGCCCTGAGCCTTTTCCAGATACTTCTTGGCCGGAGCGCGGCCGGAGCCCCAATCGACATCCACCCAGAAGTCCGGTTCCGAATCGTACCAATCCACCGCGAAGCCGAAAGAGGTTTTCCCGTAAATCAATCCGAAGTTGACCGCCTTCGCGTCCTTCCGTTGTTGCTTGGTGACGTTGCTGTAATCCACTTCGTATACGTCCGCCGCCGTCCGTTTGTGGGTATCCTCTCCACGGGCGAAGGCCGATATCATACTGTCCGCGTTCGAGTAGTGGGCCATCATCCGGAGTTCCATCTGGTTAAAGTCCGCCACCGAGTAGCACAATTCCTCTTCAATCTTCCGGCCGTCGATGGTGCCATACATTTCGTGGGCCTTGGTTTTCTTACAATGCTCCACGATAAACGGAGCCATATCCTCCGGGTATTCGACATCCTGCGGGTTGAGGTAATCGAGTTCCGTAAAGAAGTCGCGGACGAACCAACGTTCCTGCACCTTGACGCATTGTTCCTCCCATCCGTCCTCCATGCCTAAAGGCTCCCCGTCCGCGTCACAGAAATGAACCGTGAAGTCGAACTGCTTGTTAATGCCCATATCCCCGATTTGCTTACGAAGATGAATCATATAATCCCGGGATAAGTCATCCTTGAATATCGGGGAAGCCGTCAGATTTTGGAGATTCGGTTCGCCGGAAGAGAGGCGGCCCGTAGTGGTGCCCGTTTGGAATAACGAAGTGTGAATCCGCCCGTCTACGTCGAGTTCCTTTAGGAAGCCGTCACAGTAGGTCCCGACCGTTTTGGTCAGCTTGTTCCGCCGAGAAAGGAGTTTCGGAAGCGGGTACCCCAGTTCAGCCAGCCGTTCCATTGTCTCCGCATCCGTCTTGGGCTTCCCGGTATCCGTGGTCGCTAAAACCGGATAATTGAGTGTATTGAACAATAGGTTGGCGACCTGCGGGCCGGAGTTCCAGTTGATTTCGATACCGCCCGTCAGGTCCCGCACCCGCATATCAATCTCGTTGATTTCCTCCATACAGCGTTCCCGCATACGGAGAACCACCCGCTCCGATATCCCGAAGCCCCGCCGCATCATGTTTGCCACCACCCGCACATAAGGCATTTCAACGTGATGGTAAGCATCCACAATCTTTTCCTCTTTCAGCTTGGGATACGAATGGTTGTGGAGGAGTTCCGTGGCGAAGCCGTCCAACCGGGCGTACTTCCCGCCGAAGTAGAGAGGCAGGCGGTGGAAGCCGATATGCTCCATCAGGTCATCGAATTTGGTCATGGGCAGGCCGAAGAGAAGCGGCGAGAGAACCTTAAGGGAATACCCCATTAGCTTTACTGCCCCGGCCTCTTTAGCCTTGGCCGCGTGTCCTTTGTAAAGGCCGGACCATTTCGACGCGACAGCAGGTTTCCCGTTTTGGACGAAGTAGTATGTCTCGTTGTCCTTTTGGTTCTCGTCCACTAGCCAATATTGAATCTGGGTATCGTGAATAAGCCGTTCCCTAAAGCGGAACGTCATATCAATACCGTCTTTCCGGAGTTGGTTGTAGTCAAAGGCGGCGTTATGCCATGTGGTGAATTTATTGCGGTTCATGTAGATTTCGTTCGCCAGTATCTTGTTTACGTAATCTACATCGAGTTGAGGTTCATTCGTGATGTGCCGGATGGGAACGTAAAAAGATTTCCCTCCCGCCGCCAATACGTGTCCGCACACCTGAACGGCGGGGTCCACGAACGAAAGGCCGGAAGTCTCCACGTCACAAATGATGTTGTCGTATTTGAGGATGTGGTGAAGCATTTCTTCAAAATGTTCCTTGGTCTGCGGTATATTCGGGTCCTTGGCCCATTCTTCCTGCGGGCGGTCAAGGAACGTGATGTTTGTCGTGGAAGCGTGTTGCTTTAAGTATGCCGCCCATTCCACTAAGTCAAAATCTGAGGGGATAAGTACCTCCATCGACTTCGATTTAACCTTCGGGCCGCCCTTCTTCTTAGCCATCAGCGAAAAGCCTCCTTAAATGAGTCTAAAGCCCCACCCGGGTTAACGAATGGGGCTTTAGTAGGATGATGAAGTGGATTAGCTGAACTTGATTACGTCCTCGTCACCGTCGCCAAGGTCAATCGGCTTCCGTGCCGCTCCGCCGCCGGAGTTTCCACCGGATGCGGAACCGCCGCCTCCACCGAGAACCTTAAGCAAGTCCTCGCGGCTTTTCGGCTTGATGGCTTCGATAAGGAGAGCCCGGTAGTCTTTCCCTTCCTTCGCGTCCTTCTCAGGAACCGGAGGAGTCGGGATTTCTTCATTCCGGCCAACCGGAGTGAAGTTATACATGGTGTCGGTGCCGGAGCCTGTACGCATAACGTCGAAGTCCACATCGAGCAGGCCGCCCGCCATACCCTTCTTCTTCAATGCCTCTTCCCGCTTGCCCAGCGACTTGAGAACCTTGACCCCGAACTTGGCAACCTTCAGCGTGTTGTGACGCTTCTGGGTTTTGCCATCCTTGGTCCACTCCTCATGACGGTGGTCCGCAATCAGATACGCACCCCGGAAGTTTGCCTTGTTGCCGGAAGCGCACAGCGGGCAGTTGCCCTTTGTGGAATCGCCACCATCCGGACAAGTAAAGGACCGCTTGATGGATTGGAGGAAGTGCTCGTAGTAAGTAATCGGCGTAGCCATGACAAACCGCATAGGTTGCTCCCCATCCTCCTCTTTGAGGATGTAATCCGGGAGGTACGTTCGGCTCATCGCCTCATCGATTTCCGCCGCCCGTTGCTCGACCTTCTCATAACCTTGCGAGAACCAATCCTGAACACTCATTTTCATCTTCCCTTTCGTTGCTGACCTACATATGTAAGGCCGCGATAGTAGTTGCTAGGGAGGGGTTCCATCCCTGCCTAAAGAGTGTCGGTGAGTTGCCTTTGAACTAGGATTATGTAGTTAAAGCACCGATACCCTTTAGGCAAGGATGGGAGTGGGAGGAATCGAACCTCCTGTCCGCGGTAACTTCTTTTGGCCCCCAGACTTCCATTCACACCCATAAGGGGCCTAAGCCCCAACGATTACTTAGAATAGCCGAGAAGGGTTTTGCGGGTGTCGTGTTGTTCCACCAGTTGCCCAATCGCCGCCTTCACTTCGCCTTCCAGTTGCTTTGTGACTTCGGCTTTGATAGCTTCGACATTCACTAAAGAGCCGGAAATTTTTACGGAGCAGTCAATCCGAGCCGACTCGTAACCTTGCAGGTTGACCGTGAACCCCATCGACTTCGAGATTTCAACCATTGGTGTGCCGGGAGCAACCTCTTCGGTAAGGATATTGTCTTGGTTAAAGAACTTCTGCGTCATGTGCCGTGTGGCCTCCTTTGTGGTAGGTGATGATATAATTTTACCCCAGAAAGGGTAACTTGTAAATATTATAAGATGTAAAAGGTGAAACTTATTGCCTGTCATCTTGGTAAATTACAATATACTTGAGTCCGGGAGAAAGCCCCCTTGTGGCCTCTACAACTTTAACTTCCCGGACGGCCGACGAGGGAATGCTTTTAAGAAACTTGTTGCACTCTTCCTCTGTAGAACACCGTTTGACTTGAACGACAACCATTGCCAATACCCTCCTCTCAATAAAACAGACTTGAGGGGTTAGCCTCAAGCCTGCTGGACTTCCAGTTCTTCATCTTTTTCCGGGGTGGATGCGGCGGCGAAGGCTTCAAAAACTTCCTTCTTGAACTCCGCCGGGATTGCCGTCCCCTGCTTCAACCCGTATTTCTCAACGGTGGATAGGATAGCGGTGACTTGCTCTTTCGTGTATAAGCGGCGGCCAGTTTTAGAACGATATTGGGCTTGGGGGATTGTGCCTTCTTTCTCCCATTTCCGAATCGTTTGCCGCTGTCTGTCGAGAGCGTCGGCCAGTTCTCCACTTGTGAAGAACTCTACGTCCTGCCCATTTACTTCATAAATTTTTGGCATGGTGTTTCCCTCCTTTTTGCCCCAATATCTTCTCACTCAGCCCCATGACTTCTTAGACCTATTATAACACATTTAAGTCTTTTTCATACCCCAAAGTGATTCGTAGCCGAGCCTATTTTTTCTTTGCTTTCGGCTTTACTTCTTTCAGCGCATTAACGATTTTCTTGGTGACCACAGTTTGCAGTTCGGCATCCGTGATTTTCCCGGTGAGGAACGCCGTCTCGATTTCTTCGTCTTTTACCACTTCTTGCTTGTCGAAGTAGCGGTCCCGTACAGCATCCGGCAGGTTGGCGGCGAGGAGCGAGATATCCACATCCTCTTTCAGAATGAACTTGTTCTGGACATAAAGCCCTAGTCCTTTAGACCTAAAGAGTTCAACCGCCGCTTCTTGGTCGATGGATACCGATTGACGAACTTCCTTCTTGTACCCGGTGCCGTCCGCCAAGGTCAGAGTCGCGTTACCCTTCTCGTCGGTGACTCCGTATTTCTCCGCGATGGCGAATATCATTTCCTTGAACTCCGGCTCGAAGCCTTTCAGCGCATCTTGCAGTTCCTTGAACCGTTTGACTTGAGCCACCGCCAGTTCGACGGATTGGATATCTTGCGGGTCCCGGAGTCCTACCGCCGCGAGTAATACCGAGTGCAAATTCGTGTTTTCAACTGTTGCCATGATTCAATTCCTCCTTGGATTATTGGATTGTCAGTTCCATGCGGTTATATACCTCAAGCCGTTTCCGGTAAAGCCCTAAGCAAGGTTTAATGTTCTCGTCTATGAAGTCCAATACCATCGGGTCCTTCTTGCCTTCATGCTCCCGGGATATCCGGCCTAAAGACTGCTCTATCGTGATTTCTGTTCCTACCGGGGTGGCAAGGAATAGGGTGTCAAGGTCAGGAATATCCAGCCCTTCCTTGGACATCGCGTAAGTGGAGAAGAAGATATCTGCGTATTCTTCCGCCTCCTCCCGCGCCTCCTTCTTGATGCCACCAAGATAAAGGTACGTTTGAAACTTGCCTTTGGTGTTAAAGTCGAACGAACTCTTTAGATACTCCGCGTGTTCCCGGCGTTCAGAGAGGACAATGATTCGTCGCCCGGATTCCGCCGCCCGGATAAGGAGCCGGAGAATCTTGATATTTCGTTCATCAATCATCGTGAGCCCGGTAATCAACTTCGACATATTGAGGTTGCCTCTTACGTTGAAGTCGTTCAGATTCACGGTTGCTCCGGTCTGCACCCGGGCCACTACTGGTTTCATATTCGTCCCGAGTAGCTGGTAGACCACCGGACCTAGATGCGCGAAGAAAATATTCTCCAAGCCGTCCGCCCGGTTCAAGGTTGCGGTAAGGCCCCACCGGAGCCGGGCCGGAAAGCGGGTGATGACTTCACTAAAGGTGGGAGCCGCCATCCGGTGACATTCGTCCGCGCCGACCAGCCCGAAGTAATTCACGAACTCGTCAGACAACCTATCCAAGTTGGTATGGATGGATTGAAGCATACCCAAAACCAGCTTCTTCCCTTTCCAATTCCAGCTATCGTACCGCCCTTGACACTGGCCGATTTCCTCCGGCTTTAGTCCTAGGACTTTAGTCGCACGGTCCATCCATTGAGTCATCAGGAACTCTTTGTGGACTAGGACCAAAGTCGTACGTCCGGCGGCGGCCATGGCCTTAAGAAACATCACCGTTTTGCCTTTCCCGCATCCAGCATTAAGCACTCCGTCGTTAACCGCCGTCAGCGCGGCCACCGCCGGGATTTGGTCCTCTTTCAACTTGATGTTGTCCGGGAACTTAACCTTGTGACCTTCTGCCCGCCCGTCAGTATATGGCGTATAA